GCCGTTCGCCGTCGGTTGACCGCAGTCCGCGTACGCGGGGCAGCCCTCGCGCTGGCATTTGTTCTCTGGACAGGGCTGGGGATCGTCCCACCCGAGCACCTCGAATGCATCCTCGAGCGCAGAGAGTCCGCCGGTGTAGTAGCACGGCGCGCCGTCCTTCGTTCCGGTGTAGGCGAACTGGCGAACCATGCTCTCGAGAGCTTCCCGGCGGGCGCGCGCGGCATCGCCGCCGGCTCGCTCGGCCTGGGCCAGCGCCAGGTAGAGATCGAAGTGCAGCGAGCACGCGGGCCCCACCAGGCCGGAGAACTGGAACCGGCACGTGCAGCTCCCGTCCGGGAGGACGGCCACGCCCGGCTTCTTCCCGCGCGCCAGGATGTCGGCCGGGTCCGGGTCGGGCGCGCCGGCCGATGTCGCCACGGCGCTACCCACCGAGCGCCTCCGGTGGCAGCACGATCGGCGGTCCCATCACCGCCTGCTTCACGACGTCCGGATTCGGCTCGTGGCCGTCCGGGCCCGGCCCGCTCACGACCTCGTAGTTCGCGTCCGCGTCGTCGAGCCCGCAGTCCCCGCGCCGCAGGTGCTTCGCGCAGAATCCCCGCACGTCCTCGGAGAACACCGGATCCGTCGCGTGTCCCTGGTGGCAGTACCGCTTCTTCAGGCGGTAGACCGAGACGTGGGGGTTCGCGCACCCGGGCTGCGCGCAGAGCGTCTTGAGGGGGCTCGGATCTGAGCCATGGTCCCCGGACTGGATCCACGCGAACGGCAGATGGCCAGCCGCGACCAGGAGATCGGTGGGCGCCCCGTCGTAGCTGCTGGACCACACGGGGTGGCCCTTCCAGCTGAAGGTGATCGCGCCGACCTTCCGTGTCACGATCGCGGCCGTCCACTTGCCGGTGATGAAGTCGCCGTAGAGCTCCGGGTACACGAAGGCCATCGCGCCCTTCAGGTCGATGTAGGTGCTGACGAGGCGCCAGTCGGCGCGGTGCTCCTCGCGGACGTAGAGGCCAGCCCCGAAGCGCCACTCGTTGCCGCTCAACCCGCTAGTCTTGTAGCGCTCGATGATCGCGAGATGCAAGAAGGCGTGGGCCAGCGCCTCCTCGCGATTGATCGGCACGACGGTCTTGGGGACGGGCGCGACGAACAGCACCTCATCGATGCCGTAGTCGTCCTCGTGCCGGCAGAAGAACCGCTTGTTCATGATGCCTCCTGGGGCTCCGTCGGGTCCGGCGCGTCGGCCGCGGCCCCGGCGCGCGCCCGCCAGTAGGTGCGGCTGCGGTGGACGCGGGCACACCGGATCTTCAGGCGAATCGCATCGGACCGCCACCGCTCGATCTGGGCCACCAGAAGCGCGTCGCGCTCGGCCGACTTCATGGCCGGCACACTCGCCGCGATCTCGGGCAGGCCGGGCTCCTCCGGGATCTCCGCCTGCTCGAGCATCGCGCCGGTCGCCGCGGCCGAGACCCGCTCGGCGGCCTGGGCCCGCGTGCGCAGCGCGTCCCGGGACTCCCGCAGCCCCGCCACCACCTGGTTGAGCTTCGCCAAGTGCTCCCGCTGCTTCTCGATCCGCTCGTGCCACCAGATCCGCTCCGTTTCTGGGATCGGGTGCCGCAGCGCCACCGTGGCGCCGCCCTCGGCGAGCGCCGTCATTCCGCGCTCGATGACTACCGCCTCGTCCGGCGTGATCCACCGCCGACTCCGCAGCGCGTCGTGCAGGATGCGCACCGCCTTCTCGTGGGCCTCCTGCGCCGGCACGTTAGCCACGGGGGCCCTCCATGCCAGGGATGTTCGTCTGGACCTTGTGGCCCGCGTTGCGCAGCCCCTCGATCTCGTCCACCAAGGTCAGGTGCTTCTCCGCGAGCTGGGGGTTTCGGCGCTTCAGGCGCTGCACGATCGCGTAGACGATCCCGGGACCGCCCTCCTTCGCCTGCGCGAGCATCATGCCCCAGCGTTCGGCCCAGATGCAGAGCACCGCCAACTCGTGCTGGTTGATCGCGATCGTGAGGTCGTTCGCGTGGGCGCACGGCAGGCCGGTGGTCCCGCAGTTCGGGCAGGCGGCGAGCCCCTTGAAGGATGGGATCTCGATGCCACAGAGGGTGCAGAAGCCCTCGCCGCGCTCAGACACAGAGCCACCACCAGATCATCTTGCAGGCGACGTGCATCGCTTGGTCGCTGTGAATGTCGATCCAGCCTTCGCACTTCGAGAAGTCGATCACCCAGTGGGCCACGGTCTCCGCGAGCCCGAGCCAGACGCTTCCGGTCGCCAGCGTCACGGCGGCCCCGTGCATGATCGCGTGGGCCGTCAGAGCGTAGGGCCAGATGATCTGCGGCCTCTGGCCAGGCGGCGCGAAGGCCGCGGAGTCTCGGTGGCGGTTCTTCATCTTCGCGAGCGCGTCCGACTGCGCCCAGAAGTCGCCGACGGCGTGCCCGACCACCAGCCACCAGAGCATCGTCCAGTCGGGCATCATGCGGCCACCATCTCGGCCATCGCGGTCACGGAGTCGGCTCCTCGAGTCGATCACAGAGGACCAGGACATCGCCGGCGAGCCCCTCGTCCGCCTGCGCGATCACCTGCACCAGCTTCCGGCTCTCGTCGGCGTAGAGGCGCCGGAAGTCCGGCGGGGCCGCGCCCATGTCCCGGAGGTTGTCGTAGCGGTCCGCCAGCTTGATTCGCTGAATGTCCTCGATCTCGTGCGCCAGCCGCTCGCGATCCATCGCCTTGCGGGCCGCGCGGTTCGCGCCCGAGGTCTTGCTCGTGTTCGTGAGTCCGCGCACGAGGTTCTCGATGCCCCAGCCGAACTCCCTTCGGATGTCCTCGAGCGTGATGGGCGTGTCCTCCACCACGTCGTGGAGCCACGCGGCGATGATGAGATCCTCGCGCGCCCACCGGACGGTCACGATCGCGGCGACACGGCCCGGGTGGTAGATGTAGGGCTCGCCACCGTAGCGGCGCACCTGGCCGACGTGGGCGCGACCCGCGAAGGCGGCGGCTTGCAGCACGAGATTGGTCATGGTTCGTCTCCAGACCGGGGTGGTAACGGCGCGCCCTTGTATCGCCCGTTCCAGAGCCGCTGGAACACGTCGGTCTCCCAGCGGCCCCACCGCCGGCGCCACATGCGAGTGCCGTACCGCGCCACGTACCAGCAGGCCACCACGATCTGTTCGCGCGTGATGGCGTAGTCGCGCTGGATCGCGACCGCGCTCGATCCGCCCCACCACAAATCGGCGATCAGGTCCACCGACAGGCGGTGCCCCCCGATGCAGGGCCGGCCGCTGCACCGACCCGGCGAGACCCAGACGCATGGGTGCTGGTTCCACCAGCGCGTCACTCGGGCCCAGGCCCGCCGCTGGGCCGCGCTCGGCCTTCGATAGATCATTCGGGCTTCTTCTCCTCTGGCGGGAAGCGCGTCTCGATGCGCTCTCGGAGCTCGTGGAGTTCCCGCGTCCGTTCCTCCGAGGACGCGAAGAGATCGGCGATCAGTCGGCGAAGCCGGTCGCCGCACTTGGGGCCCCAGCGCGCATCCTCGACCGCGGCCCGGATCAACGTCCCGACCGGGGGCTTCAGCAGGATCGCGAGTTCGTTCCAGGTGCCCACCCCGAGCTTCATCAGCACGTCCTCCTGGGCCTCCTGCAGCGCCTGTAGCCGGTCGTACGCGTCGGACCGATCCTGCCGGATCGCGTCGTGGCCGGACGTGTCGCGGCCCTCCTTCAGGCCCTCGGCGTGGCCTTCCACGCGCGCCTGGTGGATGAGCCCGAAACTCTTCTGGATGAGCCTCGCCCACAGTTCCCTCCCGGGAGTGCCAACGCGCAGGACGGCGGGATGCGCGATCTTCAGGCGCTTCCGCGCCGGGAGCATCAGGCCCCAGCCAGTCGGCAACTCGGACGTCAACACGACGGCTGGGGCCGCCACGATGTACCACTCGTCACACGACGTGACGGCGCGCGCCGACTTCTCCGGGTCCTTGAGTTCGACCAGCCAGTCCGCGCGGCTGGCCTTGATCTCGTGGCCGCGCAGCGTGTGTCCGCGCGACTGCCACAGGTTCAGGGCGAGGCAGTCCACGCGCCGGTTGTCAGCCAACGTGGCCTCGAAGATGGTCGCCCACTCGCGGGACTTGCCCTCGTCCGGTTCGTAGGTCGCCTCGAGCGCGGCAACCAGCCTCGGGGTGGTCCAGGGCTCGCTCACGGGGCCTCCGGCGCAATCGCCGGAACCGGCAGCGCCGAAATCGACCGCCGGCACTCCCGGCACATCCATCCCAGCCTTTCCGTCGGGAATCGAGTGGTGGTGACCAGCGCCCAGCCGTTCTCTGGATCGAACACGCCCGCCTCGATCCGGAGCGACGCGTCGTCGCCGTCGCGTCCGATCTTGCGCTCTTCCGTGAAGATCGCGAACTGCTGCTCGCGTCCGCAGAAGGCGCAGACCGTGCGCCGCGCGACCTCCTGCAGATCGACCATGAAGCGATCGATGATCGCCACGAGCCGATCGCGCACTTGCGCGAGCGTGCAGGGTTCAGGCGTCAGTTCGTCGCTCATGGCGTCTCTCCTTGTTTCTCGACCGGCCCGCACCAGCGCCCCGAGATCGCCTCGGGGCCCAGTTGGCCGCTCACCAGGTGCCGTGGCCCCACCAGCATGGCGGCCGCCTCGCCGTTCCGGATCTCCACGCGCGGATCGTACGGTCCTCCCGCCAGGTCTAGGTTCTCGTCGCCGGCCTGGAAGATCCGGTTACACCCGAAGCAGCGGTACTCGGCCGGGGTGGTCATCCCACGACCAGCCCGCAACTCGCACACCGCGTACCGACCGCCGCGTCCGCGCCGCCGGCGCACAGGCAGTACCGCTCGGCCTCGCGCACGTGCGCGGGCTTCGCCGCCTCGACCTTCGCGTCGCGCAACTTGGCCGGTGCGGCCCGGGAGCACGTCGGGCACACGGCGCGGCCGCTCGGGCCCACGCCATGCTCCCGCACGCAGACGTGACCGCACGCGAAGACGAGCCGCCAGCCGCCGTCCACGCGTTCGGCGGAGGTCACGAGTCGGCAGACGTCGGCGGAGGGCGGGACGTGCTTCCGCAGCGACCAGGCGATGAGCCCGTTCTGGCGCGTCGCGTGGGCCTTGCGGCTCGCGTTCTCCTGGGCGCGCGTCGGATCTCTCACGTCCGAAGCTCCCGCAGGCACTCTTCGATCACGGCCAGCCGGCGCGACGGATCGGTGGGCACGGACTTCGCCGCCAGCTCGCAGATCTGGCAGACGAACGCCGTGTCGCCGTCGTGGGGCTTCGGCACGATCCGCGCGACCTCCTCGGACACCGTCAGGCAATCGATCGTCTCGGCCCGGTTCAGCATGGCCTTCACCGCGCCAGCCACGCGGGCCTGGACCATCGTGGGCCACCACCGCGGGTCTCCGAGCCCGCTGTCGCCGAGCAGTCCCAACGCGCGGATCGCCCTCGCGTCGCCCCCCACCGCGAGGCCAAGCAACAGGCGGCCGGCGGCGTCCCTGGTTGGCAGCACCTCGTTCTCGGCCGTCACGACTGGTACTGCTCCATGTCCTCGTCGCACTTCGTGCAGCGCTGCGGATCGTCGCTCGATGTGATCGTCATCCGCTGGCACCGCGCGCAGGAGAAGATGTGGCACGTTGGGAAGTGCGTCCGCACCGAGGCGGCCGCCTCGAGCAGCCTGGCCTCGATCGTCGCCCGGATCTTCTCGCGCGTCTCCGTGTCGTTCGGCTGGCCCTCGAACATCTGCAAGTCGGCGCGCACGACCCGAACGACGCGACGCACCGCGCGGCGGCGCCCCCACCATCGCCAGAGCCGGCGGAGCGGGTTCAGTGGAGCAGTTCCCGGTGGACGAGCCCGTCCGCCCATCTCATGTGGAGGTGCGCGTGCGCGACCAGTCCGTCCTCGAGCCAGAACTGGATCTCGGCCCGTTCGACCCTCAAGGAATCGGCGCCCACGCCGCTCGCGCCGGCCCGACGGTAGACCCAGATCGCGTCGGTGCGGTCGTCCGGGATCCCGGCGATCGCCTCGAGCTCGGCTGCGGGCATCCGGAGCATCTCACCCGCGAGGAGGGCGCGGAAGGGGAAGGGCTTGGCGAGGTTCTGGCTACTCATGCCCGCACCCGCTCGCGCAAGAGGTCCATGACGACGTGCTCCGCCAACTCGTGGTCCGGTCCGGCCGGGAGCGGGCTCGTGTCGACCAACGCGAAGACCTCGTGATCGTACGCCTGCATCTTGGCCAGGAACTCGTCGCGGGGGTAACCTCCCGATCGGATCTTGAGGATCTCGGCGCGGTCGGACTCTGGCAGTCGCACGACGAGTGCTCCGGTGCGGAACAGGTGTTCGCTCATGCGAAGCAGCCGGTAGGCGTTGGCGCCGTGCTTCGTGTTCCAGCCGTACTGCTCGATCAGCGCCTTCCCCACGGCCCCACACTTCCGCGTGGTCTCGCCCGCGATCCGGCGCAAGTCGCCCTGCGCGAAGCCGCCGAGGGTGCGCTTCAGGTGTCGCCCGAGGAACGTCGCGCGGATTTCCAGCAGCGCCAACCAGGCGGGCCCCGCGTACTCGATCACGTCGGACGGGTAGAAGAGCATCTCGAGTGGCAGCGGCGATCCCGCGAGGCAGAGGCGCACGAAGTGCCGGAGCTCGAAGGCCGTCGCGTCGAGCGGCGTGGCCTCGGCGTGGGACTCGATCGTGTGCAGCCCGAGGATGTGCTCGGGGTCCGGGAGGAAGACGCCGCGCACGTCGAGGTCGCTGGTCGGCATGCGCGTGCCGTAGGCGGAGGAGCCGGCCCGCGCGAGGAAGATGCAGTTGCGCCGCCAGGGGCCGTCGTGCTGGAAGGCTTCCGTGGGGGTCATCGGCAGGAACACTCCGCGATTAGGCCCAAGCGGCGTTCGATCTCGAGGCGCGCGCAGTTCGCCCGACGCCGCGCCTCGGCCTCGTCGTGCGCAGCCGGGATCAACCGCGCCTGCCCCCGTTTCCGGTCGCGGCTCGCGCCCGCACGGGCGACATGGAGCCCGACGTCGATCCGAAGGTGGCATCGGTTACACATCGCACGAAGATGCGATGGATTCGCGCAGAGTGGGTCGCACTCGCAGAGGTGCGCGGTCGTCAACATGACTCGCCCGCCGGCCCATTTCGCCGGCGCGCGGTCCCGCTCTGTGCAGCGCCGCGGTCCGCCGGTTGTCCGGTGGAGTCCGCACTCGCCGCGGCACTCGCATTGCCCGGCCGCTCGGACCTCGCGGATCTGCTTCGCGACCGACTTCCAGTTCGCCGGGTAGGCGGCGTGGTCACCCACGGTTGCCTTCCATGGTTGTTGATGCTACTCTGACGCCGTGGGCGTGGTCCACTTCGGTTCCCGAAATCCGAACTGGCGCGGCGGTCGCGTCGTCGCCAGTAACGGATACGTTCTCGTGCGGCGACCTGGGCACCCGCTCGCGGACGTCCGCGGGTACGTTTACGAGCACCGCCTCGTTGCGTGCGCGATCCTCGGTCGCCTCCTGCGTCCGGGCGAGCACGTCCACCACAAGAACCACAACAAGCGCAACAACCGCCGCGACAATCTTGAGGTGGTCACGCCACCCACGCACGGCGTCCGACATCGCGCCGCGGGCTGCCGCCGCAGGCTGCCCGGTCAGTGCAACCCGACGGTGCGCTGCGCCTGCGGATGTGGCGCGCGTCTGCGTCACTTCGACGTGTGGGGACGCCCCAGGAAGTACGTGACCGGGCACAACACCGGCGCACGGTAGCGTCGCGTCGGTCCACTCGATCTTCGTGCGATCACCCACGTGCCGGAGCCTCCGCGTCGCTCACGTGCGCGGCCCCACGCCCGAGTAGGGCTTCGCGTGGCCCTTCTCGATCATCACGAGGTTGATCGCCTTTTCCATGAGCGGTTCGCCCTTCTCGCCGACCGGGAACACCTCCACCAAGAGGCGCCCGTACTTCTCGCGCTTGTCCTTGTGCGTTCGGACGTACACGGACTTGTGGAGCACGAGTTCGGCCAGGAAGTCGCGAGCCGCGACTCCCGGCGTCTTGTCCGCGACCCCGTGGAGCTCCGGCGTGTTGATCCCCAACAGCCGGACCACCTCGCGCTTCCAGACCGAGCATCCGAGATCGAGCTGGAGCACGCAGGTGTCCCCGTCGATCACCTTCTCGACGATCGCGAAGTAGCGGTACTCGTGGGCCATGGGTCCTCCTACTGTGCGGCCGACTCCGGTGTGCCAGCGGGCTGGGCGGGCGCGGCCGCGGGCGTGACCGGCCCGTTCTGTGGCGCCGCGTCAGCCGGCGGTGGCGTCGGGGGCTTGATCCCGTGCGCGTGGCACCCAGCGGCGAAGGACGTCGCGTACTCCTCGAACACCTGCTGGCACAGCGCCATCCCGGCCGCGAAGCCTTGGCGCTGCGCGACGTTCGTCGTGACCATCCCGAGGAGGCTGACGCAGACGCTGGTCACGAGTTCGGCCTGGTTGAAGGGCTGGCCCGCGGCGGACTCACGCGCCGCCCGGATGAACCGCGTGGCGATGTTCGCCGCAACGGCCTGCAGCGCCTGGCGCTTGGCCTCCTTCGCGGGATCGATGATTCGTGTGGGCGGGGGCGTATCGTTCACGCGGCACCTCCTGTGGGGGCCTCGGGCGCGGGCTTCGGGAAGAGCCCTGGGATGTCCGCGAGCGTCGCGCTGAGTCCCTTCTCGAACTTGGCGAACTCCTCGCGGGCGTACTCGAGCCCGCCCATCTTGACCATGGTGCGGAGGATCGCGGACATCGACATCAGGTGGACCCAGATCAGGACGCGCTCCATCCGCATGCCGTTGGCCTTCGAGATCTCCGCGGCGGCCGCCGTGATCTGGCCGCAGATGCTCTGGATCAGGAGCGCGGTGCAGGCGTGGACGCGATCCTCCGGGGTGCGCGGGCCGCCCTCGGCTTCGTTCGTGGGGTCCTCAGCCATCTGCGTGCGATCCTCGCAAATCGCCGGCCGTGCCCCAAGAGGTTACGGCGTGTCCGGTCGCGCCGTGTCCTACTGGCCGCGAGACAGTCGGCGCGCGCGCTTCTGCACGCAGGCCCGGCACCAGGCCAGGGCGGCGTCGGCGGCGACGCGGATCGTGAGGTCGGCGCCGCACTCCGCCACGTTCGGGACCGGCGACTCGACGTGGGCGCGATCGTCGCCCGCGGTGAATCGTGGGCCGGTCTGGATCTGGACGGGGATGCTGGGCATCGAACTCTCCTCGCGCCGCGCGCGGGCCAGAGTCTAGCACGCAGGAGGCGTGTTGCCGGATCCCAGGCCACGATACCGCGCGAGGACGCGGTCCCCCATCTTCTCGACCCGATAGAAGTGGCGCCGCACGAACTCGGGAGCCGGATGCGGATCCGGTGGGGAGTCCGAGCGGAAGAACGTGATCCATCCCGGGATCTCCTTCTGGGCGTTCCGCCACTCGATTACGAGCCCGTCGCGCGGTCCCCCAAAGCACTCGATCCTCACTTCGTCGACGCCACGTACTCGGGATGCTTCGTCCGGATGTGCCGCGCGACCTGGTGGAACGTCCGGTGGCACGCCGGGCACACCCCGTGGCAGGCCCGGCGCTTGAGGCGTGCGAAGTGCCCCTTCTCGGCCGCGACCTGGCGCTTGGCCGTGTCGAGCTCGACGCGCAGATGGCGGGCCCCCACCTGCTCACCCTCGAGCGCGGCGCGGAGCTTCGCGGCCTCGCGCTCGAGCTGCCGTTCCCGGGACTCGCCGTAGCACTGGGGGTGGCCGTTGGGGCAGCAGAAGGTCTGGCCGTCGCCGCGTCGACGCTCCATGAACTCTCTTGACAGGGCGAAGTGCGTCCCGCACACCGAGCAAGAGAGCGGCGTGAAGTAGACGATCTGCGTCGTCCCGGCGTCCAGCGTGATCGCGCTCATGTCGTGCTCCTCGCGGCGCTCGCCGCGTCGAACTTCTCCAGGTAGCGCCGAACCAGCTCGGCGCCGTCGCCACCGAGGATACACCGAACAGAAGCACACCCGCGTCCCGTCGAGGCGTGGTCGACTCGGGCCTGACCACCCAAGAACAGCGTCACGCGAGACGGGTAGACGCGCCGGCAGCACGTCGGGCAGAGTCGGCCCTCGGCGCGGGCCTCGCGGTGCCACCGCGCCGGTTCCATCCGGCCGAACTTCCGATGGCAGGCCGGGCACACGAAGTCCGCGAGCGTTGGGAACGCCTCGACGGATCGCTGCCAGGATCCCCCAGGCTCCTTCTCGGCGGCATGCAGCACGGCTACGCCCAGGCGCTCGACGCCACGCCGATTCGGGATGCAGTTGCGCTCCCAGGCAGACCAGGTCGTCTCGCACACGCCGGCGACGGCCGCGGCCTTCCGGACGCTCCACCCGAGGCAGTTGCGGAACTCGCGCACCGCCTCGCCGAACGTCAAGCGGCACGCGGGAACATCACGACCCAGATGGACTTCCCCCCCACGACCATCGGCATGGCGTCGGACATGACGCGAGAGGCCGTGGCGAGGATCAGCGCGTGGACGCGCGCGTGCTTCGCGACGCGCCGGAGGTCGTCAACGAGCGGCGTCGTCGGCCCGCGGAGTCGGCATGCGATCGCGATGCCATCCACGAGCAGATCGACGCGCGCGTGTCCCAACCGGACGCGCGCGTACACGACCGGCACGCTGAGGGCCCGCGCGATGTGCTCCCGCAGCGCCTCGTCGGTCTTGCCGCGGAAGGAGGTCGCGCACTCTCGAAGCGTGTCGCAGATCCGGCGCTCGAGTTGGCTGACCATCAGGGCGCTCCCGTCGCCGCGAAGAGGCGCGCCTGGGCCGGCACCGGAGCGGGCGGCTCGATGCGGAGAACGCACTCCTGGGCGCGCAGGCGCAGGCGACGGAGGCCCGCCTGGACCGCGACCGCGTCCTCGCGCGACCAGACGACCAGCACAGAGGGGTGGCTGGCCGCACCGTCGATGCGGTAGGGCGTGTCCGGCAGCGTGAACCGGAGGCGGCCGCGAATGAAGAAGACCGAGCACGCGCGCATCCAGACGTTGTCCCACCACCAGCGGGTGTCCGTGCGCGCGAACAACAGCGCGACGCCGCGGCCGTGTTCGGCCATCCTGGCGGCCCACAGCCCGGCCTTGGAATACGGCGGGTTGCACCACACCCTGCCTTCCCATTCGGCCGCCAGCCCGTCGTCTGGGAGCGAGATCATGCGGGTGGCCGTCGCCCACGGCGGGATGACGGCGGCACACGGATCGAGATCGAACGGGCCGAGCCGCTCGACGATCGGCCGCGGCGTGAGCCAGTCGTCGCGCCGTCCCACCGCCGATCCTTCTGGGCTCACGGTCGCGATGTTACACCCGCGTGGGCGGCTCCCCGTGCGAAGCGAACTCGACGACGTCCTGCGGCTCCACCAGTCCGTTGTCTCCGAGCCAGATCGCGATCTCGCTGCGGACTTCCTCGGTCACGATCGCGGGGTCGTACGTCACCTTCACGTGCAGGCGCTCGGGCTCCAGTCGGCTGTAGGAGATCCCGAGGATCCCGGGCTCGTGGAGGATCGGGTGCCACAGGTGCGCGTTCATCTCGGCGCTCCTCTCGATTCGAGTTCCAGCGTGAGCGCCCAGACGATGGGGTTGTGCTCCCAGGCCTTGCGTACCGCGTGGACGCCGGTCCGGTGCCGCGACCACCAGTACTTCCGGAACCGCGCGACCGGATCGCCGGCCTGCGCCTTCGCGTCGGCCTCGGCATCGCCGCAGGATCCCAGATCGGATCCACCGTGCGTCCACCAGTAGTCCACACCTTCTGCGGTCGCGTCGGCCGCCACGATCTCGTGGATCCGATGCGTGCGCACGGCCGAGAGCTTCGCGCTCGCGCGCACGAACAGGCTCGGCATCGCCATCGGATTCTCCCAGAGGCTGTGGGGGATCCAGCGTCCGCGAGACGTCACGCCGTCGGTCCAGATCTCGTTCAGGACGCCGTCTGGAAGGCTGATGTCGTTGCGCTTCCCCAGGAATTGGTGCGGCCCATCCGCGAGGTAGAATGGCTTCCGATCGAACGCCATCCAGTGCTCGACGAGATCGGCGAAGTGGCCGGGCCGGTAGATCTTGGGCTGGCCCGGACTCCACGCGACGCGCGTCTGGGTCTTCACGCCGGCGAGGACCGCCGCATGCATGACGACCGGAAGCAAGAGCCGGTGGCGCACCGGCCCCAACCACGCAAGTACCGCTCCGGCCGCCGCCGCCGGTAGCGGCGGTTACGCGGTTGCCGGTTGCGGCAACCTTGTTTCCGGCGGCCACGCCCGACCGGCCCGGCCGGCTGGCACGCCCAATGCGAGAACGGCGGTGGCGCCGCGCGCCCGAAAGGCTGTATGCCCAACGCCTCAGAGACCGTCCCGCAGGAAGAGCTCCGGGTCTGGCGCATGCGCCACGACCATCATCGGCTTCACCGCACCGAGGCGAACGACGAGCACGTCGCCGCGATCTTCCTCGTGTGCCTCGACTGCAAGACCGCGTACCTGATCGATACCGTCGAGGGCGAGCGTGGGTGACCGGCCGGCGCCCGAGTCGTTCCCGGGAACTCTCCGCGATGTCTTCGCGGGGCTCGCGATGCAGGAGTTCCTGCGCACACACATGCCCCTCGACCTCGATGTGGATTCCGGCCTCGCCAACGACATCGGGTTGGCCGCCTACCAGATCGCCGAGGGGATGCTGCGGGCCAGACAGGTCGTAGGAGGTTGACACTCTGCTGGGGCTAAAGCCCCGCAGATTCTTCCTTCAACCCCAGATGCACCGCACTCCGAAGAATACGATGGCTGACTCCAGGTCCAGAAGCAGCAACCGCGTGTCCCGCGGCCAGAATGTTTCGTGCGGCGTTCACGTCCCGGTTGTGCGTCGCGCCGCAAGCGGCACACGTCCACTCGCGTTCGTCCAACCGCAGTCGCTCGCGGATCATGCCGCAGGCGCCACAGGTCTTGGACGAGGGGAAGAACCGATCCACCTTCACGAGATCCCGCCCGTACCAGGCGCACTTGTATTCCAGCATCCGCACCAGTTCGGACCAGCCCGCATCGGCAATCGCCCGCGAGAGGCGCCGGTTGCGCACCAGCCCACGCACGTTCAGATCCTCGACCACGACCGCTTGGTTTTCGCGAACGAGTCGGGTGCTCAACTTGTGGAGATGATCGCGGCGCCGATCGGTGACGCTGGCGTGCAGGCGCGCGAGTTTCCTTCGGACCTTCTGCCAGTTCGCCGAGCCCTTGATCTTGCGGGCGAGCGCGCGGGAGAGCCGGCGCTTGCGCTCCAGTTCCCGCGCGTCGTGCCGCGGATTGGGGATCTTCTCGCCGGTCGAGAGCGTGGCGAGGTCGTGCAGGCCGAGGTCAATCCCCACAGCCGCACGGACCTTCTTCAGGGGCCGGACGGTCGGGTCGTCACAAAGGATCGAGACGTGCCAGCGGCCCGCGGCGTCCAGGCTCACGGTCACAGACGAGGGCTCGGCGTCCGTGGGCAGCGGCCGGCTCCACCGAATCTTGAGCGGCGCGTCCATCTTGGCGAGCGTCAGGCGCTCGCCATCCCATCGGAAGGCGTTCCGCGTGTAGGTCGCGGAGCCGCCGTGCTTGCGCCGCTTGAAGGTCGGGTACTTGGCGCGCTTGGCGAAGAACGCGGCGTAGGCTTTCTGGAGGTGGCGGAGCGTCTGTTGCAGCGGGATGCAGGAGACGTCGTTCAGGAAGGCGAAGTCCGGATCGCGTTTGAGCGCCGTCAGGCCGCGGTCCTGCGCGGCGTAGGAGACGGACTTCTTGGCGGTCGTCCATGCCTCGGACCGCTCGCGGAGCGCACGGTTATAGACCAGCCGCACGCAGCCGAAGGTGCGGCGCAGGAGCGCCGCCTGCGCGTCGGTCGGATAGAAACGATAGCGGAAGGCCCGCAGCACGGTTACAGTATTGCTGTCGTGTCTGGAAAGTGCAAGTCTTCGGAGGCGACGCTTCCTCCGCTGGGCCTAAAGGCCAGCGGCTTCCGCGTCGTCATTTTGTGACGAGGCGCGCGATCATCTACGTCCGGTGCAGCACGGCGGAGCAGGCGGACGAGGGCGTCAGCCTGCAGGCGCAGGAGGATCGGTGTCGTGCCTACGCGGCGCTCCGCGATCTCGAGGTCGCGGCCGTCGTGGCAGACCCCGGGGTCTCCGGCGGCACGCCGCTGGCTGAGCGGCCCGGCGGGGCCCGGATGCTCGCGGCGATCGCGGGCGGCGTCGGCGTGGTGATCGGACTGAAGCTCGACCGGCTCTTCCGCGACGCGGTCGACTGCCTGGTCATGGTGCGGGGCTGGGAGCGCGCGGGGGTCGCCCTGCACCTCTGCGATCTGGGTGGCAACGCGATCGATTCGAGCTCCGCGGCCGGCCAGTTCATGCTTCTGGTGCTCGCCGGCGTGGCCGAGATGGAGCGCAACCGCACGCGGGAGCGCACGCGCGAGGCGCTGGCCTGGATGAAGAAGAACCACGAGGTGTACGGACCCATCCCGTTCGGATTCCGCCGCGCGTGCGGCCACCCCGACCACCCGGATGGGCCCGAGGCGCTGCCCGAGGTGTGCCGTCGCCTGGTCCCTGACGCCGAGGCCGCGCGGACGCTGGCGCGCGCGCGCGCGCTTCGAGGCGCCGGCGGCTCCTATCGGGACATCGCCCGGACCCTCAATCTCGAGGGCCGACGCGCGGCGCAGGGTGGGGGCTGGCATGCGAGCACCGCTCGCGGCATCCTGTTGGCCTGCGCATGAACCACGAACTCGTCCTCGAGTGGATGGCTCGCATCCGCGAGGCGAATCGCGGATCGCCATTCAGCGAGCAGACCTTCAGACTCCCGGTCGGCGACGCGCTGTGGGTGGCCGCCACCGACTCCCGGGTGATGGTGCTGGTGCCGGCGTACCTGGCGCCGGGCCTTCAAGGCGGACCGACGACGCAAGTCGATGCGATCCTGGAGATCCTCGACAGGCACCCGATCTCGGATCCGCCGGACCTGGTCGGTCGTGTGTCCGATCTGAAGAAGTGGACGGGACTCCCCGAGTGGGTGGCGAAGTGCCCCACGTGCGTGGAGGACCCGAAGTTCGTTCGCCCGCCGTGCCGCGAGTGTCTCGGGTCCAAGATCCGTCGCTGCGTCTGCCAGTGCGGGGACGAGCACGAGGTCGAGTGCATGGAATGCACCGGGACCGGGCTCTGGGTCTGCGCGACGTGCGAGGACGAACGCATCGTGACGCCTGATCCGCGCGGCGGAATCCTGAAGAGCACCCACCGGCCGCTCGCCGTCGTGATCGATCGGAACCTGCTGGCCCGCGCGCTCGATCCCATGGACGAGCATGCGATGGTCTCGGTCTGGCTCGGGAAGGATGCGACGGATTGCCTGCGGTTCGTGATTCAGGACGGCGCCGACCCCATCCACGTGCTGTTGATGCCGTGGACGCATCCCGAGCCCGAGGCGAACCGTGGCGCGCCGGTCTTCGGCGAAGAGCATGCGGTCGCCGCTCCGTGACCGCGACGCGGCGGTCGCGGAAGGATCTCGCGATCCGGCTCCGCGAAGCGCGGGCACGCCGACGCTGCGAGTGCCTGAGCTGCACGCGGCACTCCGGGCGCTGCGAGGCGCACCACGGATCCGGGCGGGCAGGCGCCCGGACGTTCCTCTCGGTGGTCTGGCGGTGCGGGAGCCATTCCTGCGTGAACTCGGACCACGCGTTCGTGACGTGCGCGCCCTGCGCCAGTACCATCCCGAACGGCCCGGTGGCCAGCGCATGCCAGTTCGAGGTGTCGCTCCCTTCCTGAGCCGGGTCGAGGTCGAGGGCGGCCGCTTCTCGTGGCGGGTCGTCGGCTACCGGCCGATGCCGCCCAACCGCCTGCGCGGCTGGCATTGGTCCGGGCTCCTGAAGCAGAAGCGGAAGTGGCAGCGCATCTACCTCGTGGCCGAGGGCCGACTCGAGGTGGCGCGCACGTGGCGGCCGGGCCGCATGCGGGGTCCCATCCTGCGCGAGTGGCCGCCGCACAAGGACGAAGACGGCGCCCATGCCTCGCTCAAGGCCCCCCTCGATGTGCTTCGGGAGAACCTGGTCCTGGTCGACGACTCGCCGGCGTGGTTGAGCGGATTCCGTTACGAGCCGCTACCGGAGCCACCGGACTGGGCGATGGGCGAGACCGGGTTCGAGTTGATCCTTGAGGCGGCGCATGGCGGCCCGTAGGCTCCATGCGCCGTCGGGCGCCACGGTCCGGCCCGGCCAGACGGGGCGCCGCGCGGAAGCGGCGCTCGCCGAGATCACGCTGGTCGAGGGCCTGGGCACGATCGATGACGTCAAGATCGATCTCGAGGACTACCAGGTCGTCTTCATGCTCGCGTCCTCACGTTTCCGGCTCGTCGAGAAGGCGCGGCAGACCGGATTCAGTTGGATCTTCGCGGCGGAGGCCGTGGCGCGCGCGCACCTGCGGCCGACCTACACGGCGAACTTCGTGTCGTACAACCTCGACGACGCGAAGGAGAAGATCCGCTACGCCAAAATGATCGCCGAGTCCCTGCCACTGTCGTTCCGGAAACCGATGGTCGAGGACGCGAAGACCCACCTGGGCTTCCTCGATAAAGCGACGCGGCAGACCGCCCTCCTCCGATCGCACCCGTCGCGGGCGCCGCGCGGCAAGGGCGGCGACATCTATCTCGACGAACTCGCGCACTACCAGGCCGACCAAGAGGTCTACAAGGGCTCGGCCGCACTCATCGCCAGGCATCCGCTGGCCCAGCTGACGGTGTGCTCGACCCCCGCGGGTCGGCGCGGCGTGTTCTGGGAGATCGCGCGGCAGGAGACCGAGAAGACGTATCCCGGATATCACCGACAGCGCGTACCCTGGTGGCTGTCGCGCCACTACTGCCGCGACGTCGCGGCCGCGATGAAGGCCGGCATCGGCAACCTGCCCACAGCTTCGCGGGTCGAGGCGTGGGGCACCCCGGCCATCGTGGAGCAGTTCGACTCGCTGCTCCTCGAGGACTTCCAGCAGGAAATGGAATGTTTCAGACCCGGCACCCTGATTCTGACCGATCGCGGACCAGAACCGATCGAGCGCATCTTGGTCGGAGACGTCGTTCGCACGCACCGCGGGCGAGTGCATGCGGTGACGGGGACCTCGGCGCGGCCCTATCGTGGCCCCCTCGTCGAGATCACGACGCACCACACGAACATGCCGTTGTGCGCGACGCCGAACCACCCGCTGCTCACCGTTCGATTCCCGCGGTGCCGCTACGGATCTCGGAAGCGCGCGTACCCGTGGTCGTCTGCCACGTGCCCAGATCGCCCCAGGATGATGCCGAAGCCCGCGTTCCGTCGAGCCGACCAGATCGGCGAGCAGGATGTGCTGCTGTACCCGATCCAGAAGCCGACGGCGTCCGCCCCGCGTCGAGTCAGAATCGCGGACCACTTCACGATTCCGCCTGGATTCAAGAGCAAGAATCACATTCCGGAGATCGTGACGCTCGATCGCGACATGCTCCGACTCGCCGGGTACTTCCTGGCCGAGGGTTCAATCTCCGGCGCGGCATCCCGGATCGTCTTCTGCTTCGGGGCGCACGAGCGCAGGTACGCGACCAGAGTCCGCGCCGCGATTCGTCGAGTCTTCGGGATGAAGTCGGACGAATGCCTCGTGAAGTCGTCCAGAATCGTCGGCGTGAACTCCGTGGTCGTAGCCGGGCTCTTCGCCGATCTATTCGGAAGAAAGCAAGAGGCGCGCGCGATTCCCGACCCATGGCTGAACCTGCCGATCGGCCGCTTGCGCGTGTTGCTCGATGCGTACATCGACGGCGAGGGGTTCCGGCGGCCCGATCAGGAGGGCTGCAGCACGATCTCGCGGAAGCTCGCCTACCAGGTCCGGGATCTCTACGCGCGGGCCGGCGCAGTGCCCTCCATTCGATCCGTCGGGACGAAGCCGGTGCGCGGCGAGATCGGTGGCCGACATGTCTGGGTCAAGCCGCATCACGAGGTGAGGATCTTCCACCGCGCCACCGAGGATCCGCGCGGTGTGCGCGGCTGGAACGACGGGCGCTATCTGTATCTCCCGGTGCGTGGAGTCCGTCGCCGATCCTACCGAGGCCCGGTTTATAACCTCCAGGTCGCCGGCGATCAGTCCTACGTCGCGGGTAGCCATGCGGTCCACAACTGTGAATTCGTCGACGAAGCCCACTCCTTCTTCCCGTGGGAGTTGATCCTGCCGGCGGCCAAGGACATCACGCTGCACACCGACTTCCACGACTGGACCGTGTCCGGCCGCCTGGTCGCGGGGTATGACGTCGGCCGGAAGCGGGACCTGGCCGCGCTCGTCATCACGGAGACGATCGAGGACCAGGAGTTCGTGCGGCTCTGCCAGGGCTGGGCGCGGCGGCCGTTCGAGGAGCAGATGGCCAGCCTCTGCGAGATGCTCGACGTGCTGCCCATCGCGGTGCTGCACATCGATCCGAGCGGCATCGGCATGCAACTGGCCGAGGCGCTGGTCAACAAGTACGGCGCGCATCGGGTGCGGGCCGACGCGTTCACGCTGCAGTCCAAGGAAATGTGGGCGACGGACCTCAAGATCAAGATGGAGCGGCATCAGCTCACGCTGCCGAAGAACCGGGATCTCCTCACGCAGATGCACGCGATCCGGAAGACGGTGGGCGCCGGCGGGAAACCACAGTTTGACTCCGAGCGGAACGCGCGCCATCATGGCGACTTGTTCTGGGCGCTGGCGCTCGCGACCCAGCGGGAACGTACGGGGGTCGCGAAGCCCACGCTCTGGACCGTGAGGGTGATCGGTTGATCCGAGACATGCTCAAGGCCCTGTGGGGGCGCGTCGCGAAGGCCGATGCGCCCGAGGGCACGGTCCTCGGACGCTTCAAGGCGCACCTCGCGAGCGTGGGCGTCCAGACGAACGCGCTGGCCCCGGACGACGCCGTGTTGCGGCAGTTCAACGAGCACGGCGCGCTCGAGCCGCCGCTGGCCTTCGAGTCCCTGGTCGCCCTCTACTTCGCGAGCAACAGCCTCCAGCCGAACATCGCGGCCTACAAGACCAACATCGACGGCTTCGGCTGGCGGCCGGAACCCACGATCGACTTCAACGCGGGGAATGCGCTCGAGCTCGTGAAGAACCTGCTCACCATGCGGGGGGGCGGCACCGAACCGGACCAGACGACGCTCGAGCAGACGTTCGCGACCTGGAAGAAGGAAGCCGCGATCGAGCGCGCGCGGATGGTCCACTTCTTCGAGTACCTGAACACCGAGGACACCTGGACCGCGATCCGGCAGAAGATGCGCCAGGACTACGAGATCCTGGGCAACGCGGCGTGCGAGATCGTGCGCAACGCCGAGGGCGAGCTCGCGCTGCTGAATCCGGTCCCGTTCGTCACCATGCGCATGCTGCCGCTCGACGACCACGCCATCGAGGTCGAGGTCCCGCACAAGACCGACGACGTCACGATCGAGACGACCAAGATCCGCAAGCGGTTCCGGCGCTACGTCCAGATCCGGGACAATCTGGTGGTCTACTTCAAGGAGCTCGGGGACCCCCGGACGTTCTCGTCGAAGAGCAATATCCAGTACCAGAGCGTCGAGGCGTTGCAGGCCGCGGAGCCGGACGTGGCGCCGGCCACCGAGATCTGGCACCTGAAGCAGGACGCGCCGAACGAGGCGTACGGCGTCCCGCGCTGGATCGGGAACCTGCTGTCGGTGCTCGGGAGCCGGAGCTCGGAGGAGGTCAACTACTCCTACTTCGAGAACAAGTCGATCCCGCCCATGGTGCTGATCGCCGAGGGGGGCCGGTTCGCCGCGGACGGGGTCAAGAAGATCGAGTCGTTCATCGAGAACAACATCCGCGGGAAGCAGAACTTCCACAAGATCCTGATCCTCGAGTCGGAGCCCGACCCGGCGGGGAAGACGGCAGGGCGCGTCAAGATCGTGCCCCTCATGAGCGCGCAGGCCCAGGACGCGCTGTTCCAGCGGTACGACCAGAACAACATTGACAAGGTAGGCGCGGCCTTCCGCATGCCCGGGATCCTGCGCGGGCAGATGAAGGAGCTGAACCGCGCCACGAGCGAGGTCGCGCTCGGATTCGCGGAGCAGCAGGTGTTCGGGCCGGAGCGCGAGATGTTCGACGCGATCGTGAACCGCCGGATCGTGCCGCGGCTGGGCATCCGGTTCTGGAAGCACAAGTCGATCGGGCCGCGGGTCAGCGATCCGGCCGTCATGACCGAGATCCTCAACAAGCTGGTGACCGCGGGCGTGCTCATGCCGGACGAGGCGCGGGACCACGCGCCCGAGGTGCTGGGCCGCGCACTCGCGCGACGCGACGACAAGTTCCTGAGGCAGCCCCTGCGGCTGTCGCTCGCCGAGATGCGCGCGACGGGATCGCTCGAGCCCGGTGGCGAGACGAAGGCCGAGGGCGACCTGACGGCCGCGGAAGTCGCGGGTCCACCGGGCAGCGCGAACGGTCGGCCTCGCCGGCGCAGCCGCCGCATCGAGGATCTGGCCGCCGAGATCTGCGAAATCCGGGCGGCGGTCGAGGCGCGCGAGCTCGAGGAAGAGACGTTGCGCGTGCCGGCTGGGCAGTTCCGGCAGTGGCTGGAGACCGAGAAGCCCGGGGCGAAGACGCCCACACGATAGGCGAGTGCCCGACCGTTCCGAGCCTTGGTCTCCGAGGGGCCACAACGCCTCCTCCTGGCCGGACTTCGGGGCGGCGGGCCTCGCCACCCTTGACGCACTCGGCGTGCTCCCGATGGTGAAGCAGCGCGACGATCGCGAGGACTTCGCCCGGAAGGCCGTGTTGCTGGCTGCGGCGCTCGCGAGCACCCTGCGCCCAGAGGAGCAACGGGCGATCACCCGGATTGCGGAGATCGTGGACCGCGAGTGGGACCGGATCGGCCCCGAGGAGCGGGCGCGCCTCCTGCGTCAGGCCGCCGACGCCATCGCGGAGATCCCGCGCGAGGTGCGGAACGAGCTCCGGGACCGACTGCTGGCCGGGGCCGTGGCGATGGAGCGGCGCGCGCGCGTGGCCGCGATCGCGACGGCGCGGCTCGCGCAGGCGAAGCGCCCGCCGCCCGCCCAGACCGAGGCGGCCATGCGTCTGGCGGCCCCCAGCGTGGAGGCGATCGAGGGGGAGTACGCGGGCCGCGGCGACCGCTGGCACGAGCTGGCCCTCGCGCTGCTGGCCGCGGGCCTGGCCGGCGGGGTCTCGCGCGACGATCTCGCCGCCAGGCTGCGGGAGTCGGTCCAGGGCTTTCTGCGCCGCCCCGACTACATCGTGGGGGTGGCGGCCGCCGTGCTGAACCGGGCGCGCGTCGATGCGGCCACGCGCGTGTTCGCCGAAGCGGGAGTCCAGCAGGTGATGGTGATCTCGAAGCGAGACACGAAGGTCTGTGACAAGTGCTGGGCCATGGATGGCACCGTGTTCCCCCTCGCGCCGATCCGTGGCCTGCTGGACGCGCTCGCGGGTCTGCGCGATCCCGATGCGGTCGCGCGTCGGAATCCGTTCCTGCGCGAGGGGCGGGACGCGGAGGGCCGCCGGATCGTCTACCTGCAAGAGGGCGATCGCCGGACGGTCGTGGCCCAGGTGCTCGCGTCCGGCGAGGGCGGCGAACGGGGGCGCTTCGGATCGAAGATGTCGGCGATCGAGTTGCTCGCGCACGGGATCGGCCCGCCGCCGTACCACCCGATCTGTCGGTGCCGCCTCGTTCCGGCTTGACCCCGCGTGTCTGGCCGGTTAGGTTCGCGCGCGGGCGCGCGACTGCGCTGGGGGTCACATGGGCGAACAGGTCAACGCGGATCACTTCGCGGGCGGCGCCAAGCTCACGGACCGTGACCTTGCGCAGCGACTGAATCGTGCGAACACCATGACAGAGACCCTCGGATTCGCCGACTACAACGGCGGGAACATCGCGAACGGGCCGATGTTCGTCATGGGGATCATCGTCCAGTCCCAGCATCGCGTGACGGCCGCCGGCTGGCTGGCGTTCCTCAGCGCCAGCGGACGCAGCGACCCCGCGGCATGGACGGCCGGCACCGCCACGGTCAAGGTGCGGGTGAACGGCGTCGTGAAGGCGTCGATCCCGATCGTGGCGCCCGGCGACGCGAGCCACGTCCACGGCGTGGGGCTGAAGTTCGATCCGGAGCAGTTCCCCGTGGTCGCCGGTGACATCCTCGACTGCGTCTACGACATGGTGGGCTACGGGGCCGGATTTCCGAACATCTTCGGGAACGTCGGCATCGAGTACAAGCGCTGATCCTCGGGAGCCGCATGGCCGCCACCACCGATGTTGAGGCTTTCGATCTCTTCGATCCGGTCGCCACGGTCGACGTCGCGAAGACCGTCTGGGCCTCGCCGGCCGGGAAGAAGCGGCTGCAGCGTCGCCTTTGCGCGATGCTTCCGAAGGACCACGCGACGTTCTGCGAGCCATTCGTGGGATCGGGAGCGGTCACATTCGGCATGGAGCCAGTGGCGCGGGAGGCCGTCAACGACATCGACCCGGAGATCGCGCAGGCGTATCGGGACCTGAAGGCGCTGACCCCGGAGGAAGTCCGGGCGATGTACCGGAAGAACTGGATCGCGAGCGCCGAGCTCTTCAAGCGGCTGGCGAAGCAGAAGCCGCCCGAGAGCCGGGTCGACCGCCTCCACCGCTTCGTCTACCTGGCGAACTTCGCGTACGGGAAGCTGCGCGGGAAGTCCTTCAACCACCACGCGGCGGGCCAGCGCGCGAAGAGCCCGGAGCGCATCGAGAAGTTCCACGGGCGCGTGAAGAACTTCGACGTCTACTGCGGCGACTACACGCCGGTGGTCCAGCAGTACGACGGGAAGGACAGCCTCTACTTCTTCGATCCGCCCTACGCGGGATCGAACGTCCAGGTCGGGGAGGACAAGTTCGACGAGGTCGCGTTCCGCAAGATTCTCGATGGCCTGCAGGGCCGATTCCTCCTGACCTACGGCGTGACGGGGAAGCTCGTCACGAAGGGATTCAACGTCCGGAGGATCCTGCCGCCCCGCTCGATCCGCACGATGCGCGGGGTCATGGGCATGAAGACGCTCCCGACCCTGCTCATCTCGAACTACGAGTTGCTGGCCAAGCGCATGTCTCCGCTGGACGACGACTGGGAGTTCGAGGACGCGGTCGCGGACGCCACCTGCGAGTTCGACAAGGCCAGGTTCCCGGCGCTCACGATGCCAGACCCCGACTACCTCGTGGCGCGCCTGGCCGCCCGGCAGCCGGCGGCGGTGCTCTCCGCGATCAACCGCGACGCACGGATCGGACTCGACCAGGCGCTGGTGAACGAGCGGGTCGTCCCCGAGCAGGATCTCAGCGTCCACGCGATCGTGAAGATGATGGCGCCGCTCGAGGTCGCCAGTCTGGATCGCCTCGAGAAGCGCTGGCAGGAGTCGCTGGACGAGATCACGCACGCGGAGTTCGTGGCGCGGGAGGCGTCTGGCGAGGGCCCGTTCCGGTTGTACCCGCTGGTGCTGGTGCGGCAGTTCGCGGAGCCACGGCTGATCGAGGATCGCGTGGGCGAGGCGAAGCGTGGTGGGCCAGGCGCGCTCGCGCGGCCGCATCCGTGCAAATACTGCGACGCGGAGGCGACGCGGGCGCTGATCTGGGCCGACGGGCGCGCGTTCATCCCGATCTGCCCGGACCACGAGGCGAAGGCGCGGGACACGATCGCCGAGAATCACGACACGGTGTGCGAGGTCCGCGATCTGCCGGTCCACGACGAGAAGTCGGAGCGGCGGCCCGGGGAGTCGGTGTCGGAGTGCGTGGCGCGCAAGATCCCGATTCTGATCGAGGAAGGGATGCCGCAGGCCCAGGCCGTCGCCGTGGCGCATCGGCTGTGCGGGGCCCCGAAGCCCACCGCGAAGGCCGAGTGGACCACCGCGTACATCAACGACCTCGCCGACGCTGCCTTCTTGCACATCTCGGCCGGCGGGAAGAAGGACGCCGACGGGAAGACGGTCCCGCGCTCGCTGCGGCACTTCCCGGTGCGCGACAAGGACGGCACACTCGATCTTCCGCACCTGCGGAACGCGATCGCTCGCATCCCCCAGACCACCGCGCCGGACCTGAGTGCGCAGGAACGCGAGCGGTTGCAGGCCGAGGCGCGGAGCCTGCTCGATCAGACGCAGAAGAGCGACACGCACCACATCCGACTCATCAAGGCGGAGCGTAGTTCCGACGAGGAGCGGTTTGTCCTCGGCGTCGTGCTCGAGCCAGAGGTCGAGGACACGCAGGGCGACATCTACTCCCCAGAGGAAGTTCGCAATGCGTGCCACCACTTCATGGAGGACGCGCGCAAGATCGGCTACATGCACCGGAGCCTCCTGGGGCAGGGCGCGGCCATCCTCGAGAACTACATCACGCCGGTCGCGTTCCAGATCAACGGGCAGGCCGTGAAGGCCGGGACCTGGCTGCTGGGCCTGCGAATCCACGACAAGGGCGTGTGGCAGGACATCAAGGACGGCACGATCACCGGGTACTCGATCGGCGGCTCGGCACTTCGGCAAGAAGACGAGGGGAAGTAGCCTCTTGACAGGTCTGGCCTCCGGTGGTCTACTCGCCGCCCACGTGGTGTGGGTAACGCATCCGATTGGTGGTTCGAGCTCTCCGCTGGGGCGCGGGATCGCCGCGCGCGGCGTCATCGCCTCTTCGACATTCGGCCCGGCGAAGTCAGCGTCGTGGATCGCGCGGCGAACCGACGGAAGTTCCTCGTGACCAAGCGGGAGGGCAGCATGAAGACCAAGACCGATGGCGCCGGAACTGATGTCGCCGTGGCGGACGGCGCGGCGGACGAGTCGGTGGACTTCGGCAAGGACCCGGCCACGCTCACCGAGGTCCAGAAGGCTGAGTCCATGCCGACTCCAGTGAAGGCCGCGTCGACCCAGATGCTCACCGAGGCCACCGAGCGCCTGATGGCGCTGGTGAACGCGCTGCGTGACGCCAAGGCCACGAATGCGAAGGGCCCGCTGCCGCCGGCGCTCGGTCGCGAGATCAAGGCGGTCGCCGGGCTCCTGCAGGGCCTCCTGTCGAAGTTCCCCTCGGGTGCGCCGGCAGAGGCCACGGGCAAGGACCAGATGCCGCCAGAGGAGCAGGACGAGCTCGAGAAGCGGATGGATCGGATCATCGAGCGCGCCACCGCGATCAAGAGCGCGGTGCATGGGACGGATGGCGGCAAGCGCGGCGAGGTCCCGAACGACCTGGGTCACGAGCTCAAGGCCCTCACCCACATGGCGGGTGCCGCGTGCGGCCTGGCCCCGGCCGCGGTCCGCAAGGCGCTCTGGCTCGTCGAGGCCGAGGTCGGCGCCGACGAGATCCAGAAGGAGGCCGCCGGCCTGTGCCTGCATCCGGACGTGAAGACCGCGCTGCTCGCGCGGCTCGAGAAGGTGCTGGACGTCCTGGCGCCGACGCTGCGCGACACCTCGCGGTTCGCGGAGCGCGACTCGCTCGACTCGCCGCTGATGCCCGACTTCCTGGTCAAGCAGGGTCGCCAGATGTCCGACGATCTCCTCGGGATCGGTCTCGAGTTCGGGATGCCGTCCGGCGCGGATCTCCCGGTGACGGCGCCGAAGGCCGGCGCGGTCGGCCGGGCGAGCGACGTGCTCGCGGTCGTGAAGACTGGCTCGACCACGGCGGCGGCGGCCACGGCCACGGCGGCCGGGGCGGCCGCTCCCGCCGGTAACGCGGCGGCGGCGGCCCCCGCGGCGGCGCCGGCCGGGATCACGGCGGAGGCGATCGCCAAGGCGGTGCGCGACGGGCTGCTCGAGGCGTTCGCGCCGCTGGCCGGGCGCATGGACGCCATCCAGGCGGAGGCCAAGGCGCAGGGCGTCCGGATCGCCAAGATGGCCGGCGCCACCCCGGAGGGGAACGTGATTCCGGCGGGTGGGCCCAAGCCCACACCGCCGCCGAGTGGGGTCGGAACGTTCGATGCCGCCGAGGTCGCTCGGCGGAAGAAGGCCGGGCTCTGGTTCTAGGCGAGTAGGCGCGTCACGAGGACGGTCGGAGTGCGCTCCATGGGGGCGCAGGAGTTCAAGATGGTGCCCAACCGCACGCTGCTCGAGAAGGCCGACCTCGCGATCGCAGACCTCACCGTCGACGGCGGTCTGCTGGTGCCGGACCAGGCGGATCGGTTCATCCGCCTGATGATCAAGGAGTCGAGGGTGCTCTCGCTCGTCGACTCGAAGCCGATGACGGCGCCCAACGGCCTCCTCGAGACCCTGCGGTTCTCGGGGCGCGTTCTGAAGCCTGGCGTCGAGGCGACGGCCCTCCCGGTGGCGGCGCGGTCGAAGCCGGATCTCACGAAGCGCGAGATCGTGTCCAAGCTCTACAAGGCCGAGGTCCGCCTGGACAACGAGGTGCTCGAGGACAACATCGAGAAGGAGAGCCTGAAGAACACCATCATGTCGGGGCTGGGCGAGGCCCTGTCGCGCGACCTCGAGCACGTGGTGTGGAATGGCGACACCGCGTCGGCCGATCCGCTGCTCGCGACCCAGGACGGCGTGCGCAAGCTGGTGACGGTGACGTTCGATCAGTTGAACGCGCGGACCAACAAGGGCCTGTGGCTCGGCATGCTCAAGACGCTGCCGAGCGAGTTCCTGAACCGCAGCCGACTCATGTTCTTCACCTCGGTGAAGTCGGAGCTCGACTGGCGTGACAGCGTGTCGGAGCGCGCCACGGAGAAGGGCGACGATTCCCTCACCGGGGAGGAGCTGGCCCGGTTCCAGAACATCAAGATCCTGGCGGTGCCCGAGGCGCCGGAGAATCTCGGCGGCCCCGCGAACCAGGGCGACGCGATCCTGACGGACCCGAAGAACATCGCGGTCCGGTTCCACCGCAAGATCCGGATCGAGTCGGACCGGGACATCACGGCCGGCGAGCTCATCATCGTGGCGACGATGCGCGTGGGCGTGAACCTGGTCCACCCCCCGGCGGCGACGAAGGGGATCAACATCCTGGTCGGCTAGACCGACCCGTGACCGACCCGTTCCGGGTCAAGTCCACAGGAGGAGCATCAGATGGCCGCGACGATCACGCTCGTGCAGTCCGCTGGCAAGCAGCCGATGGCCCCGACCTTCGCGCGGCGCCTCACGGTGCTGGGCGACGTGGCCTATGTGGCGGGCGGCTACTCGCTCGGGCTGGCCACGTCGTTCCCCAACGACACGGTGGTCGCGGTGGTCGCGCAGCCGTTCTCGGCCGCGCCGCGGACCTTCGAGTTCGACTACGCCACCGGGAAGCTCAAGTTCCTCGTGGCGGCCACCGGCGCCGAGGTCGCGGGCGCCTCGGACCAGAGCGCGGTCACGGCCACGGTCCTGGTCATCACGAAGTAGCCGGCCTCACCGGCGTCCAGGGAGGTTTCCGATGGCCGCGATCACCACCCGCTTCGGTTCCGGCGGCGCCAACTTGGTGCCGGGCGGCAGCGGCGGGCAGCCAAGCCTCGCCGACGCGCTGCGCGACATCGCCGACGACGTGGCGGCGAGCAGCGCGGGCGTCGTGCCGGCGTGGAGCGCACCCATCGCGGTCGTCGCCAACGTGGCGGTCCTGGCGACCGCGGGCTTGCTCATGGCCGTCGACGCGGTCGTGGCCGGCGCGGCGGGCCCCAAGGCCCAGATGTTCGGCGCGCCTGGCGCCGGACAGGTGCAGGTGGCCTACGCGGGGACCGGCATCCCGACGCTGACGTTCCCAGGGGCCGACGCCGTGACGTCGATCCGCGTCCAGCAGATCACGCGGCCCGCGAGCTACACGGTCCTGACCACCAAGGCGTAGCCTCGCGGGATGGCCGACGGGACGTACGTCACCAGGAATCTCTCCCTGGCGGCGTACCTCTCGGAGTTCGGGGGGCTCCCGCTGCGGAAGGGCGGTCGCACGCCTGGCGGTGACTTCGAGTTCGTGCTCGAGGACCCATCTGGACGGGGGGAGTCGCTGGCGGTACAGTGGGTCAACTCCTGCTGCCGGAGGTTCGAGGATCGGGTGCTGGCGCTGAAGACGCTCCTGCGCTCTGGCGGCAGTGGGGGCGGGCGGGGGTAGCGCATGGCCGTCGCGTTCCGTAGCGCTGGCACCAAGGTCACCAATCCGTTCGTCGTGGACGGGAATCCGAACGGCTCGGCGCCTGTCGCGGCGCGCATCTTCGAGTGCGCGGACGTCGCGCCGCACGGCGCCCGCACCCAGGCTGCCCGGTACTACCTGACGTTCACGAACCCCGCCGCCGGCCCGGTGCTTGACGTGACGCCCTGGATCTTCGACGAGACCAGGAGCAAGTGGGTGGCGCTCTCGACCGCGCTTGCCGTGGCCGAGCATCAGTTGTTCGTCGTGACCGACGTGGCAGGTGCCCGCGTGTTCTTCCAGCTCACGAACCTCGCGGTCGGCACCGCGGACTCGGTCGAGATCATGGCGGTGGCCACGTGAGCTTCCGCGCGGGAACCCGCCGCGCCGGCATCGGCGGCTCGCCAGGCGTCACGGATCACGGGCTTCTCTTGGGCCTGGCCGACGACGATCACCCGCAATACGAAGACGCCATTCCAGGCGGCAACCGCTGGAAGCAGCCCGTGCGCGTGGCCACCGTCGCCGCCGGCACGCTCGCCACGTCCTTCGAGAACGGGGACACCATCGACGGCGTCGTCCTCGCGACCGGGGACGCGATTCTCATCAAGGACCAGGCGAGCGCGATCGAGAACGGCCTCTACCTCGTCAACGCCTCTGGCGCCCCGACGCGACGCTCCGACGCCGACGGCGCGGGAGAGCTGGACGCCGCCGCCGTCTTGGTCGAAGAGGGCACCGTCAACGCGGACACTGGGTGGATCCAGACGTCCGACAACGTGACGCCAGGGACCCACGCGAACGCGTGGACCCAGTTCAACGCAGCGGGCGCCGCACCCATCCAGAACACCTTCTTCGGCAGCGGCTCCGACGGCGACGTCACGATCGCCGCCCCCACGACGCTCACGCGCCCCATGTTCTACAACAACCTGACGGTCAACGCGGCCCTGACCGTGGCCGGACACGGGATTTATGTGAAGGGCACGCTCACGATCGGTGCGGCCGGGACCATCATCGCCCCGGGAACCGCCGCAGCCACCGGGGCCGCTGGTGCGGGCGGGGTCGGCGGCGTTTCCGGATTCGGCGGATCTGGTGCCGCGGCCGGGTACACCATCGGCGGCTCGGTATTTGGCGAGGGTGGTGGCGGCGGGTTCGGCGATGGTGGCACCGCCCCGAACGGTAGCGGCGCACCCGGCGGTGCCAGTCCCTTCTTGTACGCGCGTCTGGGTGGCATTGGTGGCGCGAGTGGCGCTGGCGGCACTTCTGGTGGCGCTGGAGGCGCCGGAGCCGCCTCAGAGGCCAGCGCCACATTTCTCAAGATCGAGTCCCTGCACAGTGTCTTTCGCGCCGAGGTGCTTGGGGTTCTTCGTGGGGGTGCCTCCGGTGCCTGTGGCGGTGGGGGCGGCGCGGGGGCGACGGGTGGCGGGGGCGGTGGTGGCGGGGGTTCCTCGGCTGGTGGCGTCGTGGTGATCTTCGCGAACACCTTCAACAACCTGGGCGCGATCAGCGTAGCCGGAGGGGCCGGGGCCACCGGTGGTGCGGGTGAGGCGCCGGATGGGGGCGGCGGTGGGGGGTCTGGCGGAGGCGGAGGCGGCTACGTGTATCTGGTCTACTCGACCCTCACGGCGCTCGGGACCATCACGCGCACGGGCGGGGCGGCCGGAGCGGCGGGCGCGGGCTTCCCGGCCGGTGCGGTGGGTTCGGCGGGGGCTGCGGGTGGCCTGTGCCAGATCGACCTCACGGCCGGGACGGTTGTGGTATCCTAGCGCGGTCGGTTCCGTTGGCGGCGATCGGTCGGCGGGGCGGTTTCTGAGGCCAGGAGGCGTGCGATGGGCATCGGCTTCAACGTGATGCAGCGGCTCGGGGAGGTCGGCATCGAGATCACCCGCGGCAAGATCGAGAAGGCGCACCGGCAGGGCAAGTCCGCCGAGATCGCCGGGCTCGTGAAGGCGCAGATGGACTGCTTCGATCGCCGCAAGGACCCGTACACCGACGACGACCGAGTCTAGTCAGGCCAGGAGGACTTCCGCATGTCGATGGCCTTCAAGCCGATGGCCGTGGTCACGGTGGCGGACGCCACCGACCCCAACACCACGGCGCCGGCCGCGGATCGCATCTTCGATGTGGGTCGTCGCACCGAGTCGGAGGAGCTCGCCGACGGCGTTGGCTTTTTCCTCGATTTCACGGCCGGCGCGGGGCCGACCGCCGACGTCGAGGTGTGGATCCTCGATCGGAACAGCGAGAAGTGGGCGCTGGTGACGAGCTTCGCGGCGCTGGCCGAATTCGTCTATAAGGCCGTGCGTACGATCCGGTCTGCGGAGGTCTTCATCCGGTACACGGCGATCGCGGGCGCCCCGACGAACGTGCGCGCGCGGGTCGCGTCGATCTAGGCGCGGCGCGCCGGGGGTGATGCGTGCCGAGCCTCGGCCTCCCAAACCTCCAGGGCATCTACGACCATGGCCTCGCCACGCCTACGGTCGTCACGCTAGACGCCACGTGCGGCGGGATCCAGCGTGTTGGGCCGAACTTCTCGGAGGTGGCGTAGTGCCCACGGCCCGGATCGGTCCGACCGGAGCGATCCCGTTCTCCCAGATCGTCGAGGCGACGGGGGACATCACCACCGTGTCCGCGACGGACGTCTTCGTGACGGACATGTCGATCACGCCAGTCGCGGGCGTCTATGAGGTCGTCTTCTCCGCGAGCCTTGAGAACTCGAACGCGGCGGGCATCATGTTCGTCTCGATCTATTCCGGTGGTGTGCAGCAGGCGGCGTCGGAGCGCGAGATCGACGCACCGGGCTCGAACGAGTCGAGTGACGTGACCTCCATCGCGCGCGTGACCGTGAACGGCACTCAGGCGATCGAAGCACGTTGGCGTCGTACCGCCGGGACGGCCATGATGCACGAGCGGCAGTTGCGGATCCAGGCGGTGTCCTAGTGCCATTCAACCAGGACTTCCCGAACAAGGCCTGCTACGCGAGCAAGCTCCACGAGGAACTCGTGGCTACGCCCGGCATCACGACCGCGATCGACTCGGTCCAGTACCTGCGGGCAAGCAACCTCACCAGGATCGTCTGGAGCGCGACGCCCTCGTCGGCTGAGCAGTCCGCCGCGTCCGCGACGGTCGCGGCACATGTCACGACCGCCATGGCCTTCCGGCTCCACGCGCCGGCCACGATCGTGCCCGGCGAGGTGGCGGTGACGGCGACCGTCGGGCTCTGGCAGGTGCTCGGCGGCGTGGTCACGCGGCCCGACTTCTTCGGGCCTCTGGCCAACCTGTTCGGTCGGTGCGTGCTCGAGTATCGATCGACTGGCGGAACCCTGAAGATGCGCCTCGTGGAGCGGAAGCCAGGCAGCACGGAGGTCGTCGTCTCGGCCGATCCCAAGGTCCTCGCCGACACCGGGGGTCTCTGGACCGTCGCGCGCTTCGACACGATCACGGCCCTACGCGCCAACACCAACGTCTACCGCCTCGAGGCGCAGTTGAACGGCGCGGTCTCGGCGGACGTCAGGTTCGTGAGCCTCTCGCTGCTCGAGGCGGTGAGCAAGACCGCATGATCGAAGCCGTCACTGGCGCCTCGCTCGTTCTCGAGCTCGTCCTGGCGGACGGCTCGACCACCCGCTTCCCACGGGCCACGGTCTACGACTCGGCCGGCGCGCTCCATGCCACCGTCAACCTCACGCACGTCGCCACCGGGCTGTACCAGGGCTCGTACACGCCCGCCGTTGCGGGCCACTTCTCGGCCATCTTCATCGTCTACACCGACGCGGGCCACACGACGGTCGCGAACCAGTACGACCGCGAGGCCGAGCACATCCTCGTCCGGGGCGCCCTCGCGACCGCCTCGGCGCTCGCGACGGTACAGGCCGACACGGATGACATCCAAGGGCGGATCCCGGCGGTGCTCGTCGGCGGTCGCATCGACGCCTCGGTGGGCGCGATGGCGGCGAACGTCTTGACGGCGACCTCCATCGCGGCTGACGCCATCACGGCGTCCAAGATCGCCCCAGACGCGATTGGAGCGAGCGAACTGGCGGCCGACGCCGTCGTCGAGATTCAGAGCGGACTGGCGACGGCCGCCGCCGTGGCTGGCGTGCAGGCCGACACGGACGACCTCCAGACCCGACTCCCGGCGTCCCTCTCTGGCGGCCGGATGCGCTCTCAGGTCGAGGGGATGGACGCCGACGTCATCACGGGGGCGAGCATCGCGGCGGGCGCCATCACGAGCAGCGAGGCGCCGGCGCTCGCGAACCTCGACGCCGCCGTCTCGAGCCGCGCGGTCCCTGGAGACGCCATGGACCTCGTGCCCGGATCGGTGGATGCCGGCGCGATCGCCACCGACGCCATCGATGCGGACGCGATTGCCGCCTCGGCCGTGGCCGAGATTCAGGCTGGACTCGCCACCGCCGCGGCCGTGGCCGGTGTGCAGGCCGACACGGATGACATCCAGGGGCGGATCCCGGCCTCGCTGTCCGGCGGCCGGATCCGGTCGCAGGTGGAGGGCCTCGACGCGGACACGGTGACGGCCGCGGCGCTGGCGGCCGACGCCGTGACGGAGATCCAGGCCGGCTTGGCGACGGCGGCCGCGGTCGCGAGCCTGACCGGCGCCTCGGTCCTGGCGACGACGACGGTCGCGGCCGGGAGCACGGCGACAAACGTCCGGACCACGCTCACCCAGGCCGACGGCTTCTTCGACGACGCGGTCCTGCTCGTCTTCAACGTGAGCGGGCCGGCGGTGCGCCAGATCGAGCGCTACCTGAACGCCAACGGGGCGTTCACGCCCGACAGGGCGCTGCCGTTCATCCCCATGATCGGCGACACCGTCTTGGTCCTCGCCAGCCCCGGACCGCGGGCGGGAGGCTTGGGCTAGATGTGGTTCACCAAGCAGACCGACGGATTCCGGGTCTGGTTCGCCGTGAAGAAGCCGGCCGGCAATCTTCGGACGGGCATTCCGGCCGGGGAGTTCATGGCGACGGTTGTGAACCCGTCCGACTCGGCTAGCCTCACGCCTGCGGTCGCAGAGTCCGCCACGAAGCCTGGGCTCTACTCACTGTTCGTGACGCCGGCGTTCCTTACGGCGCACGGGAACGGGGAGTACGGCGTGGTGGTCGAGGTGCTGGCCACGGCGCCCGTGTTGAAGGACGTCATCGGCGATGTGCTCATGGTGACCTCGCAGGATCTCGACACGCTCGCGACGGCGGCGCAGGCGACGTCGATCCAGGCCGACACCGATGACATTCAGGCCCGGTTGCCTGCGTCGCTCGTGGGCGGGCGGATGCGCTCGCACGTGGAGGCGATGGACGCCGACGTGATCGGCGCGGCCCAGATCGCCGCCGGGGCGATCACGGCCTCCGAGGCGCCCGCCCTAGCGAACCTGGACGCCACCGTCTCCTCGCGCGCGGTCCCAGGCGACGCGATGGACCTAATCCCGGGATCGGTGGATGCGGCCGCGCTCGCCGCGGACGCGGTGGCCGAGATCGCCGACGGCGTGTGGGACGAACCCCTCGCCGGGCACTTGGCCGCCGGCTCGACCGGGAAGGCGCTCGACGACGCCCAGGACGCCGGCAGCCCTGCGCAGATCGCGGCGGCGGTCTGGGACGAGGCGCTCCCTGGGGCGCACGCCGCAGGCTCTGCCGGCGAGCGTCTGGCGACGACCGACGATCGGGTGGACGTCGTCGTGAGCACGCGCGCCGAACTCACTCGCCAGGTGCTCATCGAGAAGATCCTGCGGAACAAGCTCATCACGGATCCCGTCGCGGGCACCATCACGATCTTCGACGACGACAGCGTCACCCCGCTCATCACCGCCGCGCTGTTCGAGGACGTCGCGGGCACGCAGACCTACCGCGGCTCGGGCGCCGACCGGCGGAACAGGATGACGTAGCGTGGCTGCCACCATCACCGCCCACGGGTACGGCCGCAGCGGGGGCCTGATCCCGTCGTTCGGCTACGGTCTCGCGCCCATCGTGCGCGTCCCGGCCGTGGCGATCATGCTGATCGGTGCGGACCCTTCGGTACGTATCCTCGTCGGTGCGGATCCATCGATACGTACCCTCGTGGGTGCGGACCCGTCGGTACGTACCCTCGTCGGTGCGGACCCGTCGGCGATCGTGCTCGAGGGTGCCGACCCGAGTAGAATCACGCTGGAGGGCGAGTAGCGATGCCCGACGTCGTCTTCGGACCCACGAAGGTCGGCGACCGCAAGGACGCGCTTCTCCTTCAACTCAAGCACGGCGACGGCACGCCGGCGGACCTGACCGGCCTCACGACGGCCGACGTCCGCATTCACATCAAGAATCTCGTGACCGGGGTCGTGCAGCAGTCGAACGTGAGCGCGATCGTGACGCCGGCGAGCGGGATCGTGCGCTACGACCCGACGGCGGCGGACGTGGCCGAGATCCGGGACTACGAGATCGAGGTGAAGGTCACGTTCTCGGTGGGGATCACGAAGCGGTTCCCGAACTGCGATCGGTTCCTTTGGCCGGTGGTCGCCAACCTCGCGTAGGATGTAGCCCATGGCGTACTGCACGCTCACCGATCTTCGGGACGAGGGGTTCGCCAAGTGCGACGTCACGGACCGCCGCGCCCAGAGTAAGCTCGACGACGCGGCGGCGCTCATCGAGTCGCTGCTGGGTCAGTGGTTCGAGCCGCGGGCGCTGACCATCCGGGTGGATGGGCGCGGCACGAGCGAGCTTCTGCTCGAGACCCCGATCATCTCGGTGGCCGAGGTGCGGGTCGTGAACTTCGATGGCACGCTGCAGGAACCCATCCCGGCGACCGAATACGTGGTCTACAACCGCCACCTGTCCATGGGCCTGCTGAATCCCGACGATCGGCAGAACCCGCGGATCGCGTTCACCGGCACGAAGTCGTGGATCGCGCCTGGCCATCCCCTGCCGGGGGTGACCCGGTCCGAGCGCTTCTTCCACGAGGAGCGCCAGAACTTCCAGATCCTCGGCAGGTTCGGCTACACGGATCCGAGCTTCGCGGTCGCGCGCGCCATCGCCTCCGGGGTGGGGGACGCGCTCACGGCGCCGAAGACCCTGAAGATGGTCAACGCGGCCTTCACGGGCGCCGACGTCGGGGCCACGCTCACGATCACCGGAGCAGTGAATGGCGCCAACAACGCGGCCCGCACCATCGCGGCCGTCCTGGCCGCCGACACGGTCGAACTCACGCCCGAGACGATCGTGACCGAGGCCGCCGGCTTCACGGCATCGATCGCGGCGTTCCCACAGACCGGCGTCACGCCGCGGGCGATCAAGCAGGCGTGCCTGCTCCTGGCGGCCAAGAACATGGCGACGCTGTCGGAGCGCGATGCCACCGACCTGGCCTCCGGGCGAATCGAATCCATGAGCGTGCGCGATCAGTCCCTCAAGTTCAGCGAGGATCCGCGCATCTCTTCGGGCATGGCCTACTTGACCGGCGATCCCGAGGTCGACGCGCTCCTGATCGGCTTCCGAAGGCAGCTCTCGCTCGGGGCGGCCTGATGGCGTTCCTCGGCCGGGCCATCTTTCCGATGCGGATCGTGATCCGGCAACTGCTCACGAACACCACACGGGCGGCATCGGGTTATGACGATCGCTTGCGCGAATTCAAGATGGTCGACACCAACAGCGACGGCATCGGGACGCCCGCCCGCAGCGAGAGCGCCGAGCTCGTGATCCCCGGCCAGGTGACGACCCGGGTGCTGGATCGCGGCGATCAGCGCGAAGGCGGGCGCGTTCCTGAAACGCCCAATCTCGAAGTGACGCTGCACCGGCGCGACCTGAAGGCCGCGGGCCTTCTGGCGGCGGACGGACGATGCAAGATCGTGCCAGGCGACCGGCTGGTGCGCATCGAGAGTCGGTCCGGCGACGTGATTCAGGACTTCCCGGATCCCCCGGGGATGTACCTGGCCAGCAGCCGGGTGTCGGGGTTCCTGGGATCGACCGCCAATCTGGTGGTCTGCACCTTCACGGACCGCCGCGAGGCGCCGGGCGAGCCGGTGGAGACCCAGCTCTAGTGGCCCGCCCCCTCTCGGGCATCGTTCCTGGGCCCGAGCACTTCCGGGTGCCACGCCGATTCGTCGGCGGATTCAGTCCCGCGAGGCTGCTGCCGAGTTCGGTCCGCCCCACGCCGGGGCCTGGCGGACGCATGCGATTCCACGTCGTCCGCACGGGACCGGACTGGGATCGGCTCAGGAAGATCTTCACGCGGCTGCGGACCTGGCCCGTCGACAAGACTGCGGAGGGGATCGCCCGCTTCCTCGTGGCGCGGACCCGGGAAGGCATCCTGCGTGGCGCCCCTGGCGGGAAGCAGTTCAACCGCCTCGCCGCGTTCACGATCGCGCGGAAGGGCCACGACCGCCCCCTCATCGACACCCGGCAACTGCTCGAGGCGTTGCGGGCCGAGCGGATGGGCCAGGGGCGCAACTGGTCCCAGTGGTACGCGGGCATCCCCGCGGACCTTCCGCACCGCGAGCCGCGCCGGATCGCCGGATTCACCCCGGAGCGCCTGATCGCGATCCGGCGGACGATCGCCCGGATCGGCGCCTTCCACGAGTTCGGGTTCCGCCCCAGCAAGATCCAGACGACCCGTCCATTCCTGGGGCCCACGCTCGAGAGCGAGCGCCAGACCATCGAGCAGCTCGCCGAGGCCAGGCTCGCCCAGTGGATCGGGCTGGATGGCCCGCGCATGCCGCCACGGTCGGGTGGTATCTTTCGGGTGTAGATGCCGCCCCCCACCGTCACGTCCGTGTCCCCGTCCTCGGGGCTCTCGCGCGGCGGCTCCCTGGTGTTCGTGAACGGCACGAACTTCGCCACCGTTGGGGCGGTGACCGTGTCGTTCGGCACGCGCCTGGCGACCAGCGTCGAGGTCCGATCTGCGACGAAGCTCTCCTGTCTGCCCCCGCGCGGCGAGATCGCGCTGGGTGCCACGTCGCTGGCCGTCACGGTCACGGTCACGAACGTCGTGGCCGCCGAGAGTGACTTCCTGGCCTCCGCGTACACCTACCGACGTCCGGACCTCACGGTGGAGTCCCACCTGCTGACGGTGATCCGGACGCTCATGACCCGTATGTCGGAACAGTTGCTCGAGAACACGGTGCTGACCACGCACACGGACTTCGACCTGGCGACGTCCGATCTCCAGAACCGGGTGGAGCTGGCGAAGGTGCCGGTGGTCATCCTGGCGGGTCCCACGCTCATCCCCCACCGGATCGTGAACTACAACGACCGGCCTCCCGTCTTCACGGGCAGCCCCAACCCCACGGCCTACAAGAAGTACGACCAGCACCGGGCCGTCACCCTCGAGTTCGACGTCCGGATCCTCTCGAAGGCCAAGAGCGAGCTGCTGAACCTGGTCCACCAGGCCATGGCCTTCCAGATGGGGAACGAGATGCTGGAAGTCCTCCGAGACCCCTTGAACCCGGGGGCCGGCTCGGTACACTACCCGCTTATGGTCGTGGGGGAGTTCGTGGCGGCGGATCGGCCGTCCAGGGCCAACCTCCGCGAGGCCGTCGGGCGCTGGAGTGTGGAGGGCGTGCTGATCGAGGACGGCGACCTCGTCGAGGACTACCCGACGGTCGACGTCACCACGCTGACGACCGAGGCGTTGTAGGAGGGGACGATGGCGGAGCTCCTGTCTTCGAAGATCGTCGTCGTCGAGCGTCCCCCGGTCCTCCGCACGATCCCTGGCCAGCCGACGGCAATCGCGTCCACGCCCGTCGTGACGGAGAAGGGTCCGGTCCGGACGCCCTCCCGTACCACGAGCTTCGAAGAGTGGGTCGGGATCTACGGGGGCTACATCGCGGCCTCGAAGTCCGCGGCGATCATCGAGAAGGCGTTCCAGAACGGGCTGCGCGATCTCTGGACGTCGCGGGTGGTCCACTACACGGACATCACCAACCCGCTGACCAAGACCTCGGCGAAGGCCCAGGTCATCATTCCCGACTCCACGCCGGCGAACACGCTGCAGGTGGACGGGAAGTACGACGGCGCCTACGCGAACGGCCCGACGACCACGCAGGTGATCGTGGCCAACGCGAGCAACGGCGCGGCCGCGAATTACAACCTGGCGGTCAAGTACAAGGGCGTGGTCATCGAGGTCTTCCCGAACGTCGTGAACACGGCGGGGCTCCCCAACTCCGTGGACACCGTCGTGAACGCGACGGGCACCGGATCGAAGTACATCGCCGTGACCCGGCTGCTCACGACCCGTCCGGTGAACGGGACGTACAACCCCACGGGCGGGAACGACGGGCTCACCGGGCTGGCGGACACCGACTACACGGGCAGCCAGGCGGGCGGGACCGGGGTGTACGCCTTCGACGCCACGCAGGGCCTGCGCCTGATGTTCGCGCCGGATCGCCTCACCAGCGCCGTCGAGAACGCGATCATCGACTACTGCGAGGTGACGCGGAACGGCTCGATCTTCCCGGTCGTGGACCTCCCGGCTGGCCTGACGGTGAACGCGGCCATCACCCACGTGGAGACCACGGCCCTGCTGCTGAACAAGTCCGAGTTCGGCGTCGTGTACCACCCGCACCTGAAGATCCTGAACCCGAGCCGGTCCGTGTTCGGGGACACCGACGAGATCGTGGTCCCGAGCTCCGGGCACCTGGTCGGGCTGTTCGCGCAGGTGGACGGGGCCCGCCCTGGCGGAGTCCACGACGAGCCCGCCGGCATCGAGCGCGGGATCCTGATCGGCGTGACCGGCCTCGAGTCCGACGAGGTGCTGGACGAGCGGAAGCGCGACCTCCTGTACCCGAAGCGGATCAACCCGATCCATTCCGATCCGGGCATCCCGATCTACGTGGACGGGGCGCGTGTGCTCAAGGGCGACAGCAACTTCCCGACGGTCGCGCAGCGCCGCGGCGTGATCGACATCGAGCAGTCGATCAAGGACGGGCTGCAGAGCATCCGGTTCCGGGCGAACGACGAGGAGACGCGCGAAGAGGTCTCCCGCACGATCTTCGCGTTCCTGCTCACGAAGTTCAACCAGAAGGCGTTCCGCGGTTCGACGCCCGAGACCGCGTTCTTCGTGGACGTCTCCGAGGAGATCAACCCGCCGACGGAGCGCGAGGCGGGGCGCCTGAACGTGAAGATCGGGCTCGCGACCCAGCGGCCGATCGAGTTCATCGTGCTCACCTTCCAGCAGGATCTCCGGGACCTCGAGGCCCAGTTGGCGTCGGCGGGAGCCTAGTCGCGTCGCGTCGGCCCGCGTAGCGGGCCGGGAGGAGTCGGATGCCCGTCATCGCCACGTCCACGCTGGTCAAGCAGCGGCTCCGGTTCATCGTCGAGATCCCGGGCGTCAACGGGTCGCCCCCGCTGCGCGCGCGGTTCCGCACCTGCTCCGAGCTTTCGTTCGAGGTCGCGCCGTCCGAGATCCGGCACGGCGGGTCCGTCATCCCCTACTCGCAGCCCGCTGGGGTCACCTACACCCCGGTCACGCTCGAGATGGGCGCCACGAACGACGGGCGGCTGTTTCTGTGGGCCATGCAGTGCGCCCTGGCGGGTGGCGGGATCGGCGGGGCGGGCGACGCCCACAAGCGGATCGTGGATATCGTCGAACAGGACCGGACGGGGCTGACCATCAACCGCTGGCGGTGCTTCAACGCGTGGGTGACCAAGTTCGTCGCCGGCGACTGGGACAACGAGTCGAACGACTTCCTGATCTCGTCGGTGACCCTGAAGTACGACTTCTTCGCGCCCACGCTGATGCAGGGCCAGCCCGCGATCGCGGAGGTCGCGCGGATCGCCGCGCGCCTCGGGTAGCATTGGACCGCCCGCGGGGGCGCGGGCAACGTCGCGTCGCGTCAGGAGGATCGCATGCCAGAGCTCACGGGGTTTCCCAGCGGCCTCGCCGTCGAGGTCCGGGAGTTCTCGGTCGGGGACCGAGATGCCATGCTGGCCGAGCGGGAGCGCCCTGGGCCCCGGACGGTGGAACAGGCGGCGGCCGAGGAACGGCCGATGGAGCCCATCACGCGGGTGCTGCAGAGCACCTGGGTCCGCACGATCGACCCGGCGCACTACAAGTTCTCGGACGGGCGCTTCGACATCCGGAAGCTGCTCGACGGGGACCGCTGGTACTTCCTGCTGCAGCACCGCCTCATGACCTGGGGCAAGATCGCGCACATGCCCCTGATCTGCCGGCGGAAGCACGCGTGGGAGCACGCGTTCGACCTCTCGCTGGCGCCGATCCTGACGATCCGTCCGGAGGTCGCCAAGGCGCTGGCGGGCGGCCAGCCGCTCGAGTTCCTGCTGCCGCGCTCGCAGCGCCGGATCTGGTTCCGGCTGCTCGACGGCGAGATCGGGGACCGGATCGCCGAGGACATCGAGGCGTATCCCATGGACCCGGAAACCGTCGCGCTGGCCGCGCGCATCGTCAAGGTCGATGGCTGGGACGACAAGACGGGCCTCGACGCGAAGACCGGCCTCGACTTGAAGACCTGGGTGAAGCAACTGCCCATGGCTGACGATGAGGCGTTCCGGGACCACCTCGAGGCGGTCGAGCCGGGGGTCGACTTCGAGGCGGACGTCGCGTGTCCCGCGTGCGGGCTGGTCGTGCCCGTGGATGCGACCGATGCCCCGGATTTTTTCCCGACCCGGCGACAGCGGCGGCGGCGCATGAGGCCGAAATCCTGATGCTCCTGCAGCGGCGGCCGATGCAGACGGCCTTGGGCCTCACGTACGCCGACATCCTGCAGTTGCCGGTGCATCGCGCGCGGGCGATGTGCGAGTGGCTGGCCGAGCGGTGGGAGGCGGAGGCTGCGGAACTCGGTAGACTGCCTCGCGGAGGCGCCTGATGCCCATCGGCCTTGGGATCACCGTCTTCCTGCGGGACCTCGCTTCGACCGGGATCGACCGGCTGGATCGGGGCTTCGGCCGGTTCGTGAACACGGTCGACCGAGGCGCCGCCGGCCTCGCCGAGTCGGCGATGAACGTCGGCGTGGCCGGCCGGACCGCCGCGCTCGGGGCGGTGGCGGGGATCACGGCGGTGGGGGCCGGCCTCCTGGCGGCGGCCGCAACCGAGGGCGAGTTCGAGCGCCAGTTGCGGTTCGCGGCGTTCGCCGCCAATGCGACCACCGACGAGATGGAGGAGATGCGGGCGACGGCCCTTGGCGTGGCGCGCGCCTTCGCCGTCGCGCCGGTCGAGGTCGCCCGCATGGAGTCGATCCTCGCCCGGTTCGGGCTCACGGCCAAGGAGACGACCGAGATTGTCCGGCCGGCGGCCGCGCTGCTCGCGGCCTCCCTCGGCGAGCTTGGGCCGGACAAGGCCGGTGGCCTGCTGATCCAGACCCTCAAGACCTTCAACATTCCGGCCACCCAGGCGAGTCGCGTGGCCGATCAGCTTTCCGAAGCGGTCATCAGCAGCGCGCTCGACTTCAAGAAGCTCGACCTCGCGCTGTCGATCGCGGGCCCCAGCATGACGAACTTCGGTGCGAGCCTCGAGGAGACGCTCGTCCTGCTCGGCCTCACCCGCGACGTGATCTCGCGGGTGGAGCGTGGCGGTACGGGGCTCTCCCGGGTGTTCGAGGAGCTCTCGAAGAAGGAGAAGCAGCGCGAGGTCCAGGCCCGCTTCGGTATCCGGGTCACGGACGAGACGGGGAAGCACTTCCGGAACGCCACCGACATCATCGCGGAGCTCGCCGCCGCGCTGTCGGGGATGGGCGAGGTGCAGCGCGCGGCCGCCTTGGAGTCGCTGTTCGGACGCGAGGCGACGCGCGAGTTGCTCGCCCTCACGCAGCGTCTGGGCAGCTCGCTGGGGGGCGGCGCCGCGACCGCGGAAGGCTTCGCGGCCGCGATGCGGGACATGGTGAAGGCCAACCGCGCAGCCACCGGCACGACGGAGAAGCTCATCCAGACCCAGGAGGGGACGTTCCCCAGGGCGCTGGAACGCCTGAAGGTGTCGTTCGCGGAGTTCGGGATCGAGGCGGGCAAGGCCCTGAACGAGAACCTGGTCCCCGCCATGATGGCGCTGTCTGACACGATCAACAGCGTGACCGAATTCCTGCGGGAGCTCTCGCCGGAGACGAAGTCCTTCCTCGGCTGGGTCTTCGCCGCCACGGTCGCCGTCGGCGGGCTGACGGCCGCCATCACGGCGATGGGATTCGCGATCCGTGGGGTCGGGTTCGGGCTCGGGGGACTCGGGCTCGGCCGCCTGCTTGGGCGCGGGGCGGCGGGCGCCGGGGGCGCGGTTGGAGGCGGGCTGGCGGCAGGGGCAGCCGGCGCGGCGGGTGCGGCAGGCTTCCAGGTCACCGCTGCAGGGATCGGCACGCAGCTCTCGCCAGCGGCCAGACTGGCGGCGGCCGGGGCGGCCACCGCCCCTGGACTCGGCGCAGGCGTCGGCGGGGTGATCGCCCCCATCGGGATCGCGGCGCTGCTGACCGAGATGATCGCTGGCCCAATTGCGGCGGCGATCGATGCGGCGAGTCAGCGAAGTTTCGAAGCGACCCAAGAAGCCGCGAACCGCCGAGCCGTGGCCGAAACCGAAGCCCTGCGAGGGGAGTCGGAGATCGTGATCGAACTCGACGGAGCCGCGGTCGGACACCTCATGGGCGCGCGGGTGGCGAGGGAAACCAAGCGGCGCTTCGGCGCCCAGGTGCGCGAGGGGATGCGGTAGTGGCCCTGCCGTACGCCAGCCTCACGGACATGCTGCGCAAGGAGCGGCTGTTCTGCCAATTCAATCCCGAGACGCTCGACGAGTCCCTCGAGGTGGACTGGACGTCGCACCTCCCGCTCGGGGGCAGCCGCGAGATCTCGCACTACAACGGGACGCGCAGCGTGCGGATCCCGCTCACGCTCTACTTCACGATCGTGGGCCGCCCCGGCAACGGCGTCCCAGGCTTCTCGGATCTGCTGGTGGCCACGAGCGAAGCCGGAGGGTCGCCAGGCATCGAGTTCGGGCTGGCGGCCGCTGGCCAGCGCGGACCGGCCGTGGTGCGGCAGAGCCTCGCGGGGCCCGAACGGTTCCTCAAGGCGCTGTGCTACAAGAACGGCGGGCCAGGGGCGCGCGGAGGATTCAGCACCGAGCCGCCCACCGTGATCTTCGATTGGCCCGGCATCGTCCGGCTCGAGGGACACCTGCTCCGGTTGCGGACCCGGTATCAGCAGTTCTCGACCGAGGATCTGCGCGGGCTGTTCCTCGTGGCTGAGACGGAGTTCCGCGAGGATGCGGCCGAGGGGATCGGGAACGAGGACGTCCGGGTGAAGGGCTCCAATCGGTCGCCGACGCTGCTGCCGCATCGCATTCAAGAGCCGCCAGAGCAGAAGTTGATCGTCCAGTTCACGAGGCCGGGCGTGTGATCAATCCCTCCCCCAATTCGCGCAACCTCGCCAACCGTGTCGTTACCGACGCGGCCGGACGCGAGCTCTACGAGATCCGGACGCCCATGCCGTACGCCCCGGTGCCAGGCATCGCGCGGGCCATTATCCAGGCCGGCGACTCGCTGTTCGCGATGGCCTACCGGGCCTACGGCAGCGCCCAGCTCTGGTGGGCGATCGCGGACTTCAATGAGATCTTCGACCCCACGACGGAGACGACGCCGGGCCGCGAGATCCTGATCCCGCCCCGCGACTACGTCGAGGCGTGGCTCTCGAGGAGCGAATGACCGGGCGCGGCCCCTACCTACGGATCCGGACCAGCCACGGCTTCGGCGGCTCGCCCCAGCCGCTGCCGGAGTCGATCCTCGAACGCATCCTCTCGGTGGAGGTGCTCGACTCCGATCTGGGGATGGACGAGATCACCGTCACGTTCGACAACGCGGACCTCGCGCTGTGGGGCCAGGCCATGTCGCGCGCGGCGCTGGCGTTCAACACGCGCTGGCACATCCAGTTCGGCTGGGAGGGCGGCACGCTCAGCCCCATCCGGGCCTTCCTCGTGAAGAGCCTCAAGGGGAACCGAACGCTGACGATGCGCGCGTACGGGGGAGCCGCCGTGCGGCTCGACTACCCGGCCCGGCACGTCGTGTTCCGGAACTCCGGCGGCGACGGCAAGATCACGCGCTCCCAGGTGGCGCGCCAGATCGCGCTGGAGGCCGGGCTGGTCGTAGAGACCGGAGCGATCCAGACCACGTTCGGCGAATTCGAGTCGATCACCCAGCACGGGATCTCCGACGGCGCCATGCTGACGAAGATGGCGGACGACCTCGGGTTTGTGTGGTGGGCCAAGGATTTCGGGGACGACCGGGCCTACTTCTTCTTCGGGCAGCGCGAGATGGACAAGCGCGCTGACCGCCGGATCGACCTCGGCGACGAAGGCGTCGTGGGGGAGCCGGAGATCGAGGTCGACGTCTTCCAGATCCCCAACACGGCGATCTCCCTGACGATCGATCCGCTGAACAATGTCCTGAAGGAGCACGAGGGCTCGAACGACGCAACGGAGCGGGCCGTGTCGGGGTCCTCGACGCCGATCTCCAAGGACATCGCCGGCCAGAACACGGTGGAGCCGCACGAGGGCGGGACCATCCCCTCACTGCCCGCGATGTCGGAGAAGCGCCTCGAGGAGGAGATCGATGGGCTGTTCAAGAAGGTGGAGGAGAACCTGATCCGGATCCGCCTGACCGTGGTGGGGGATCCCTCGATCGCGGTGGGCCACACGCTCGAGCTCGTGGGGTTCGGACAGGCGCTCGACAGCTCCCCGCAGTCGCCGGGTGGCGGCAACTACTACGTGTCGGAGGCCAGGCACCGGATCCGGCAGGGAGGCGGCTTCCTCACGGAGTTGTCCCTGATGCGGAACGCGCTCGGGGACTTCGACGTGCCGGCGAAACGCGACCGCCTGCGGGCGCGCGTGGCGTCGGAGCGGCGGGCCGCCCAGGGCGGCGTCACGACGCCGTCGGCCCCTGGCGTGCCGCCCGTCGCCGTGGCGGATCGCACCTTGGGGACCTCCCCGGACGCGGAGTCCGTGAAGGTCCCGGTGCGGGCGGTCGGATTCTCCACGGGAAGCACCGGGCAGTAGCATGTCCGACTTCGGACCCCCCTTCTTCGGTATGTACCTCGGACGGGTCGCGGAAACCGCGGACCCGCTCAAGCTGGGGCGGATCCGACCGATCGTGCCGGCCATCGCGGGCGCCGCGAAGATGGGGTGGGCCTCCCCGCTCGGGACCGTCGGCGGCGGTGCGAAGGACCGCGGCCTCTTCGCCGTGCCGCCGTTCGGGGCCCTCGTGGCGGTGTTCTTCGACGCCGGGGACGTGGACTCCCCCTACTACCTGGCGGGCCCATGGGCCGCCCCGTCAGGGGCGCCGGATCCTCCCGTGCCCTCCCAGATTGCGCCGGCGCTCGGCACCCAGGGAGATCCCAAGCACGTGGTGTGGGAGACGGAGAAGTTCAAGGTCACCTTCGCGGGCGGCTCCACCGACAAGATGCGGATCGAGAGCAAGTCCACGCCTGGGAGCTACGTGGAGATCGACGGGGCGACGGGTAAGATCGTCCTCTCGACGACCGATCTGCGTCTGGCGGACGCCGCGGCGGTGGAGGCCATCATCCTGGGCACGTCGTTCCAGACCTTCTTCAACGCGCACATCCACAGCGGCGTCACCACCGGCGCTGGGTCGAGCGGCGCCCCAGTGACGGCGATGCCGGCCTCCCTCCTATCGGCGAAGGCGAAGGTGGGCGCGTAGTGCCGATCAAGCCCGAGCAGGACTTCCTCGGATCGACGCCAGCATTCCCGTTCCGGGAGGCCGACGCCGGTCTACCGGACCTTGCCTTCGTGTCTGGCGAGGCGGCGGTCGCGGCCGGGATCGGCTTCCTGCTGCGCACGGCGCCAGGCGATCTGCCGTTCGATCCGGAGCTTGGGATGGATCCGGAAGTGCTCCGGTTCGACCCGGCGGACCCCGGCACGGCGAGCGACGCCCACGCGATGATCGCCGCGTCGATCATCCGGGGCGAGCCCCGCGCCACGGCCGTGCGCCCAGAGATCGTGGTGGACCCCCACCAGAACCGTCTGGACATCCACCTCGCCTACCGCACGATCCAGCGGGACGTCCCTGGCAACCAGGTTCGCCTGCCTTCGGGCAAGCACGAGGACATCCTGAAGCAGCCGGACACGCGGCGGCTCGCGATCCAGGGCTACTTCGACTCGATCACGATCGCGCTCGGCATCGGGCGCACGGGGAGCGCGTAGATGGCCACGACCCCGACGAATATCCCGCTCATCCCCGCGCCGACCGACTACACGGCTGCGGACTTCGACGCGTGCCTCGTCGCGGTCCAGAACGCCATGAGCACGGCGTTCCCCCAGTGGACGGACTACAACCGGGCGGCCGCCGGGAACAACGTGCTCCGCGCCTTCTGCCACCTGGCCGACATCGTCACGAAGTATCAGAATGACCAGGGCCGGGAGGCCGGCTGGGCGACCGTCAAGCGCCGGAGGAACGCGATCGCGCTCGGGCGTGGGGTGGGGATCCGCCTGAAGGGCATCTCGGCCGCGACCGTCGATCTGACGTTCTCGATCCCGGCGGCGCTGACCCGGGACGTGCTGATCCCGCGCGGCACCCGGGTCTCCACGTCCGGGCAGGAGACGGCGCTCGAGTTCTTCACGACGGCGGACGCGCGGATCCTCGCGGGGGCCACCAGCGTCATCGTGTCGGCCCGCAACGCGAAGCCGCGGGCGGAGACCCTGACCTCAACGGGACTACCGGACCAGCGTCTGCCCACCGCCTTCCTGGGCTTCGTCGAGGGCTCCGCCGTCGTAACGATCGCGAGCGACATCTGCGTGCCGGTGTCCAACTTCTTCGCCTCGGGGCCCACCAGCAAGCACTACATGGTGCTCGTGGATGAGGAGGACCGCTTCTCGCCCCTGTTCGGGAACGGCACCAACGGCGCGGTCCCGGCGGTCGGGGACGTGGACATCGCCTACGAGACCGGCGGCGGGGCCGGCGGCAACGCGGGGGTCGGCACCATCGACGCGCTGGTCAGCACGCTGTTCGACACGGGGGGCAACGCGATCAACGCGAGCGTCACCAACGTCTCGGCCGCCGCCGGCGGTTCGGACCGGGAGACGGTGGAGCAGGCGCGCCGCCGGGTTCCCGGCGCCATCCGCGCGCTCACCCGCACGGTGGCGCGAGAGGACTTCGAGATCGTGGCGCTGGGCGTCCCAGGCGTCGCTCGGTCGATGATGCTGACGACCGACGAGGATGCCACGGTGCTGGACAACCACGGCCAGCTCGTGATCGTGCCGGTCGGGGGCGGGGCCCCGTCGACGACGCTCAAGGACCAGGTCAAGGCCGAGGTCACGACGGTGTTCCCGACGATGCTGACGTTCAAGGTCGACATGACCGATCCGACCTACCTCACCGTGAACGTGTCGTGCCAGGTGAAGAAGCGGCCGAACTTCACGAACACCCAGGTCGAGGCGAACATCACCGCGGCGCTGACCGCGTTCTTCGCGATCCAAGACGCGGACGGAGCGCCGAACCCGGCCATCGACTTCGGTCAGAACCTGACCGACGGACTGCTCGCGTGGTCCGACATCTTCGCGGCCGTGCGCGGGGCCACCGGGGTGCAGCGGGTGGAGGAAGACACCTTCGTGCCGGCGGACGACGTGGTGGTCACGAAGAAGCAGTTCCCGGTGCTCGGGACGGTCACGGTGACCTTCCTGTAGGAGGGCGAGATGGCAGCGATCAAGAGCGCGGTGTCGATCTTCACGGCGCAGGCGCTGGCCGGCGACAGCGGCGTCACGACCTCCGGCTGGCTCAACCTCGACACCCGGTACGGCGGGATCGTCCAGGGGAAGGTCACGAACGGCGGCACCACGCTCGGCAAGGGCGCGGTCATCCAGGCGCAGATCTCGCCCAACCAGGCGGCGGGGGCCGAGGCCGACTTCGAGTGCCGGCGCGTCATGGGCAAGGACGCGTCCGAAGTCACGACGTTCGAGATTCGGATCCCGCCCGAGGTCCAGAACCTGCGGCTCAAGGTGAACCGCGGGGATGCGGCCGCCACGATCGACGCGATCTTCTCGAGGTTGGACGAGGTCTAGGCCATGGCCGAGGTCTGCGAAAAGGACCCCTGCGACCCGAAGGCGGACCCGTCACTGGCGGTCGCGCTGCTCGCCAACGCCACGCCCGTGGCCACGGACACGGCGCCGGACGACTGCGAGCTCGACCGCGACTTCCGGATGCGGTCGCTGTTCCCCCGCCGGGTGATCGGGGACGACGAGGACTCGCCCGAGCCCTTCATCAGCCGGTTCCTCGACGCGCTGGACGCGGAAGCCAACGCGATGTTCCACCGGGTGGACTGCTTCCCAACCATCGCCGATCCCCTCCGGTGCCCGGCGCCCCTGCTCGATCAGTTGCTCTACCACCTGGGGAACCCCTTCATCCTGGAGGAGGGGATGCCCGCGGACCGGAAGCGCATGCTCGCGCTCTCGCTCTTCACGATCTACGCGCTGAAGGGCACGTGCTACGCCATCATCGGGGCCGTCCGGCTGATCTACCGGGTCGAGGTCACCGAGTGCGTGCAGCCCAACATCGAGTGCTGGATCCTGGGGATCGACACCCTCAACCAGACGGCGATCCTCTGTCCCAGCACCGCGGCCGGGCGGCGCTCGTTCTCGATCATGGTCCACAGGAACCTCACCGACACGGAGCGGGCCCAGATCCGGAACGTCGTGAACTACCTGAAGCCGGCGAACACGCACTTCATCCGGATCATCGAGCCGGGATCGCCGGGACACGTGGCTCACTGGGTGCTGAGAAAATCAAAGCTTAATCTGAATGCTTTCCTCCATTAGCGATCTGCTGGCCCTTTCTCCGCATGGCGCAGCTCCGCGAGCAACACGGAGCTGTGACGTCGCGTTTCGTAGGATTCATAGAAAGGCAAGACAACATGGCTGCCCGTAGGGACTATTTCATATTCCAGGCTGTCACCGAAGCAGAACTGGACGCAGGGTTCGACGGTCTCGAGTTCGCCGAGTTCAACATCAAGGCCGACGCCTTCTCCGGATCGGCCGGGTTCATCATCGCCGGCGTGACCGTGACGCAGGCTGGGGTGCCGAACCAGACGGTCCTCGTCGGCTCGTGCCTGGCCTGGGACAACCTGGGACAGCGCGTCTTCAAGTCCACGACCGGGACGGTGTTCGACTTCTCGCCCGACGACGATCCGATCAACCCCCGGATCGCGCGGCTCTACATCAAGTTCGCGCGCGCGCTCTCCGATCCCCGCGTCGATGGGCTGGGCGCCACGGTGAACTTCGTGCGCGCGGAGTCGTTCGTGCTCGAGCGCGACCTGGGCGCCGCGGCGGCCGTTCCGGTCGCGCCGGCGCTCCGGATCGACGAGTCGATCCTGCTCGCCAACATCACGATCCCGGCGGCGGCCGGCGTGATCAACAACGCGCAGATCACCACGACGATCCAGACCCTGAACTCGAAGTTCAAGGTCCGCCAGCTCTTCGGTGCGACCCAGGGCCTCGACGACGCGTTCATCGCGGCGGCCTCGGCCTCGCCGCTGCCCACGACGGCGAACCGGGTGGCCCTGTTGTCGGACGTCCCGGCCGGGATCGCCGGGTTCATGGGCCAGAACAAGATCGTGACGACCGGGGTCTTGGCCATCGACATCGAGCGGTTCGATGGCGTGGACCGCACGGCCGCGAAGCGGCTGCGGCTGCGGAACCGCTCGCTCACCCTCACCGGCGGAGCCGGAGCCGTGAACGACAAGGACTACCCGGGCGCGATCGCGCCGTCGTCGTTCCACTACATCTACGCGATTGGCGACAGCACGCTCGTCAACCCCGATGCGTCGCTGGCCTCGCTCGCCAAGGGCGCGGGATTCGCGCCATTCACGAATCCCACCCTCCCGGCCGGATACGACCTCTACCGTCTGATCGGCGTGATGCTCACGAACGGCGCCGGCACCGACATCTTGCCGTTCCGGCAGATCAACGGCGAGGTCATCTACGACGACTCGTTCCTGGCGAACGTCTACGCCGGCGGCCTGCCGCCGGCCGCCTTCACCGCCCTCGCGCTTGGCGGATTCGTGCCCCCGATCGCCGAGCGGGCGATCGTCGGCGTGGCCATCACGTTCGCCACGTCGCAGAACGCGATCATGGAGTTCCGGTCGCTCGGCGGGCCGACCGTCGTCAACTACACGACCCTGTTCCGCGCCGGCGCGAACGACACCCTGGACGGCGCCGTGCTCGCCGCGGACTCCGACTGGGAGAAGCGCCTGCACGTGAGCCTCACGGGCGGGATCGAGTGGCGAACCGCAGCCGGGACCGTCGGGGCCCACGCCGTCCGGGTGGACGTCCGGGGATTCGTGCCAGACCTTCACTACGACGTCTAGCCTCGGCAGTTGCACGGGGCGCCGCAGGTGGTAGGATCTGAACCGGGTGGCCGCAGCCGCCCGTGGAGGTCGCGATGGCGTTCAACGGCGGTGGGACGGCCCTGCTCGAGACCGACGAGGCCGTCCCAGTCAGGCTCTCGAAGGTGCTCTCGGCCCTCACGGCGGGGGCGAAGGTGCTGGTGGACGAGCAGCTCACGGGCCCGGCGACGCTCTTCGACCTGGCCCCGCATGTCGCGTCGATCGCGGCCCCCAAGCTCGGGCTGCTGGTCTGCGACGGCGACGGGGCGCGGCTCAAGTTCGACGGGGCCGCCGCCTTCACCGCGAAGGCGTTCAAGGTGTTCCTGTTCGAGCTCGCGGCGACGCCGTCCGGCGTCTTCGATCTCGAGCTCGAGATCCAGGGCGCGACCCAGCAGCGCGTCCAGTTCTTCGTCATCGGCGACTAGGACATGCGTGCGCCCTCCTACGCCCTCGCGCTCCTTTCCGTGTTCCTGGCGGTCCCAGGATGCGGGAAGGCGCTCGTCGCCAAGGACCATCCCATCGCGGTCGCGGCGCACTCCAACACGGAGGATCTCCGTGGCATCCGCGCCGAGGTGGTTGGGTTGCTCCCGGAGGCGTCGCGTTCCACGTGGAACACTCGCCTGATCGCCTACGTCGTCCGGTCGCTCTCCATCGAGGCGGGGCTGGCCGGCGACACCGACTTCGACGTGCGCCGCGCGCTCACCGAAGAGCAGGGGAAGACGGATGCCGGAACTCGCTGAGGTCATCGCCGACGCGAAGGACGTGCTCCGGGACGCCCGGATCACCCCGGAGGTTCTCGACTCCGCGCTCGACATCCTCGAGCTCGCCAAGACGCTCGCCGAGAAGGACGCGCTCGACATCACCGACCTCCTCAGCGGCGACCCGAAGGCCGACCGGGCGATCTTCGAGGCGGCGAAGGTGCAGGCCGAGATCGGGCGCTCGATCGACTGGAAGGCCGTGGGGAACCTCGCGTTCCAGGTTGCGGGCGCGCTGGCGAAGGTCGCCGCGGTGTTGGTGTAGGAGGCGGAATGAGCGATGCGACGCCAGCGACGGCGGCCCCAGGTGCGGTGGCCCGCAAGCGCAAGCCGTTCTGGCGGAGCCACAAGGTCTGGGCGGCGGCGCTCGCGGCCGCGGTCCCGATCCTGAACCGCCTGCTCAAGATCGAACTCTCGCCAACCGAGGTGGCCGAGGCCATGGCGCCGTTCCTGGCCCTGATCGGCGTCGAGGGGGGCGCCGACCTCGCCAAGGTCTGGCACGAGGCGAAGCGGGCCAACGCGTAGTCCACCCGTCGGACCGGGAGGCACGATGCGGTCCCTGAACGACACGGAGACCCGGCTGCTGCTCGAAGTCTCCGCGTTGGCCGCCGAAACGCGGCTGAAGGTCGAGGATGCCGGATCTCGAGCCGCTGCTCCTGTCGCTGCGGGACAACATCCTGTTCCTGAAGGACAGCCTGACCGAGCGGGGCGACGCTCAGGGCAAGTTGATCGAGGGGCTGGCCGACTCGCAGGGGAAGCTCGCGGATCGCCTGCGAACGGTGGAGCTGGAGCAAGCACGCGAGTCTGGCGCCGGGTCGTCGCGCTCCTCCGCCTGGGCCGCCATCGCCACGGTGGTGGGCATCCTCCTGTCCCTGGTGCTCGGGGTGCTGGCCCTGGTCTTTAGGTAGGCGGCCACGGCGCGGAGGGCTGCCCACCTGGATCGGCTCCACGCGGCCTGGCAGGCCCGTGGCGGCTCAGAGGGCGACACGCCGGTCCCGGATGGCTTGCCGCCCGTCGGGCAGGGCCCTGGGGGCCACAACCGGGCTGCCCGGTGGCTTCGGGCGCGCGGCTGGGTCGCGCTCAGGGATCTGGCGCTGGCCTGGAACGTGAACCGCCCCTGGCTCTGGCGACAGGCCAAGGCCGGGCGCATGCCGTACCTCCGGGTGGGCGAGCGCGCGATTTTCTTCGCGCCGAGCGACGTCCAGAGGCACGCCGACAGACTTGCCGATCCCGGCATACGGGTTGCGGTAGACTCGGCGGAGGCTCGTCCATGAGGCCGCACACGAAGCCGTACCTGGAAACCGCGATGGTACGCACCGGCCTGGGGGCCGTGGAGATCGCGGCGAAGGCCCAGATGCCACTCCGCACGCTCTACGACATCCGGACGCGGGTCTACCCGCTGCGTGCGCGCGGGCCCAACCGCGCATCCTTGCAGCGCTTGGCGGACGTTTTGCACATCGACCTCATGGTGTTGCTGCGCTGGATTGGCCTCGTGAAGCGCCGGAAGCCCAAGCCGAATCCGGACACGGCGTTGCCGCTAGTGGCAAGTCCATGTCCTGTGGCGCCGCCGCCGGTGGCGGCAAGCGAGTTGCCACTGGCGCCGGCCACGCAGACCGCCGCGTCCGGCAAAGACGGCACGGCTCATGCGACGTCGCAGGCGACATGAGACCTTGCGCGCATTGCGGGATCAGATTCTCGGCATGCAGGCCGTGGCTCGAAGGAGTCCAGCGGTACTGCATCTCGGTTGCGTGCAAGGCCATCAAGGGCCGGACCTGGAGGTTCGCGTGATCAGCGAGCTCATTCCAAAGATTGCCGCCTGGGAGGCCAGCGAGGAGAAGAGGGGCCGCTGGCGGCCGCGGTGCTCCAACAGCGGGACCGAGCGATGCGTCCGCGCGGACGTCTACTCGGCCGCGGGTGAGTCTCCAGCCCCGCTCCCTGGTCGGGCCGCTCTCATATTTTCTGACGGAAATTGGGCGGAGGAGTTGGTCCTGGACTGGATCCGGAAGACCGCCTTCCGTGTCCACTCGGAGCAGATGGTGGTCGAGCCACTCCTGGCGCCAGGCACGCACCACGGATACACCTGCGGCCAGAAGGGCTGCGGCCAGAAGGTCGGGGCCGACGTCGTCCACGGACACATCGACGGGATCGTCACTGACCCGATGGGCCAGGATTTCCTGCTCGAGATCAAGACCGCGAACCACTTCACGTGGGGCCGCTGGGCGAGCGGGGCGGACGCGCCGTGGGACTACATCACGCAGGCATCGCTCTACGCGATCGGCATCCGGAAGGTCAGCTCGAACGTCGATCGGGTCCTGATCGTGATCAAGAACAAGAACACCTCGCAGTTCCTCGAGTACGTCATCACCGTGCCGAAGGAACTGGACGGTGTCACCGTGATCGAGTCGGCACTCTTCACCGAGGGCGAGCACCCGGTGCCGTTCACGGTGGCCGCGCCGACGCGCGACCGGCTGATCCCGGCCGCGGTCGTCCGCTGGCAGGACGTCGCGCGGTTGGCCGCGGCGAAGACGTTGCCGCCCCGGCCGTTCGTCTTCGGCTACTGGAGGTGCGACTACTGCCCGTTCTCGGGCACGTGCTGGAAGGGCTACGAGGAGGAGGCGGGCGCGGCCGGGGACGCCGAGGCGAAGCTGTTGTCGCCGGAGGTCCAGGCGATGGTGCTCACGTACGTCGATCTCCGCCGGCGCCACAGCGGGCTCGAGAAGGAGAAGGACGCGCTGAACGATCGGATCTGTGTCGCGATGGCCGCGGCCGGCATCCGTCACTCCCTCGTGCCTGGGCCCTCCGGGAATGTGGACGTGAAGCTTGAGATGAAGTCGCGGAAGAAGCTGGACGCCGATCTGATCCCGGAGGCGATCGCGAAGGCGGCGACGATCGAGAAGCCCTACGAGACGCTGACGGTGAAGGAGCGCAATCGATGAAGTTCACGAGCCTCAAGGGTGTGTCCGACCAGCGGCGGCTGCCGCGCCTCGGCAAGATCCGGCTGGGCCTGAAGGTCCGGCGCGGGAAGCAGGAGCGGTGCCAGCACGACGACAAGGGCTCCTGCTGGTTCTGCACCTACCCGAGGGAGGTCGACTACTTCGTCGTGCCGCCCGAGGTCGCGAAGGTGTATGGGCCGCAGCCGAAGAAGCTCGAGGTCATGCTCCCGGTCGAGGCCGTGGAGACGGTCCTCCCCGTGAGCCTCAAGGCGTACCGGGCGTCGGGCCTGGTGTGCGCGGGCAACGGGGAGATCGCGGTGCGGCGCGACGAGCACGGGGCCATGATCGAACGGACCTGTCCGTGCAACTGGCTCCAGAAGCGGTCCAAGGAGAACCCCGAAGGCGGGCGATGCGCCCGGATGGGGGTCCTCAACGTGGTGCTGCACAAGGTCATGCTCGGCGGGGTCTATCAGATCGCGACGGGCTCGTGGAACTCGATCGTCGACTGCCTCTCCGGCATGGACTACATCCGGGCGATGCTCGGCAAGGTGTCGTGGGTGCCGCTCGTACTCGAGCGGGTGCCGACCGTGGTCCAGCACACCGAGGACGGCGGGGAGTCCCGGCAGCAGACCCACTACACGCTGCGCCTCACGTTCGAGGGCGGCATCGACTTCGTGAACGAGATCCGCGCGGAGGCGAAGCGGATCCTGGCGGCGCCGCAGCCGACGTACCTGCTGCCGGCGCCGGACGTGGATCCGGTGTCGGATCCCCCGGATCTCGAGGAGGCCGAGGGCCCGGTGCGCGAGGCCGAGGGCCCGGTGCGCGAGGCCGAATTCACGGAGCCGCCGGAGGCCAAGCCCGCGGCCGCGGGCGCGCCCCCCGCGCCGCCCGAGCAGCCGAAGCCGGCCCAACCGGCGGAGGCGAAGCCCGCGGCCAAGCCCGCGCCGAAGCCGGCGAAGCCGGCCGCGAAGGCGCACCCGCTCGATGCGCTGGCCAGCAAGGACGAGTGCCGCGCCCTCTGGCAGCGGCTCCGCGCACTCGCCCAGACCGAGCCCGAGGCGGTCGCGGCCTGGGAGTTCCTGCTGAAGGACTACTGCGGGGTCGACTCGTCCGAGGCGCTGCGGTCCGTGAAGGTCGGGTGGATCATGGCCGAGCTCGCCAAGCTCCGGAAGCCGGAGGATCTCGCGGGGTTCCTCGCGTCGTGCCGCGAGATGCTCAAGCTCTAGGGATGCGTCGTGCCGCGCTGGATCCGCCTCCACTGCGACATCGACCGCGAGCCCGAGTGTCGGGATCTCGACGGCGACGCGCTGCACCTGTACCTCACGCTCGTCCGGATCGCCGCCGACCGCATGGACCCTGACGGGTGGGTCGCGCCGAACCACTCGACCGTGAAGTACCTGGCCGGGCGCGCCAAGTGGAGCGGGCCGCCGGGCCCGGACGGGATGCCGGCGCCGAGCGACGAGACGTGCGAACGCGTGCGCCGAGCCTTCAACGCGCTGGCCGTCGCGGGACTGGCGAAGCGGATCGGCGTGGAGATCAAGGTGCTGGTGTTCGACCGATTCATCAACCCGGATCTGCAGCGCGCGCGCGCGCGCAGGGAGCGAGCCGATGCCGACGCCTCCGCCCGAGTCCCAGGCCCCGAAGGACTACGTCCTGGTCCCGGTGGAGGTTGACGAGGGCGAGGTCCGGATCGCGCCCGACAAGGTCGTGCCAGTCTCGCTGCGGGATCTTGAGCACGGCCTGGTCTTTGTGGGCGTGCCGGACCACTTGTCGCCAGCGGAGCATCGGACGCTGATCGACGCGATCCACAAGGCCCGGACGGGGCCGGCGCAGTACGTCGTGGTCACGGAGTCCGACGCGCGGCGCTGGGGGGCGTGGCGGCTGGTGCCACGCGCGCGCTACGATGCGCTGCTGCGCGAGGAGCGGCCCACCCGATGAGCGACCCCCAGAAATCCAGGCCCCCCGGGCCCGTTGAGGGCCAAGCCTTCGCGGTGGCGCTCTCCCAGTTCATTCGGGACCACTCGGGCAAGCCCCAGGATCCGAACGCGCCGCCGGAGCCGGTGTCGGCGCTCGCGGCATCGGCGCAGTACCTCGCGCCGTTCGTCGAGCGGCTGCAGGCACTCGAGCGGGACCTCCCGCCGTTCCCTTCGAACCACGGGGGCGCCCCGTGGGCGGAGGCCGAGGCGGCGGCGCTCGACATCTCGCGTCGCGAGTCCCTCGCGAGCCTCCGCCAGCGGTTCGGTCTGCAGACGAACGCGCTCTACGCCTGGGCCGCCAAGCGTCGCTGGAAGGAGCGCCGCGCGGTGCTCTCCGAGCTGCTGGCGCGGCGGACGTCCGCGGCCGTGCTGGTCGACTCCGGCAAGGCGCTGGGCGTCGAGCCGCCGGAGAACCCCATCCGCCCGGAGAGCCTGGACGAGCGGGAGACGCGGCTGATCGACCTGTGCGAGCTCGCCTTGAAGCAGTTCGCCACCCGGCTCGGCAAGGAGGAGATCGACTTCAAGAACGGGGTCCGGGACCTCGACGTGCTCGCCCGGCTCATCGCGTTCCTGCGCGGCCAGGCCGAGCGGATCGTCGAGCGCCGGAACACGGTCTCGGTCATCGATCTCGAGCGCGCGGCCGCCCAGGTGGCGCGCCGCATGCGCACGATCGATCCCGCCCTGGCAGGGGTCGTGCGCGACGCGGAGTTCAGGCCCGCCGAGGACGGCATGCCGTCCCCGACACCGCGCGACGCCGCAGAGTAGCGGCCTCCCGCAACTGCGCCTTCACGTCCTCGCTCATGGGGGGCGGCGCCGGCATCATCCCGGCCGCGATCGCGGCCTTCCGCACGGCGCGATCCGCGGAGATCCCGTCGGCCATGAGGCTCCGGACGGACGTCTCGAACGCCTCCCACTGCCGGTCCACGATCCGGTCCCCGGACGAGAGGCGCCCGAAGCGGTTGGGGCAGACCGGCGTGTGCGCACGGAAGGTCGCCGGGTCCTGGCCGGTCGCCGGGCAGCGGGCGCAGGCCCACGACGGGTTGCGCGCGAGCGGGGAGACGTAGGGCTGCTTCACGCGATTGCCGGTGCGGCGTCCCGGCGCGCGTCGAGCGCCCCGTAGACCGCGTCCTCGATCGTGAGCACCCATCGCTCAGGATCCCCGCCGTCCTTCGGATGCAGATCCACGATCAGGGGGCCTGGCGTTCCCACGCTGATCGTGATCTTGAACTCCGGCGTCTCCGTCGTGGCCAGATGCATCGCCAGCCACATCCGCTCGTCCCGCCTGAACTCCATCAGTCACCTCCTGCGGCACGGGCGGGACTCTGAACCCGCCGAGCGACCTGTCCGTGCCATGAGCGAGGCTAGGGGCTCCTCGCGGATCTTTCACGTTCCTCGGGTTCGACGGCTCGCGACTCGTAGACGTCCCTGGGTCTGGGCGGCTCGCGGTCGATTCGCGTTCCTGTCACCTTCCGGCTCGCGGGCTCCTTCCGTGCCTCCGGTACATCGGCTCGCGCTGAAGGTCCGTGCCTGTGCATCGACGGCTCGCGTGGCGTCCACGTTCCTCTCGCTCACCGGCTCGCGCGCTCCGGTCGTTCCTCTCTTCGGACGGCTCGCGAACCCTTCTCGTGCCGGTCTTCACACGGCTCGCAGGCTATCAGCGTTCCGGTTCATCTTCGGCTCGCTCGCCAGATACGGTCCGTACCTCAAACGGCTCGCGCAACTCATACGTCCCTTACCTGCACCGGCTCGCGCCTGCGTCACGTTTCTCGGAGGGTGCGGCTCGCGTGCTCGGCTCGTGCCTCACGGTTCTCGACTCGCGCACCTCGTACGTCCCGTGGTTTCAGAGGCCCGCGACCTCGGTTCGTTCCGGTTCCTGGACGGCTCGCGCCCTTCTGGCGTCCCTCCCAGTCCTCGGCTCGCGCCGATTCTCCGTCTCGCCGGTAGTGCGGCTCGCGAACGCTTTCCGATCCTGGCCTGCCACGGCTCGCTGGCTTCCATCGATCCGATGGAGATGCGGCTCGCTCTGTCCGTACGTGCCTCGATTCCGACGGCTCGCTTCCCTTCAACGCTCCTTCCGGTGCGCGGCTCGCGCCCCCTTTCCGTTCCGAGTCCACTACGGCTCGCGCTTTGTCAACGTACCGAGATACCTTCAGCTCGCGGACGATCTCCGTTCCGGAGCGAATCCGGCTCGCTACTTCCGTACGTTCCTCGCCTCGCTCGGCTCGCGGCCTCCATGCGTTCCTTGACTCGAACGGCTCGCGCTTCCCACCACGTGCCCACTGTTATACGGCTCGCGTCGCTCCCACGACTCTCTTGTCGTTCGGCTCGCTCGGGAGTTCTCGTTCCTGCCGTCCCGCGGCTCGCTGGCAACTCACGTTCCTCGCCCATTCCGGCTCGCTGCGCCGCCTCGTCCCGGTCGTACCACGGCTCGCTTCTCTTGGACGGACCTTGGCCAGCACGGCTCGCGATCAATCAGCGCTCCTCAACTTCTTCGGCTCGCCCATCTTCCACGTGCCGAACCCTGTCGGCTCGCTCCTTCTCTTCGTGCCTCCCGTCGCACGGCCCGCGATCCTTGGTCGCCCCTCTCGTACTGCGGCTCGCGCAGATCTGGCGTTCCTCGACCCTTGCGGCTCGCTCCTGATCCACGTACCGAGTTTCCTCCGGCTCGCGTCTAGCGAGCGTGCCTCCTTCCTCGCGGCTCGCGCACCTTCCACGTTCCGAGCGATCCCTGGCTCGCGACTCATAGACGTCCCTGGGTGTGGGCGGCTCGCGATGGTCGCACGTTCCTGCCGCATGACGGCTCGCTCCCGCTCGACGTTCCGGTGGCTCATCGGCTCGCGTCCATTTTGCGGATCTGCATGACCTCGGCTCGCTACTGGTCGGCGTGCCTAGTACCGGGCGGCTCGCGAGCGGTCCACGTTCCTTGGACAACACGGCTCGCGATCGGTTCACGTTCCTGAACGCTCTCGGCTCGCGGTAAGAGGACGGGCCGACCACGGAACGGCTAGTCCTTCGTCTCCTTGCGCGACCCGATCCATCTCGCCCCCTTGACCAGGTTGCATCGAAGGTGCGACGTCGCGCAGTTCTTCTTCGTGTGCGACCCGCCACGAGCAAGCGGCACGACGTGATCCAGCGAGAACGACATCGGATGCCTCCCGGCTGGCCATTGCGCGAACCGCCCGCAGAGATGGCATCGTCGTCCGTCGCGCAGGTAGACCTGGCGGGCGTCGACCTTCTCGGTGCGACTTCCGCGCATCTTGGCGCGCCGCCGATGCTGCTTCTCGGCTCCGCGTGCGCGAACCCGTTCAGGATTCTTCGCTCGATTCTCTCGATGCCACCGGTTGACCATGAGCCTATAGCGCTCGTAGTTCGCCGAGATCCATGCCAGAATGTTTTCGCGGATCCTGGTTCGGTTGGCCTTTCGATATCGCGCAGCGTTGGCGCGAGCCCTCTCCATGTTCTCCTGCCACCAGCGTTTCGCGTACGCTCGGCATCGGTACCTGAACTTGGCGTCGCTCCGGTACTTGGATCGTCTCTCTGCGTTGTACCTGTCCTTATTCCTGGCGTAGAACCGTCGCTCGAGTCTGCGCCACTGCTTCGGGTTCTTCGACTTCCAGAGTTCGTGGTAGCAGGTACCACACCGCTCGTGGGCGTGGATCTTCCTGATTCGTCCACACTCGCAGCAGCGCCTCGTTCTCACGCAGAAGCCTCGCGGTCCATGAGGGGCGGGATCGGGGTCTGGTGTCCGAGGTGGTCGATCGCGTACGGGGCTGGAGCCGGGAGCCCCTCGAGCTCGCGCCAGACCTTCCAGACCGTTCCGCCGAACACCTTGGCGAGCCACCGCCGCGCCTGCGCGTCGATGTGCCCCTTCCTCCACCCGAGGCGTACGGACCCGCCGGGGAGGTCGCGCCTCAGCCTGGCGAGGACGGCGCCCGTGACCATGCGTCCGGCCTCGAGGCCGGCGGTCGGCTCGATGAGCAGGCGGCCGAGCAGCCGCGGATCCGGCTGGTCGAGGCGCTCGAACATCGGCTCGCGCTTGGCGAGGCGCTCCTTCGTCTGGCGGTACAGGTCGTAGTACGCCCCGCCGGCGAGCACGAGGACGCTCGAGCACTTCCAGCTGTGGACCTTGAGGACCGGGGACCAGTTGCCCCGGACCCCCTTCTCGCGCCGCTGGATCGTCCCGTCCGGCCGCAGGCCCAGCCCGCAGTACGTCCACCACTTGCTGACCGTCGCCCAGGTGGCGATCCCGTCCGTCTCCTCGTACCAGCCCTTGGCCAGCGGCTCGTCGGTGCCGCCCCCATCGCCCTCCCCGTCCTCCTTCTCCCACGGCTTCATCCCGGGCTGCGCCGCGTGCAGTTCGCGCAGCATGACCTTCTTCCCCTGCCGCTCGAGCGCCTTGGCCTCGGACTCGTCGCGGAGCGCGTGGTAGTGGGGCCCGCCCGCGTAGGCAAGGAACCCGCCGAGGACGATCGGGCCTGCGCCCCGCACGCGCGAGAGCCAGGTCGTCCAGATCGGGTGGTCGAGGACGATCCGACTGATCGCCGCCTTGAGCTCCGCCTCGATGCGCTCGACGCGCGCGCCGAGGTAGTCGTGGAACGCCTCGGCCTTCTCCTGGGGCATGCCCGCGTCACGCTTCAGGCCCCCGATCCGGTTGCCGATCCCGATGCGGGTCGCCTGGATCTGGTAGTACGTGTCGACGTAGAGCCGGAGCTCCGCGAGCAGCGCGCGCTTGGCGTCGCCACCCTGGACCGTGGCCCAGGTCTGTGGGATCGGCGGCGTCGCGTCCCGCGCGTCGACTTTGGAGATGCCGAGCAGCTCCTCGACCTCGCGCTTGCGACGCACGGCCTTCTTCTTCGTGGGCGTCGTGCCCAGCTTCGTCTTCGTCCCGATGCCTCCCATGTCGTACTCCTCTGCCGCCTGTGGCGGCGTTCTGTGTCCTGGCCAGGGTCCGGGGTTGACCGCGAGGTCCCTTCCTTCGCGCGCCTGGCCTCGCGCGAGCTCGGCGACGGTCGGTGTGGCCGGAGCCGTCAGGCAGTCGTTGACGCGCACTCCCGGCGCACGCGCGGGGCTAGTTCAGGGTCACCAGCCCGTCGAAGAACTTCCCGATGTGCGTCCCCACCTGCAGCGCCCGCTCCGGCGGGAGCCCGCGGGCCGCGCGCGTGCAGGCGTTGTTCAGCCCCCACAGCGTGCGGGGCCGCACGTCCGTCCACGTCTCCTCCGGCGCGAAGTAGGTCTGGGCGACGCTCTTCAGCCTGCGGAGCGGGATCACCCCCTGGCGGAAGGCGTCGAAGAGCGTGGCCCGCGCCTCGAGGTCCGTGAGCGGCCACGCCTTCATGCGGTCGATCCGGATCGTCTGCTCCGCCGAGACCTTGGCGACCCGGTTCATCGCCAGCTCGCACTGGACCTCCGCGTCGAAGCCCGCGGTGTGCTTGCGGCGCAGCACGAGCACGTCGCCCGCGAAGGCCATGTTGTCGCAGACGAAGACGCGCCGGCCCACGACCAGGCTCACCGAGAACGCCTGGTCGTTCGCGCTCCGCACCCCGATCATGAGGCCGCTCTCGTCGTCGGTGGTGAGCCGCGCGTCCCCGCCAGCCCCGACCCGCTCGAAGTCGAGGATCCCGAAGAGCCGGGAGCCCTCCTTCTTCACGCCGAACTTCTGGGCCTTCAGGACGAGGCCCCGGCGCTCGGCCGCCTGCTGCAGGCGGTCGATCAGGACGGCGTGCGGCACCGGCGTGTGCCGGGGCCCCATGGATTCCGGGGGCGGCAGCGCCGCGAGATCCTCGCGCCGGATCACGGTCGAACCCTTCATGAGCACCAGCATCCGCGTCTCCTCTGGGCCGAAGCCCTTGGGCCACCGGACCATCCGGTTGCCATCGATCGGACCATCGCAAACGACGGTCCTTGCCGACGCCCGGGACGCTGGCGGCACACGCCGCTACTTACGCCAGAGCGATCACGAACTATCCGGTTACGGTCGTGCCATCTGGCATGGCCGCCGGCATCGTGGCGTTGATCAGTTGCTGCTTCCGCACCAGCAGCCCGTGAACGCGACGGTCGAGCTCGTGGTCAGCCACAAGGCGCTGCACGAGCACGCCGCGGTGCTGCCCGATCCTGCAAAGGCGATCTTCCGCCTGCTGGTTCAGGGCCGGGGTCCAGTCTAGGGACACGAACACGACGTGCGCCGCCTTGGTCAGTGTGAGCCCTGTCCCGGCCGCCTGGATGGTGCCGGCGAGCCCGCGGTGCGTCCCGGACTGGAAGGCCGCGGCCACCTCGGCCCGCCGCTCGTCTGGGGTGTCGCCGGTGATGGTGAGCCAGCCCGGCCGCGCGGCCACGAGGTCGATCGCGGCGCGATGGGGCGAGAACACGATCAGCGGCTCCTCCGCCTCCTCGTACGACTCGACGAGCTCGAGGAGCGCCGGGATCTTCGCGGCCGAGAGCGCCGTGCGCGCCGCCGAGATCCGGCGCATCACGTCCTCGGGAATCCGGAGATCGACTTCCAGGGCGGCCTCCGAGAGCTCAATCCCGCAGCCCCGGAGCATCTCGAGGACGTCGTCGCACATCGTGCGCGTCGCCTTGTCGATGCCGTTCACGAGGATGTCCTGGTACCGCTTCGGCGGCAGCTCAGGGAGCACGTCCATGCGCCGCCTGCGGAGGCAGACCTTGGCCAGCAGCCCAGGGACCTCGGGCGCAGGCATGCCCCACTCATACCCCCCGAAGTAGCCCTTGCGCGCGTCGAAGAGCCGGAGGAACCGGGGCCAGGATCCGAACGCCTCCTCGGCCAGGCTGGCGGCGTGGAGCACGTACCAGAGTTCGCTCGGGCGGTTGAGCATCGGGGTTCCAGAGAGCATCCAGGTCCGTCCCATCCGGTCGAGCACCGCTCGCGACACCGCCTCGAACTTTCGTGTCCGCTTGGACTGCCCGTTCTTCACGAGGTGGCAGTTGTGGACCAGGAGACCGTTCACCGAGTACGACGGGTGCCCTGCAACCTCGAGATTGTGGACGACAACCTCGCCGCCGTCGTAGCCCAGCGCTTCAAGATCTCGTCGTTCGAGAATCTCGACACCGTCCAGCCGAGCGAAGCCAGGACGCGGTCCTTGCGCCGATCCTGCGCCTGGCGATCGAGGGCCCGGTGTGATCCGCCATCTGCCTCGATCGCCAGGCGCAGGGCCGGGATGGCGACGTCGATCTTGTAGTGACACGGGGATCCCATCCGCCTGCCAGTCCGTATCACGAAGTTCGACTCGGCCATCGGACCAAGGAATCGCAAGAGCCTCCGCTCCGGTCTGGTCGGTCCGGCGCCATTCCCGCCGCGCACCGACGGCCGATGACCCATCGCACGAAGGGTCGCCGACAGCCGTTGCCTGACCGCGGCCCGCCACATCGGGTTGCGCGTCCGCATCCGCTTTGACGAGCGCGCCGCCAGCGATGGATCCCTTCGGTTGGCCGCTCGGCCGGCCGCGCTGATCCTGGCGCGCACCTTCGCACAGTAGACCTTGGCTCTGATCTCTGGTTGCCACATTCTCCACGTCGCCGAGCAGGATGTTCCGCAGAATCTGGTGGGCCACGGGCGGTCCGGATACAGCCTTCGACAGTACGCGCATCGCCGTGAGGGCTTGGGATGCATGGGTAGTCATCATCCACTGTCCAGGCACTAGGTCAAGAGCGCGGCGCCAGCCACGGCCTGTCATGAACTTGTGGTTCTGGGTGACCACGATCGTGCTATCTCCAACGGTCAGCCGCACCATGCTCCGGGCTCGGCGGACGGACAACGCGAGCACGCGTCCAGCCCCTACCGCGTTGCAGACAACCTCGCCGACCCGCACACGCTCGATCGCCTTCGGGCCGCGCGGCGTGTCCACGAGCGTCCCGGATGGAAAGCACTCGTCCGCGATGAGGATGGTGCCATCTGGCGGCGGGCCGTACTTCTCGTGCAGCACCTCACGCCGGTGCTCCCCGGGCTTGACGACGTCTGGCAAGACGTCGTAGTTGAGTACGACCGCGTGCCCAGGCTGCGGCCAGTGGAAGGACTTGCGCCCTCGCAGCACCTCGACCTTCAGGTCCGGGCGCCACTTCGCCGCCTCCGCCCGCCACACGCCCTTGACAGAAGCCGGACAGACCACTACACTTGGTGCGCGCTTCGGTATCGCCAGAAGCGCCTGACACGTCTTGCCCAGACCGGGCTCGTCCGCAAGCAGCGCCCGGTCCCGGCCCGAGAGCCAGGCGACGCCGGTCTTCTGGTACGGGTAGAGCGCCGCCCCGTCGTCGGCCGCGGTCGCCGCCTCGGCCCCATGCGTGAGCCGGACCGCGGTCCGGGTCCGGTTGTGCTGGGCGACCGCGTACGCCTCGAGCGCCGCCCGGAGGTCCGGCTGCACGTAGGAGACCAGCTCCCGGATCCGGAGGGCGTCCAGCACCGCCTGGGTCTGCCCGCGCTCGCAGACCTGGGCCTTGCAGACCGGGTCGTACCGGGCGCCGGCCTCCCGGCACGCCTCGCGGTACGACTCGAAGTCCCGGCGCGGGACGTAGCCCTGTGGCTCGATCCGGGTGCGGCCGTCGACCATCAGAGAGAGGGCGATCGTGCTCATCGACCCCGCAGGCCCGAGCGGCGGTCCTGGGACACCATGTCGATCTCGATTCCGCTCACCTCACAGACCGCCGCGGTGGGCCCGCCGATGTCCAGGCGGGACAGGACGATGTTGCGGGCCACCTGCTCGGCCTCCTTCTCGTTGCGTGCGAGCACGCCCCAGAGCTCCACGGAAAGATCCCCGCGGAGCTGCACCTCGAAGCGCTGTCGCCGCGCCTGGGGCTTCGTCTTCCTTCGCGTCTTCATGCGTGGTCCTTCCGGGCCTCGCCCGGGGTTCGGGTCTCCTGCAGGGCGTCGGCGATCTCGGCGCCGATCACGTCGTTGATCTCCATCGGGTCCGCGGGCCGCTCCCCGTTGGCGCAGGCCCGTGCGATCTCCTCGACCACCGAGTGGGACGCGCGGTCCCAGACCGCGCGCAGCGCGAGCAGCGCGTCTGCCACGGTCTCCGCCTCGGCCTGGTCGAGGTAGATCGCCACGATGTGCTCGGGCACGAGACCGCCCTTGAACTGCTGGGCGAGCCCCTGCACGTGGGTCTGGAACAGGATGTCCCCGCGCGTCGGGCGCCCCGACAGGGATCCCAGCGGGGTGCAGACCACCCAGAACTTCTCGATCTTCATGGCATGCTCCTTTCGGTTGCGTGTTCGTTGAACGCCAGGGCTCGGGCCGCCCGCGCCAAGCGCACGGCCCGCGGCCAGTTGCGCTTGGACGCCCGCTCGGCCAGCTGGGTGAGGCGCCAGGCGCGCTGGATGCGCGCCAGGTCCGCCATCACCGCGGCGTGTCGATCAGTTTCCACGGGTCTCCTCCGGCGGGAGTCGGTCCCGCAGGACGCGCAGGACTCTGGCGATCAGCGCGAGCTCCATCTCTCGGGCTGGGCCCGGGTGCTCCTGGAGCAGCTCGGCCACGCACGACTCGATGCGGTTCGCCACCGTCGCCTTCTGCGCCTCGGTCATGGGCGCTACGCCCCCTCGCTGGCCTGTGGCGGGGCAGCACGCGCGAGCCACGCCGTCACCTTGTCGGGACTTCCCCAGGCTTCGGCCGGGCACTCGTTGTAGAGCCAGGCCGCCCAGTCCCGCATCGCGGCGGTGTTCTCCTCGTCCGCCGCGCTGTAGGCGCCGACGAGATCGTTTTCGAGCACGGCAGTCAGGAAGGACCCGACCCGGCAGTGCTGCTCGACGTAGCGGCGCGCCCCATCCTGCATGTGCGCCGGCAAGCGGGAGTAGTCGATCTCGCTGGGCATGGCTAGCGGCTCCCTTCTGGCACTGTGGCCAGAGCGGTTCCTTCCCGAATCACCTCGGCGGTACGGACCTCGAGCAGCCGCTCCACCGTGTCAACCTGCACGCGCAGCGGGTGGTCGGTCGGCAACGTGGACAGGGTGTCCATGTCCTGCCACCCGAGGAACGTCCGCGCGGCACACGGGTCGCCAAATATCCAGGCGGTCAGCGCGGCGTACTTCTCCTTGCAGAGCGCGTGGTTCGCGAGCGAGATGCTCGGGTCCATCGCGGCCATCCCGACGGTCGCGTTGCTGGCCGGATCGAAGATCGCCACGCGGGTGACGGCGCTCCCGGGGATCGTGCCCCGGTGTCCGATCGTCCCCAGGCCCTCGAGCGAGGCGCGCCACTGGCCGGCGTACAGGTGGGCGCGCCGCCGCCACCACAACGTGCGCTCGCGCAGGTTCCCGGTCGGCTGGCCGGGGTGTCCGCGCATGGCCTGCTCGCACCAGTCCTCGTCCGGCTGCAGGCGGGACTGCTCGAGCCGGTTCACGTCGATCTCCACCAGCCCCCAGCGCCCGCCGCCGGTGGCGTTCGCCGCGAAGTACCCGGCGTAGACGTCGGTGAGGTACACGGTCTTCGCGTTGCTGGGCAGCGTCCAGTTCCCGGCGGCCCGCCCGCGCGGCCGGAGCCCGTGCGTGAAGGCGCCGCGCGCCACCGCCTCGGTCGTGCCGTGGTAGAGCCTCACGCGCCACCCGGCGTCGCGGGCGGCGCTGGGGCATGGGCTGCGGCATTCCTCGCCGCCTCCTCCTGGGCGTGGGACATGATGTGGCCGTGCCTGAGAATGCTCTCGACCATCCAGTCGTAGCCACAGAACCCGGCCGACTTCTTCGCCCGCTCGCCCTTCGGGAGTGCGCGCGCCGACACGCTCGCGCACCACCCGTCGCCGAAGTTGTACGACCACGAGGCACGGCCGTTCGCATCGAGGTTCAGCCGCGCCGTGATCTTTTCCGCGAGCGTGCGGACGATGGCGTAGTGCTTGCCCTCGCCGCTCCACTTGCCGTTCCATGAGGCGACACCGGGCATGGTCAGAACGAACTCGATGCGCTTCATGGTGCCTCCTCCGGCGCGAACAGGTCGTCGATCTGGACCCACACCGCGGCGCCTCGGACTGCGGCGCGACCCACGTAGCCGCGCAGCAACGTCTCCCGGATGTCGATCTCCCAGCTGGTCGCGCATCGGACGATGCGAAAATCCAGGCTCGGCCCGTGCCGATGCGTGCGCGCCGCGACGTCTGTCAGGAAGTCGAACAGCGCGACGGCGCTGGTGAACTCGCGTTCCATCACGCCTCCTTCAGCCACTCCCCGCAGGCCACGCACTCGTGTGTGGCCCGGCCGTAGAAGCCAACTCCCGTGATCGGCCGCCGGTTCATGTGCCGGCACCCAGGCTTCGGCTCGCGCCGGCGCACCACCGCGCCGGGGTGGTGGTGCAGCGCCTCGGAGAGCGCGGCCGCGAACGTGGGGTGTGGCCCATGGTCCGAGCGGGGATCCCACGTCTCGTACGCGGCGCCAATCGGCTCCCAGCACCAGCCGGTCTCGATCTCGTACAACCGGATGGCGAAGCCCGCGCTCACGACAGCAAGCCCCGCTCGGCCAGGGACACGTACTTCCCCTCACTCCCGATCACGACGTGGTCGAGCAGCTCGATCGCCAGGATCTTCCCGGCCGCGGAGAGTCGGCGCGTGAGCGCCACGTCCTCCGGGCTCGGCTCGGGATCGCCACTGGGATGGGCGTGCGCGACCAGGATCGCGGCGGCCGACTCGTGGATCGCGCGGCGGAACACGTCGCGCGGAGACACCAGCGAGGCGTCCAGCGTCCCCAGGCTCACGAGGTGGATGGCGGTCACGCGTCGCTGCGTGTTCACGTGCAGCACCACGAACATCTCCTGGGACGCCGACCAGATCATCGGGGCGAGGAAGGCGACGGCGTCCGCGGCCTTCCCGATCACCGGGCCGATCGGCGCCGGCGCCACGCCGCTGGCCGCCGCGACGTCACGCACGAGGCTGGCCCCACGCAGGGGGCCAGAGAATCCTGGGCTCCGCCGGCGCATCAGACTCCCTGCCGCGCGAAGTACGCGTCGCTCCGGGCCTCGGCCTCGGCCTGCTCCTGCGCCACGCGCGCCTCGGCCGCAGCCCGCTCGGCCTGCTCCGCCAGCCAGTTGAGCTCGATCCACATCACCGCCTCGTGGACCGTCTCGAAGTAGTGGGACGCCTGGCACGGCCCCAGCCGCGCCCCGGCGATCCCGTCGTAGACCGCGTGGACCGTGCCGGGCTCGCGCCGCGGGCAGCGGCAGTCGTCCGGGCGGCAGAACTCGTGACCGCTGCGGTAGTGGTTGGGCCCGTAGTCGAGGTAGTTCCCGACGCTCGATTCCTGGCCGGTCGGGACGGCCCAGCCCCGATCGGTCGTGGCCCACTCCGGGCTCTCGAATGGGGCCCGGCACGTGTGGTGGTCCCAGCGGATCATGCGCTCTCCCTTCGGCGGACGCGCCGCCACTGTCGCTCGGGCCATGCCGAGCGGTCCCGCGCCCAGCGATCGATCACTCGGGGCGGGAACATCCCGTCCGGCATCCGCGACGGGGGCACGAGCGTGGCGCGCTGCGCGTTGAGCGTCCCGAGCGGGTAGGGCCGTCCCTTCACCCCCGCCGTGCCGAAGGCGTACCAGACGGCCCTCCGGTCCTGGTCCTCGCACCACCGCCGCACGATCCTGACGCGGTGCTGGGCCTCCGCGTGTGTCGAGAACGGGCCCAGCAACAGGGCGGAGCGTCCGGCGTCCTGCACCGAGACGTAGAACCGCTCGTCGCGTGGGTGCGACTGGTTCGCGCAGCGCTCGCAGGGGTCGTGCATCTAGTACCCCATCGCCTCGGCGGCGTGGTCGCGCTGGTCGCGCGTCACGACGGTCCACTCCGGGTAGCGGAATCCCTCGATCTCGTGGGCGGCCAGGCGGTCGAGCGGGCAGAACGACACGGTGGTCCGCTCGAGGAGGCCGTCGCAGTCCCGACTGCGGAAGTGCTCCTCGCGCCGGATCCCGTCGCCCACGTGCTCGTAGGTCGTCTCCACGTATTCGTAGCCTTCCTCGCTCGGACCGCCCTCGCGCAGCGTCACGGACTCGCCCTCGATCATGGCGAACCCGCGGGGCCCGCTCTCGCCCGCGTTCGGATCGCCGTGGTCGTGCCACGCCCAGAAGATCGCGCGGCCGCGTGCATCGCCGTTCGGATTCACGATCGGTCCTCCTTCACGCTCAGGACCGGCAACACCTCGTTGCCGATCGTCTCGGCGCACAGCGCCGCGGTGTCGTCCCCGAGCCGTTCGTAGATGCCTGCGCCGGTGAACGCGACGAGGTCCGCGTCCGTACGCATCTGGTGGTTGACATCCAGCAGCAGTTCGTGGGCGGAGAGGATCCACGCCTTCGTCCGAGACCACGCCGCCTCCTCTGTGGTGCGTCCCCGGAGCGCCGCGTCCAGCACCGCGATGTCTGCCCGCGCTTGATCCCACTTCGTCATGACGCCTCCTTGCGATCCCGAAGTTCCTCGGCGCACCATTCCACCAGCTGTCTCCCGGCCGCGAAGATGCCTGCGAACTTCATGTGCTCGATCATGAGCGCCCGCACGACCGCCGCAGGATGCCGGGCGAGGATCTCGCGCACCGCGGCGCGTCCCCACGTGGCGCCCAGGCGGCTGATCTCGATCTGCGCCTGCGCGGCGAGTTGCCGGTCGGTGAAGGCGGTCACCGGCACGCCGCGCCCCAGGCCGCCTTCATGCCGTAGCCGAGCTGCGACCCCTCGACGATGAAGACGTCGGTGGCCCGGTTCTCCGTGCCGATCGCCGGCACGGCGTCTCCCGCGTCCTCGCCGTGCGACTCGCGCTCGACGCGTTCCTGGCGCAGGCAGTCCTCGCGGCTGACCACACCAGCGATGCCGTACTCGAACGGCCAGTTCGACTGGCACATCAGACGCACGGTTGCCTCGGGTTCGTGGTCTTCGAGCAGGCGGATCAACTCTCGCGCCTTCATACGCCGCTCCTCTCCCTGAGGGCGTGGCCCTCCGCGTTCCGGATCGCTCCCTCCACCGACTTCAGGGCCCGCCGGCAGTAGGCGGCCGCGTGGTGCGCGCTCGCGTGCCGGCACTGGTAGGCGGCCGCCCGCAGGTACGCGACCGCGTCGCGGAGCCGCTTCAGGTCGTTCGGATGCACGGGCCGCCCGCGCTGTCGAATCCCCATCACGCGCCTCCCTCCGAAGATCCAGGCCCAGGGTCGGGCGTCAGCGACGTCCCCTGCGACTCGGCGACCGCGATGGCCGCGGCCACCAGCTGCTCGATCCGCTGGCGCGACACCCGCAGCAGCCCCGCCACCTCGACCTCCTTGAACCCGATCGCCACGAGGCAGACCGCCGCCGCCTTCCGAACGGTGACGACCGGCTTGTGTCGGGCGTCTGGCCACGGGCAGCCGAGTTGGCGCGCGATCAATCGCAGGTACATCGGCGTCAGCCCGAGGCGCGCCGCGACTCCCATCAGCGACTCCCCGGACGCGCGCGCGGCGATCACCGCGTCGTGACGCGCGGCCCGCACGGTCTTGGACGGTATCTTCGCCGCTCGTCGCCACGACGCGACCGTGCTCCGGTCCACGTTCAGACGGTCGGCGACCCAGTTGTCCGGCTCCTTGCCGAGCCACGCGAACTCCTCGGGCGTGGCGATCCGCGCCAGGGGTCCGCCGCGGGGCCGGCTCAGGCCGAGATCCCGGCGCTTCTTGTTGTAGGTCGCCGGGCAGAGGTCGTGGCGCACCGCGAAGTCCCGATACCGGAGCGTCCGGACATCCTCCAACATCTTGTCGGTCCAGAGGACCGCGCCAGGTCGTCTGGCCAGGCCCAGGCGGACGCGCTTCTGGGAGACGGTGTACGGTTTGAGTCCGTACTTCCTCGCGACCTCGATCGGCCGGAGCACGTGGAGGTCCGCAAGCATCGCCTCGGTCCAGCTGGTCTGGGCCACTCTAGGCTCCGAGATCCCCAGGCGTCGTCGCTTGGTCGACACCGTGGCCAAGGACATGTGGTACCGCTCCGCGAAGACGCGGCGCCGCATCGTCCGGAGGTCCGCGATCATCTCGGCGCTCCACTCGATCGCCCGTGCGCTCATGCGACGAACACCACCCGCGCGTACTCCGGCATGGGGATGGCCGTCCCGCATGGCGCGCTCGCGCCGTTCGCTTGGATGCATCGCAGGGCGCGCGTCGCGATCGCGCGCATCCGCCCTGGCCGCACGCGCACCTCCCAGACTCCGTACCGCACCTCGATCTCCAGAACCTGGAAGTCCCCGTGCTCGGTCATCACCAGTTCGTAGGGCCCGGTGTGCCCACACGCCGGACACCGCGGCCCCTCGTACTCGTTAGCCATCGGTCCTCCCTGGGGTCGCGCGGTGGATCGGCGTGCGGCCGCGGTTCCACACGCGGACCACCTGCCCCGCGATCACCGCCGCGTAGATCCCGAAGTCCTGGCCTTCGTGCCGCAGCCACACCACGCCCTCGTCCACCACGAAGGTGTGGCCCGGGTTCTCGGTCCGTAGATCGTGCGCCAGCGCGTCGAGCGTCACGCCTGCACCAGCTTGCCGACCCGCTTCGCCGCCGCGATCCCCGCGAGCACCATGCTGGCGAGGAAGGTCTGGGTCGCGATCTCCGGAGGCAGCAGGGAGTCGGTCGCCTGCTTCGCGTCCGCGACCGCGGCGCGCCAGGTGTTGCGTACCTCCTCGAGCACGGCCGCGCCCACGTCGGCATCGCTCGCCTCGAGGTGGTGCTCCCGAAGGTACGCCATGGCCCCGCGCACGGCCGTCGCCATCGCGCGCTCCGCCAGCGCCCGCAGCGCCGGGTCCGTCTCGGTCGTCATCGCGTCCGCCTCCCGTCGCCGTCGCGCCCACACACCATCGCGAGGGCGCGGTCGATCTCGTCCTGGAGTTGCTTCGCCCCGCAGGTGCATGGCCCGTGCCGCTGGCCCATCCGCCAGTACGGGCACTCCCGGGCGTGACAGGTCGTCACCGCGACGCCCGGATTCATCAGCAGGCGTCGGACGGCATCCCACGCCACCACCGATCGCCTTCCCGCGATTCCTCTGCGCGCGGCCCGGCGCGTTCACGCGCCATCCCTCTCGGGATCGAACGGACCGGGGCCCGGGGCGAAGCCCGCGAACCGCTCGCCCGCCACCCGCAGCTCGTCGATCGTGCCCTCGCTGTCGCGGCAGAACAGGCGGCGCCCCCGCAGCCGATCGGCCGCCACCAACTCGGCGACCACCTGCTCGGCGTCGTTCGTGACCGTGGGGTGTCGATCCCACGGCCCGAGGTCCCGGATCAGGATGGCCTCGGGCGTCTCCCGCACCACCCGGTACCGTGCGCGCTTCAGCATCTGTCCTCCTCGAAATCCTGGGCCCCGGCCGCGCCTCCACCAGTCCGTCGCACGCCACGTCGTGTGGCATGTCGCATGGCACGTGGTGTGGCGAGGGGTCTACCGCGTGTTCAGCGTCTCGCAGAGCAGCCCGACCTCCTCGGGATCCATCGCCGCGACCGTCCCGCCGTTCGTGAGCACGTCCGCGATCGCCGGGTCGAGCGTCCCCGCCGCGAGCGCCGCCTCGAGCAGGCGGAGCCCCGCGAGGATCGGGTGGATCGCGCGCCCACCCCAGGGCTCGTCGAACTTCACGCCGAGCATGCCGCGCGCCAGGTCCGTCGCGATCGCGGCCGCCTGCTTCGCCCCGTCGCTTCCCGTCCCGATCTCGAACCTCGGACGCGCCCCGGACGGCAGCACCACGACTCGGTAGAACCGTGCGGGCCACGCCTCGGCCCAGACACACACGTGCCGGCCGTCGCTGGCGGGCGCGTACTTGGCGACGAGCACCCACTGCGCGTGCGGGAACGCCGCGGGCCCGCACCAGTGCGTGCCGAACGGCACGCGGTCGGTGTCCCGCACCTCGTACATCGACTGCATGATGTCGTCGCTCCGCATGGGTGCCTCCTTCGGTTAGGCCGCGACCACCCACTGCCCTGGGTGGCGCGCCAGCACGGCTCGGATCGCCTCGTCCTGCTCGACCCGGCAGTCGGCCGTCGCCGTGTAGCGCGCGACCGGACGCCGGGTGCCCAGCAGGATCTCGTTGCACCTCCACCACTCGGCTCCGGCCGCGCACTCGAGGCACGCGCACGTCGGCCAGACGGTCAGGTGGTAGAGCGCCTCCACGCTACTCGACCTCGACCTCGCACCACTTCATGGCCGTCGCGAGCAGCTTGTTGTAGTCGCCGCTCATCGCCTCCTTGAGGAACGCGTCGCGCTCCTCCTTCGTGAAGCCGGCCTTGGCGAGGGCCTTCACGCACGCGCCCATCACCGCGAACGCGTTGCCGTCGCGACCGATGAGCTTCACTCGGGGACGTGGCCGCTCGGGCGGTGGTGTCGGGATCTTCGTCTCGGTCTCCATCGTCGTCTCCTCTCCCGCCTCAGCGGGTCTCCGGGCACGTCCAGTAGCCGTAGACGCAGCGCGTGCCCTCGCGCGACGGGTCGTGCGTGTCGCGCACCTCGCCGTCGATCACCGCCGCGTAGTGCTTGCTCAACACCACCACCAGCCTCCCGCGCGGCAACTCGTCCGACAGGAGATGCACCCGGCAGCCGGTCCCGATCCCCATCGTCGGAGTCCAGGGCCAGCCGAGGGCGTCCAGGATCCGCCGCATCGTCGTCCCGTACACGCCGGTCCGCGCCGACGACTTCGCGCGCCGGCGCTTGCTCGCCCGCTCGCGCAGGCCCCACGCGTTCACCATGTCGTACACCTGTGTGTACGGCCAGCGCGACGCGATGGTCAGCGCCCGCACCGCGCAGTCGCCGGCCTTCCCGCGGAAGCCCGCGGCCGCGCGTCCGCCGTCGTCGTAGACCCAGGAGGTCACGCCGGCCTCGTCTCGCTCCGCGCGAGCACCGCGCGGGCGTCCGTCAGGAACCTGTCCATCCTCGTGATCCCGCGGATCACGCCGAGCGGCACGTCCTCGCCCCGGCGGTCGGCCGCCTTCTTCGTCTCGCGCCGGTAGTACGCGAGGATCGCGTCGAGCACATGCAGCGGGCTGTTCTCCTCTGACGACTGATCGCCGCGCAGCACCGCGAGAAGGTCGGGCGCGGCGGCGATCAACTGGGCATCGGCCTCGGCCTGCTCGTGGGTCATGGCCACGCGAGCGATGAGGCGCTTGCCAACGGACTCGATGTGGTAGGCGAGGGTGTGGCCTTCGCCAACTCGGTAGGCGGACCACGGTCCAGTTGTATGGCTCGTCGTCCTCATGCTCTCGCCTCCGTTGCCGTTCCCATCTCGGCCGCCGTGATCGCCCGCGCCCGCAGCCGATCGCGCGCGTCCCGCCGCACGTTCGCCTCGGCCATGTGCTTCTCCGCGACGGCCTGGTGCATGCTCGCCTCCGCGAGCCGCGCGCGGAACACCACGTCGTCTCCGCGCGACCACGATTGCATCCCCTCTTCGGCCCGGCGCTTCGCGTTCGCGAGTTGCTCGGCAGCGAGCCGCTCGAGGCCCGTGATCGCGACTGCCTCGCGGGTGATCCAGTCCCGTAGCACGGCGCCGTCCGTGTCGTTCCAGCGCCGGCACACCTCCCGCAAGAAGGCGTCGCTCGCGGCGCCGTCCAACAGGACGTAGCCGGTCCCGGGGGCGAACAGCTTCCCAGGCGTGTACCCGAGGCTGTGCTTGAAGTCCGCCATCGTGTGCCTCCTACCGCCCCGCCGCGGCGTCGCGGCTCCTCACGTCCGGGGTGTAGATGTCCGTGAGCGTGACCACGGCGCGCCCCGCCTTCCGGGCACGCCCACCCCGCGCGGGCGGGCACTCCACGCTCGCCACGACGTCGTTGATCGGGACTTCGTCCCCCGAGCACTCGTCCTCGTCACGCTCGCCGGTGCGCTCGAAGACCACGACCGCGCTCCCGGGATGGGCCGCGCCCATTTCGCGCAACTCGACTTCGGCCAGCGCGAGCAACGCGCGCAGCCGGTCCAGAGTCATCGTCACGGCGACCCCCTCTCGATCAGGACCACGTTGCCAGACCGCAGAAGCACGGCGAGACCTTCGCTGGCACTTCCGTTCAGGTTCAGTCTCGCCATGCCGCCCGGTCCCTCCTCGAGGCGCGCCGTGACGGTGAAGCGCTCGCCCAACAGGAACTCGATCGGAAGTTCCGGCAGCACGAGGTCTGGCCCTTCCCAGGTCCGCATGCGCACGCGAGTCTGTCCCGTGGAGATTTTCAAGGCGTTCTCGCGCTCCTCTGCGAGCCGCATCGTGAGGACGCGGATCTCTTCCTGCGCCCACCGGGGCAGCCGCGCGAGCATCTCGGGCGTCACCATCACGGCCTCCTCCGGCACGCCTCGCACGGCTCCACGATCTTCAGGTCCGCCACCTCGGCGAGGAACGCTGCCACGTCGGCCGCGCTCAACCGCCGCACGCGCTGACCGGAGAGGTCGCGCCCCGTGTACCGGGCCGAGGCGCCGCAGCACCGCCCGTGCAGGATGCAGCCGTTGTCGCCCGAGTAGTAGGCGGCGTCCTGCAGCACGGGCGTGGGATCGACGGCCTTACTCATTCGCCTGCTTCCACAGGCGGAGGCGCGCCGCGGATCGGATCGCTCGCTCGACGCTGTCGATCTCGGCCACCGTCTCCGTCGCCAGGGACTCGACCGTCGCCCACGCCGCTTGGTAGACGCGCGAGCCGCAGTTGGTCTCGATGTCGGCGTCCAGTCGGATCTTCTCCGCCTCCTCGCGCAGGGGCGGGAGGCTGGCGACGTCCGCGACGAGGTACCGCCAGTCCCGATCCTCTCTCTTCGCCGCTTCGTGGAGGCGGAGCGTCTGCTTCCGGATCGCAGCCAACTCCTCCACCGCGGCCTCGACGTCTTGGGCGACGTCCGCGGCGAGCACGCCATCGGTCTTCTTCGTCATGGTCCCTCCGGATTTCAAGGCCCCGGCCGTGCCGTCTGGCGGGCGCGCGCCTGGCGCGGCGTCGCGTCCGTCCAGCGGCACGGTCCGGGGCGTCCGCTAGTAGCCCGCCTCCTCCAGCACCTCGTCCAGCCCCCTCGCCGACACCGACTCCCACGCCGGGAACCCGATGCCCGTCTCCGGGTCCACCTCGGCCGCCAGCCGGGAGGCGTCGCACCGCATCTGCACCGTGCGGCTGCACGGGCCCTCGCAGTCCCGCCCCTCGTCGATCGACTCTCGGTAGACCACGTCCCCCACCCGCTCGAAGTTCTCCGTCAGCGCGCGCCAGCCCTGCTCGGTCGACACGCTCCCGGTCGTGAGGCACGCGCGCCCGCCGTCGTCCAGCGCGATCCCGCGGGGCTCGTTGTCCCACCAGATCCAGAAGGTCAGCCGGCGCATCGGGTCACCTCCGTCGGGTCGTTCGGATCGCCAGGCTCCCCGTGGTAGGCGCGAGCGACCACGCCACCAAGACCCGGGCCGCGATAGGTGTGGACGCTCGAGCGCCCGCCGTGCCGCGACTCCAGGCGCAGCGTCCAGCCCTCGCCCGTCGCGCAGAGCGTGAGGTCCCAGTCCCGCCCCAACTCCACCAGCCGCTCGCCTACCACGGCACCACCTCCTCGCGCTGGGCCAGCGCCAGCGGCGCAGGAAATCCAGGCTCGCCGCGCGCGGTCATGCGCGCTCCGCCGTCGCCATGTCGAACTCCCCGACGAACACCGTGCGACCCAGTTCCAGGCGCTCCGTGCCGCTGAACACATCCCACGCCTCGACCGGCTCAAGCAGCGTGGCCCAGTACCGCCAGCCCGTCTCGTCGTCGTGCCACGCCTTCGTGATCTTCGCGGAGAACGACAGCGCGCCGCGGAGGTCCATGGCGGTCCCGCCGGACGCGTTCAGCCAGACCACCTTCTTGAACTTCACCACGTCGCCGACCTCAGGGATCTGCCGCACGCGCCCTCCTATCCACGCGCCATCGTGTCGATGGCCGCGTCCAGCAGGCGGAGCACGTCCTCCTGCGTCCGCTCCTCCGCGTCGTTCCAGTCGTCCAGGGTCCGCACGTACGGACGGTCGTTCGGATCCAGCCGCCGGTCGCACCCCGCCTCCGCGTCTTCGGCCAGCGCGTCGTCCAGCGCCTCCGTGACCAGCGCGCGAATCGCGCCCGCCACCGGCCACATCATCCACAGCCCCACGCCGTGCTCTGCGCACGCCACGTCCACCGCCCCCTCGATGTCCCAGGCGACCGCCGACGGGCTCCCGATCTCCACGGGATTCCCGAGGTGGTTCACCGCGCCGAAGTCCCGCGTCCAGCCCTTCTGCAGGAGCGCCTTCGCGCGCACGAGGATCGCGAGCGCCGTGAGTTGGTCCTTGTGGTCCACGTTACGCCTCCGCCATCGCGGCGCGGACCTCGGCCTCGGTCGCCTGCACGAGCAGTTCCAGGTAGTGCTCCGGGCTGTCGCCCTCCATGCGCACCAGGGCGTCGTCCACGCGAGATCCACGGTCGAGTTCCACCAAGTTCTGGGCCGTGATGGGGCGACTCCGCGTCGGCACCGCCTCACAGGCGGCGAGCCACGCGGGTCAGCCCGCGCCGGAGACGGTCACGAACGCCCGCGCGTCGTCCCCGCAGGCGATCGGCGTGCGGCGCTTCGCGTGCCGCCGCAGCCGCGCCCGTTGGGCCTTCGGCAGAGTGCGGAAGCGATCCCGCAGGCCACTCACGACTGCGCTGCGCATGTGTCCTCCGACCTCCCGGGCTCTCCGGCCGCGATCGCGATCGCCTCGTCCAGCACCGCCAGTACCTCCGCCTGGGTCCGGCCCTCCGCGTCGTTCCAGCTCGCGAGCGACCCAGGCAAGCGCTTCTCCGGGTCTCGCATCGCGATGGCGGACGTCACGAACGCGCCCGATCCGTACCCGGCTCTCCCCTGGGGCAGGCCAGCGAATCCGAGCGCCCCGAGCAGGCACCACACGCACGCGGCCGGGTCGCTCGGCTCGACGGTGGACCCGGTGGAGTCGCGCGCGAAGGACCGCTGGGTCCAGCCCTGCGCGATCAACACGCGCGCGCCCCGCAGCACCTCGAGTCTCGGGTTCGGGCTCATCGCTCCTCCACGGCCCTCGCGGTCGGCTCCCAGATGTCGGTGCGCACGCCTTCTCGCTCGACGTAGATCTCCTTCGTGGCGCCGCACCGACAGGTGAAGAACGCGTCGCAGGACTGTGCCGCGCCCTTCCCGTCCTTCTGCCAGAGATGCTCGTGCGTCGTCATCGCGCCACCACCACGAAGGACATCCCGTCGTCGTACAGGGCGACGATCCCGTGCCGCAGCAGCCGGGTCAGGCTCGCCGCGAGCTCGTGGTCCGCCACGTACTCGCCCACGATGTTGTTCCGCAGCCACCAGGCGATGCTCGTGAACGAGGTTGGGAAGTCCAGCCGCACGTGGATCACGACGAGGTCGTCGATCTGCATCTCGCGGGATGTCAGGACGTGCTCGATGAGCGCCATGCTCAATCCTCCTTGCCAGAAAATCCAGGCTCCGCCCCGCGCCTCGTGCCCGCCCGCGCTGCGTCGCGTCGGGTCAGGTCACGAGGCGCGGGGCTCCGGTGCCGTCAGGCACTCGAGGACCCACAGGACCACGCCCCACGCCACGGGCAGCGTCGTGTTCGTCCGATCCGTGTACTGCTCGGCCGCCGCGTCCAGACGGTAGCGGTAGACCTCCGCCATCTCCTCCCGGTTCAGCGTGAGGTGGTGGCTGGGGTCGAACCCCGGTGGCACCGTCCACGGGATCGGCTCGAGCGTCATGCGCCCTCCGCGGCGATCGCCGCGTCGAAGAGCCCGATCACCTCCGCCTGCGTCCGCCCCGGGCGGTCGTTCCAGACGACCAGCGGGTTCTGCTCGAGCGACGCCACCCGAGGATCCCAGGCTTTCGCCTCGACGGTCAGCAGCCCCATCGCGACGCCTCGCGCCTCGGAATCCTCCGGGGGCTCGTGCGGCGTGGTCGTCGCGAACAGCGCCCCGGCCGCGCACCACACGCACGCCAGCGGATGCTCCGGCTGGACCCGTCTCTGCGCCGCGTCGCGCGCCATCGCGCCCTGCGTCCAGCCGGTCCGGATGCGCTCGCGCGCCGCCCGCAGGATTTCCAGCACCGTCATCGGCCACTCCTCGCACGGGCGTGCTTCTGGATGTGGTGGGCCACCAGCCGGCGCGGATAGGGGTGCCGACACACCGGGCACGTCCACCGCTTCGCTCCCAGCCGCGCCCGCTCACGCTTCGCCGCGCTGCTCATGATCCCTCCGATCTAACGGGTGGCCACCCTCGGGAGGTCGACCACCCACTGGGACTGTCTCCCCGTCCCGCGGGACAACTCCGATGCGGGGGACACCGATGCGCTAGACCATGGGACACCTCCGCCGCCGTGTGCGGCCCGTTGATCCTACTCCGCACGCGCCTGGCCGACGCCAGGCTCGGGGCCATCCCCGCGTGCGCATTCGGTCTCCCTGTCTGGGATCGTGCAGACCTCCAGCCACCACGCCACCAGCCGCTGCCCCATGAGATAGGTCCCTCGTGTCCGCGCCGCCCATTGCTCCGCCGCGCACGCGAAGAGCCCTTGCCAGCACGCGGAGACTTCCTCGCGGTCGAGCGGGGTGAGCCCCTCCACCTGAGCGAGCGTCACCTCTCCCCACGGGAATGGCCAGGGACCAGGGAACAGCCAGTCGTTCTCCATCACGGCCTCCCGACGGTGAACGACACCCCGTCGTCGTACAGGGCCACCGTCCCCAACCGGATCAGCACGGTCAACGCCGCCGCCACCTCGTGGTCCGCGGCGTCGTCCGGACCCTGCTGCCGCACGAACCACACGAGGCTGCGGAACGAGACCGGACCGACCGTGCGCACGAGCCGCTCGACGAGCCCCGCGATCTCCACCGCCCGCGGCGGCACGCACACCACCGCGGCGCACGTCTCGCAGACCGTCCCCTTGGCGCCACGCGCCGTCAGGATTCCAGGCGTCAGGATCCGGCTCTGCTCCACGTAGTCCCGTGTCGGCTGCGTCCCGATCCGCGCTTGCATCGCGTCGCACCGCCGGCGCCAGCACCCCGGGCAGTAGTCGAGCGCGTCCACGTCCACCCGCCATCCCGCGAAGCCGTCCAGCATCGTCTCCATGATCATGCCGCCTCCACGTGCGCGTCCCACGCCACCCGCGTCGCGTCCGCACGGCCGCGCACGGACGACAGGAAGACCACCATCTCGATCCCCTCCGCGTGTTCCGCACACGCGCGCCACTGGTACGTCTCCGGGTCGGGCACCACCGTCGCGACCGCGGGCTTCCCGCAGCGCGCCCCCTGCACCCAGCGCTGGCACGTCCTGTCCATGCTACGCCGTCTCCTGCATGGCCTTCGCCACCGCCGCCACCACGCTCTCCGGCGCCGCCTTCGTCAGCACCACGGTCACCCCCGTGTCCGACCAGGCCATCCGCGTGCCGCTCGCCGTGTGCTCCGCCGTCGCCGTCCCGAGGTCCACGTTCGCGTAGCAAATCCAGGCTCCGCCCGGGGCGAAGCGCTGCTCGGCTGCCGCCAGCCGACGTCCGGCCGCCTCCGCCCGCGCCCGCGCCGGCTTCCCCAACCCCACGAGGCGCTCCACGTGCCGCGCCCCGCGCGTCGCCACCTTCCGCAGCCCCGCCTCGAGCAGCGCCCGCACGTCCGGGTGCAGGTGCGGCGCCCGCAGCATCACCTCCAGCCGCGCCGCCTCCTGCGTCGCGTCGGTCACGCGGGCGCGCGCCTGCGCCGTCTGGCTCGCCACATCGAAGTCCAGCAGCCTCGGGTTCACCCACATCGTCGTACCCTCCGCCCCTCGCCAGGGGCTGTCGATTTCCAGGGCCACCTGCGCGCGTCACCGCGCGTCGGGTCGCCGCCTCCGCGCGCGCGTCGCGTGCGCAGACGGGGCGCCCCGCGCCCTACCCGATCTCGACGGGCTCCTCCACCTGGTCGGCCTCCCCCATCGGGAGGTCGTCGGCCGTGTCGTCGGCCCCGAACGTCGGGAGGTCGTCGTCCTCCACCAGGCCCAGGCCGACCGACCGCAGGCACTCCTCCGTCCACATCGCGGTCAGCGTCCCGTGCGACATGGCGTGCCGCGCGCGACACCCCGTGCAGAGGATCCCCTCGCTCGCCACCATCGCCACTCCGCACACCAGGCACTCGCTGTCCATGGTCCCCTCGGGGGGGCGCCCCCGCCCCGGGTCTTCCCCCTGGCACCCTCCGCGTCGGGACACCCCGCGCGCGGGCCCAGGATTCTCGGGCGCTACGCGCCCGTCTGTGGCCACCCGTAGAGGCTCCCGACCGCGCGATCCTCGGCCGTCCCGAAGGGGTCCGCGGCGAACGCGCGTCGATCGTGCATCCCCAGTCCGCAGCCCGCGAGCCCGCGCGTGGCGACCGCCACGGCGCGCCGCAGCACCCCGAGATGCCACGCGGCGCGCATCCCCCCCGCCTCGTCGCGGGCCCGCGCCGTCCGCAGGGCGCGCGCCGCGATCTCTCGGAACGTCGTGGTCATGGGTCGCTCCTCAGAAAATCCGGGCTCCGCGTCGCGCCTTCTGCGTCCCGAGCCCCCCGCCCCGCGCTCGGGGCGGACCCTCTCCCCGACCAGGCGCCCGGACCGTCCGGGCGCACCCTGGCTGCCCGGGGTGGCGCTCGCCTTTTTCTAGGCGGAGCGTCCCCCCGTCACGACCCCAACCCCCGCCGGGCCCGGTCGGCCCGGCAGGGGTTGAGGGGGCGCTACGGGCGCCCCCCCGAGCGCCCCGCGCTAGGCGAGGCGCCCGTCGAGCACCGCGAGGATCTTGAACACGTACTTGCTCCCGTCCCGGACCGTGACCTTGAGTCCGTCCCCGTCGTTCAGGGTGACCCGCCCCTCCCCGTTCTCCGCCGTGGCCAACCCCAAGTCGGGATTGATCGAGATCTTCCAGGCAGGGTTGGAGCCCACCAGGCCCCGGAGGGTCTCGGCGTGTGCCTCCGCCGCCTTGGCGCGCTCGGCCGGGGTGCTCGACGCGCGGGTCGCGCGCGCCTCGGTGTTGGCGAGCACCGTCTTGGCACGGTCCAGGTTCGTCTGGAGCATGCGCTGGACGCTCCCCTCGGGAGCGTTCGCCACGCAGATTTCCAGGCTCGCGACCTTCTCCTTCAGGCTCGCGACCTTCTCGGTCAGCCGCTCGCCCTTCTCGGACTCCCTCTGCTGCAGGATGGTCATGGTCCCTCGCCATGGCTTCGGGGTGCCAGGCTACCCGTGGTTTCGCGCCGCGCGTGCCCCCGTCGTCGGGGGCGCCTACCGCGCCGCGCCGCTCCCAGGTACGCGAACCGCGTACCGCGCCACCGCCGCTAGCGGCAACTACTACCAGTAGCGGTCTACCGCCGCTACCGGCGGTATACCCCCATAGGTAGCGCGTAGTCGTTCCGGTCTGTTCGGGTGCCGTACGGATTACGACCCTACCGCCTATGTAAAAAAGGCTTTACACCCCTAGGCGCCCTAGGGGTTACGGCGATCGTACTGGTTGCAAACCAGAAACCCGAACAGGGAAAAGTGTACCCGAACTCGGCGTACGCCTATACCGCCCTAGCACTTACGGAGTAGTGTCACGGCCGTAGTCAACCACTACAGACCGCCGCTACCCGCGCCGCTACGTAGAACGTTACCGTAGGGTAGCGGTAGCAAACGGCGTAAAGCCGTACGGGGCCGGGACTAACGGAGGCCGGCTACTACGGGTACGGCTATTCGATAGGCGAGGCCGCGCGGCCGGCTGCTAGCGGCGCGCCTAGGCGCGCGCCGGCGCCTACCTAACCAGAACGGATACCGTACAGTATATCCTACCGGAACCCGTACGGACGCGCTCTATCATGTGCGGCGCGCCGCTACCGGCCGTCTAGGCGCCGGCATCGCGTAAACCCTAGCGGCCCTAGGGGATACCGCGTACTACACGGACCCGTGCCGTACGGCTATAGCCGTACCTATCCCGTACGGCCGGGCCAGGTACGCGGCTTGCTACGGCGCCAGCAAGCCCTAGTCCATTCCGTATCGCCTACGGCGGTACGGGTTTACGCCTGAAACCGAACTAGCACCCTACTGGCGCTAGGTCTGAGTACGGTACGCGCTACAGCAAACGACGGTCCGCGCCGTAAGCCCTAGGGCCGTCGGCGCTTACGTTTCCGCCGTAAGCCTAGGGGCCCCACGGGCTTGCGTTTGGTAGGTGTTTTTTAGGGCCGCGCAGCACGCGGCACCCACCAGAGAAAGTGCGCCCCATTCCAAACGCGCCGGTCTAGGCGCCGGCTACGATGGCACTTTTCCGCGGGTGCCTGCCTTCGTGGGTTGCGCTGGCGCGATTCTGGTACCTGGGCCCGCGTTTTCGTCCGTTCGCGTCCTGGGGCAACGTGGCGCGAATGGGGCCCCACCCAGAAATCCTGGGTGGCGGTGCATTTCAGGCTGCCGGAGGCGTGGCCGGTTCATGGGCTGGCGCGCGGGCGACCTTGAGTGCGGCGTCGACCCACGTGTCCTGGGCGCGGGCATCGCTGCTGGCGACAGGCGTCCCCGAGAGCCCGACCCAGCCGTCGCCGGTGGCTGGTGGGACTGGCCTGAGCCCGAGGTTGGGCTTGTCGGTGGCGTAGGGGTGGGCGTAGGCGCAGGCGCAGCGTCCGGCGATCCAGGAGCCGTTGCGTGCCTGGAAGCGCAGGCCGGGGCGGGACTCGCTGCAGGCGTCGCAGGTGTGTGGCGTGGGGGGTGGGGTGGTGCTTCGTGTGGCGGCTGACTTCCGGAAGTCGGCGGCGGAGGTCGCAGCGGCGGCGATCCAGCGCTTGGCGTCGGCGGGTCGCATGGATCCGGCGGGTGTGAGTCCGAGGGCGACCCAGTGTCCGGCGTTCCAGGTGGCGAGTTCTGGGAGCCGGAGCTGGTGGCCGTCGAGGGTGGGGGCGGCGTATGGGTCGGTGACGCAGCCGCGGCAGGCGGCGGCGAGCCAACCGGCGGTGGGGTGGTTCCGGAAGACGGTCTGTGGGGCGCGCCAGTCGCAGGCGCTGCACTCGTGGCCGCGGGCGCGGGGGTTGGTGCCGCGTTGGCGTGGGGAGCCCTCGAGGCGGAAGTGGGAGCCGCCTGGGGGGTCGGGATCTGGGTCTGGCGGGAGGGGTGGCGGATCGAGAACGGCGTCGGACAGGGGCTGGGGGTCTGGGCTCGGGTGTTGTGCCTTCGGATGGCCCATCCGCTGCGCCCGGCCGTCGCCGGCCCCATCAAGGGCCGAGCGAGCGGCCGGCACATCGACCGCGGTGGTTGCGGGGGTGGGGGGGTCTTGAATAGGACTCGGACTCGGAGCGGACCGAGAGCGGTCCGCTCTCCGGTCCGCTGACGGTCCACTGGTCCCAGCGGGGGTAGAGCGGTCCGAACTTGTGGGGCCGCTGGGCCCAGTGGTGATTTCTCCGCTGGGTCCAGCGGTGGAACTTGTGGGCTTTTCTGTCGGAGTCGGATCATGCACTATACTGCCGTACCGCTCTCGGTCCGCTCCCGGTCCGCTGGGCCCAGCGGTCGTTTTCACCGCTCTAGGTCCGCTGGGCCCAGCGGTCGGTGAGCGGTGCTTTCCGAAGCGACCATCGTTGCCGCGAGCGGCGGCGGAAGCCTCGGCCCCGCGGCGGCGGCCGCGCGCGAGATTCTCGCGCGAAACGCGGACCTGGGCGGCCGATCGGTTCCAGTGGAGGAAGTCGTGGATCTGGTAGTTGGTCCCATCGGGATCGAGGAGGCGGACCGCGAGGAGGCGGGCGATCGTCTCGGCCGCCCCAGGGGCGGAGAAGCTCTCGGCGATCTCGCGGGGAATCCGGCCGTCGGTGCCGTGACAGTTGGACCACGAGATCATGCGGAACCACGGGCCGAGGTGCTCCTTGCCGGCCCCCACGATCTTCGGATGCGAGTGGGCCTGGTCGTCGATCTTGCCCCAGCTCATGGGTGCCTCCGCGAAGAGTTCCCCCCGGGCCCGGGCACACCCGGCCGCCGGAAGTAGCGCCGCCACCAAGGGCGCGGACCACGCCGAGCATGGCCCCGACCGTGCGGCCTGGACCCGGGGGGACAATCGGTGGGTGGCCAGGGCATGTCGGCTCGGCGCGCGGCGCCTTCCGGTGCCACCACGCGCGGCGGAACCGTAGGCCGATCGATCGGAGAAGTCAAGGAGAATCCGCCTCGAAATCCGGCGGCACCATCGGGAGCAGCCGGTCGACGATCGAGGGCGAGACGCGCCAGAACTTCTGGGCCCCCTTGGCGGGAACGGGCGCGAGGAGCGGGACGACCCGGTCGAGGACCCAGCCGATCGGGCCGCGGAACCAGGGACGCTGGTCGAGAGGAAGTTCGTCGACGTGGTGGACCAGGTGCGAGATCCGCGCGAGCCCGATCAGGGCGCCGCGCACGTCGGCGTGGGGGGGCCAGGCTGGGGGGCGCGCGATCGTGTCGGGCTTGAGCCCCGCGTGGACGAGGAACCACCGGCGCTGCTTCCCGGTCCCGAGGAACGTGGGCCCGTACCCGAAGGGGCCCCAGCTCCGGTTCTCGACGCGCTTGGGGCCCCACACGATGCAGGCGGCCCACGGCTGGAAGAGCGTGAGGGCCCGCCACCGGGTGTGGTTCTGGCCCGTCATCGGCGCGCGGCCCGCCCCGGGGCCGGGCGCGCGCGGGGCGAGATGGGAGCCGCCGGCGCGGGGAGCCGCGCGACCATCGCCGCGGCCTTCGTGTAGGTGGCGACGGCGCGCGCGCGGCGCAACAGATGGGCGGCGCCGGACTGCGCCTCCTGCGCCGCGGACAGGAGGGCGTCGGCGTCCTTGGCCTCGCGGGCGCGCCGGGCGATGGCCTCGAGCGCATGGGTCTCGCGCCAGGCCAGGTCCCACTGCTCGTACGCGTTCCCGCGCAGCCCCGCCGCGACCTCGGGATCCAGCGGCCGGCGGCCGGGGCCCGGGAGCGTGCGGGCGGCGGGATGGGCGGCGGCGAGCGCGCGGACGAACTTGCCGCCCGTCAGGTAGCGGCGGTCCGGATCGGTGAGGGTCATGGGCACTCCTTCTGGGGGGCGGGTGCCCCTCCATCCCCTACTCGCTCCGGCGGGCCGCGTCGCCCCACGGAAATCCGAGAACTCTCGTTGGGGCGGATCATGGCCGGGGAGTCCGGGCCCGCGCCAGGAGCGCGAGCGTGCGCATGTCGCGGGCCCCGAGCGTGAAGTGCCAGTCCTTGAGGACCGACGCCCGACAGATGTGCGAGGCCGCACGTAGGAGATCGCCACTGGGCGGCGTAGGCGATGCAGCGGCGGACGGTCGGGTCCTCCTTCGTCGCATCGGCCGTGCTCGGATTGAGCAGGACGAACGCCACGGCGCCAGCCCGAGTCGGCTCCTCCAGGCGGAGGCGCCGGGTCAGGTCGTAGCGGTAGACCCGGTCCGGCGAGAAGGTCGCCTTGCGGTCCACGATCTCGATCACGACGTCGCGACCTCCTGGGGCGGCTGGATCGTCCCGCCGTAGCGCAGCCGGTTCCGATAGACCGTCGCCACCATCTCGCCCACCGCGTCCGCGACCGACTCGGTCGGGCACGGGCACGAGAGGCCGTAGGTCGCGTCGGGCCCGCAGTCCCAGGAGTTCTCGCCCTTGCCGTAGCCGGGGATACCCTTGTCTGGCTTGATGTCGGCGGAGATCCAGTGGCGCGCGAACCACCGCGGCCGCTTCCAGGTGCGCTCGACGATCTTGACCGTGGCGGGGTAACCTGCCTCGGGCATCGGGATCGTCGTGCGGGTCTCCTTTAGGATGCGCTCCGAGTAGACGGGCTCGCCCAGGAGCCACGTGATGGGGCGCAGGCGGAAGCCGCGCACCCACCAGGGATCGGCGGCCTTCCACTCCCACACCCGTCCCCACGGGGTCACCGAGAGTTCCCACGAATCCGTCACATAGATCCAGAACTGCCGCCCCTCCTTCGGGAGCCGCCGGTGGAGCCAGCCGCCCCAGCGCGGGACGAAGTGGAAGTAGAAGGCGAAGAAGAGGAAGAGGAAGGCCACGCTCGCCTGGATCGGATGCTCGGAGGAGGGCTCATGCAGGGCGAACGACACGGACGGCCGGGTGAACCCGAAGTGCCAGCTCCAGCCGAGCGTGCGCGTCGCGCTCCCGTGCTCGTCGCGCCCGAGCCAGAGCCACGCGCGGCCGTACCGCAGGATCGTGCCCAGCCGGTTGCCGGACTTCTCGTTCAAGTTCTGCCAGTGCAGGCGCAACTTCATCGTTCCTCCTCGGTGAGCGGCACGAGCCCTGACTCCATCTCTGCTGGGCTCTTGCCGGCGGCTGGATCTTCGTTGAAGCCGCACCCGCGCATCGTCCCGGGGTTGTCTTGTGGAACGTGGTCGCCCATCCGGACCTGTTTCGTCATGCTGTAGTTGGGGTAGCCGCTACACATGCGCGGCTTGTTTGCGTGGATGGCGCATCCGGCCACGCGGAGATCCCCGACCATCTCGGTCGTCAGGTTCCCGCACGGCCCGTAGATGTAGCGGCCGGTCCGAGGATCACGGCCGAGACATCGTCCCGCGAGCATCGGGTAGATCAGATAGATGTCCTCGTACTCGATCATCTTCGGCGTGCTGTCGCGCCACGCCTGGTAGCCCTCGCGGAGTTGCCGTGGCGAGAGCGGGATCGGGATGCGCGTGCAGCAGCGCCCAGTCCGGAGGCAGGCCGGGACGAACGGCGTGGGGCGCGGAAGGCCATCGGGCGCGACGGTCATGCCCGGCCCCGCGGGACCCGTGGGCCGATCTTCATGGCCACGATGAACTTGACGATGTGCCCCGACCGATCGTCCGTGATCGCGACGATCGGGCTGCCCCCGCGGCGGTCGATCCCGAAGATCCCGTTCAGGAGCCCAAGCCACGACAGCAGGTAGGGCCCGCGCGGGGTGAGTCCAGAGACCTGGATCGTGCGATGTGCCGCGAGCGCCGCGTTGCAGCGCACGCGCTTCCTCCACAACCACATGATCGCACCGGGATCCGCGCCGAGCGCCTGGTTCAGGACCCGCACCGCGTCGATCGGCGTGATGGCCCACGACGTCGCCTGGGGTGTCGTCATGCATCCTCCCGCGGCACGATCGCCGCCAGTTGCTGACAGAGCGCGCCGAAGCGGAGGTAGAACGCCTGGTGGTGCCCGCCCGTGCGATCGTCCGCGGGCCGGTGCGGGTACGTGTCGATGTGTGCGATCTCGTGCAGGATGGCCTGCTTCGCGTACCACCACGGCTGGTCGCGGAGTCCCATGTAGAGCACGAGCGTCTTCCCCTTGTGGTGGACCTCGGACGGGGCCGCCGGGCTCAGGATCACACCCCAGTCGAAGTAGTCCGCGGCGCGGAGGAGCTGCATCGCCAGGGCCAGAAGTTCGGTCGCCGTCATCAGGCGCTCCGGACCCGTGGGGCGTACACGAGGTGGACCGAGAACGTGGCGTGGCACGGCAGGCTGTGGCGGATGCTGCCATCGATCTGCACGAGGAAGCGGCAGTGCCCACAGGGCTGCGGTTCGAGTTCCACGACGACCCGATGCCCGGGGACTTCGCACCGGGAGACGACGTAGTCTCGGAACCTCCGTGGTTCCTCTTGCATCTCGAGGTGGTGGATCCAGGTCGAGATCATCCCGCAGAGATCGGTGATCGCGCGTCCGACCATGGCGACGGCCATCACGTCCGCGGGCGCCGAGAGATCGATCGCCCGCGACCAGACGACGGTCGATCGGCAGGGGCCTGTGCCGGTCGTCATGCCGGGAGCCTCCGATCCAGGATCTCCCGCGCGAACGCCGACTCCCGGTGCCCCATCCGGATCGCCTCGCAGCCCATCCTCAGCGCGTTCAGGTGCTCGACGGAGTTCACCCTGGAGCCGTGCTGGTGGGCGAGGTCTCGGAGGATCTCGGTCAGCGCCTCGACGGCCTTCAGGGCGTCCTCTGGGGTGGGCGGTGACTCCTTCATGGGTCCTCCTACGTCACGATCCGGCCGCGGCTCGCGTACTCGATCTCGATGTGGTCGAGCCGCATGCAGTCGAGCGACACCTCGACCAGTTCTCCGGTCTCGCGGATCGCCAGCATCACCAGCACGCCGTCCGTCATGACGCGCGCGGCCACGATCAGCGCCGCCTTCTCCGGATGCTGGACCTCGAGCGCCGTCCCGAGTCCGATCGGGATCCGGCGCGCCGTCAGGTATGCGCGTCGTCCGATCAGGTTCTCGAGCACCGCGGGGTAGCGGGTCGCGTCACGGTCGGGGATCGTCTGCATGTGGCGCTCCTTCCGGCGGCGGGGCCGCCGCCTCCTCTGCCTCCGTCATTCGGTTCAGCTCATCGAACATCCCGGCATCCAGCAGGAGCCAGTACGCCTCGGCGTACCTCCCGGGACACACGCGATCCGCGAACCCGCGCCACGTATCCTCCTCTGCCATGGCCTCGGCCAACAACGCGGCGAAGTCCCGAGGCTCCCCGCACACGGGACACACCCCGCCGGCCATCAGCCGCTCGCAGGCTGGCGACATCGGCAGCGGCGCCTTCACCTTGGGCGCCGCGGCCGCCGTGGCATCGGCCAGCGGCACCATGTTGTCGAACTCGTACCGGAACCTGCGCCGATGGTCCTCGAGGCAGTCCTGGCAGATCGTCCAGCTGATGGGAAAGCCGGACGCGACGACGAAGGCGCCGGGCTTGCCGCACCGCGGCTTCTCTTCGCTGTTGCGTTGCTCGCAGGTGAGCGAGAGGGGCCGCGATGCCGGCGTCGCGGGCGCCGGCGCATGGATCGCCGCGCCCTCTACGCGGACGCGGACGACTACGCGAAGCGCGGCGATGCACCGTGGGCATCCGCCACCCAGAATCAGGTCGGTCGTGAGGCCGTCGTGGGCCATCACCCGCTCGCCAGGCAGGGCGTCGCAGAGGCGCCGCGCCGCGGAGAGATCCGCGGCCGTTGCGCCTTCGATCCCGTGCGGCCACGGGGAACTCTGCCGATCGCTCGGCGCGTTAGGCATGTGGACCCTCCTTCGTCGTCGGACTGGCGCCCGGGAACGCCGCGCGCCCGAACCGCTTGGGTTGCCGCCGCCGCCGGCCATCCGCGGGCTCGGCCCACAGGAATCGCACGCCGCTTGGTGGGATGGCCATCGAGGCCGCATCTTCAGGCCACGACCGCACGATCAGCGTCGCCTCGTCGGGTCGTCGGAACGCGACCAGCGCCGCGCTCGCGGACTCGGCCTCGACGACGCGGCGCTCCGGCGTCCGGGTCGGGTGGTTCCGTGTGGGCTCGATGCGCTCGCAGAGGAAGGTCATGGATGTACTCGCACGGCCCGAAGCCGGTTCAGGAGTGCCTGCACGGTGTCCCAGGCGCCCCGGGTCGCAACATACGCGCAGTCCGCGGCGTGGGGGAAGTCGTGGGTCTGGTCGAAGTACTGGGCCGTGTAATCGACGACCAGCATCGATCGGTCACACGACCGGCACCAGACCGTGCGCCGGCCGGGCGCGGCCGTGTCTTCGCGCTGCCATTCGATCGCGTCGTGCGAGTTCGGACACGGGAAGGCGATGAGCCTCGCGTGGAGGCCCACGCACTCTTCGTGCGAGAGCGTCAGGCCGCCAGCCTGATCCGGCGCTGGTGCGGCGGACCAGAAAACCTCGCGCACCGTCGCGATCATCAGGGCGCGGTTGGTCGCCGGCACGTTCGCCCAAGGGACGGCAGACTCTCGACGAGTCTCGTAGCCGAAGGCCGGCGCCAGGCGCTCATAGGTGTCATGGAACCGCTGGGCCAGCTGTTCGGCGTCTGCCGGCGGAGGTTGGGGATCGGGCCGCCCCTTCTGCTCGACGTTCACCCACGCCTCGAGGTCCGCGAGGGTGAGCAGGCCGATGGCCTCGACGTGTTGCGCGAGCGCGAGCACGATGCGGTGCCCATCCTTGTCGGGATGGAGCAAGTGGAGCGCGTGCGCGAGATGCGTCAGCCACTCGGACAGGGACTCACCCACGGGAGTTCTCCTTCTTCGGACGCCAGTTCCATTTTGCAAGCGCGCGGGCCTGATTCGATCCGGTCACGATTGGCATGGCCGCGCACGTCAAGTTGTCGCAGCCGATCAGTCGCTTCCGTGGGCCGCCCCCATGCCACGGCTCGATGCTCGGTTGCGAGCCGCAGAACGGGCACGGCCGCGCGACGGCGGACGACAGGACGACGGGATCACTCTTGGGATCACCCACGGGGCGCCTCCCGCGTCGCGTCGACGCGGCGGTAACTGATCCACGTCCCACACGGGGTGGTCGGGTGTCGGCAGGCGTACCCGCGCCCGCCCTGGCTGTCGGTGTCGAAGTGGATCCAGGGCCGGCCATGGGCGCGGCAGCGCCAGCCGTTCCAGACGCGGCGCTCGAGTCGGATCTCCCACGGCACACCGATCGAGAGGAACAACACGAGCGCGATCGCGATCGCGATGGGGATGCCGAATTCGATGGTCACGTGGCCTCCGCTTCCGTTTCGGCCTTTCGCCGCGCCAGCGCCCGGATCGCGTTTGCGATTCGGAGGCACGCCTGCTCGGCCGCCTGGTTGCCCATGCCCAGACCATCGGCGTGCGAGGTGTGCTTGATGCGCTCGGATTCTTGCTCGGCGATCCGAATGCACTCTTCCGCCGAGAGCGTGAGGGGATGCGTCGGCCCCGCGAGGTAGTCGCAGCCTGCGTGCTCGCCCGGGAGGCAGAATCGGCCGCACTTGGTGCAGAACCAGCGCGTGTCAGGCGGGATCACTGGCAGTCTCCCGCGGCGCGGAGGCGATCCAGAAGCGGGCGCACGGCGGCGAGGGCCTTCTCTGCGATGTCCACCGCGTGGCCGTACAGGTGAGGGCGGAGTCCTGGCACCGACGATTCCGTTCTCGCGATCCGCTCCAGCGCCTCGCCAAGCGCCACGACGCTCGCGGCCTCCGCTTGGGAGAGGACGACCGCCGTCGCTTGCCGGCCGGCGACGAGCACGACACAGCCAGCATGGATCGCACGGCACACGTCACAGGTCACCTTTTCGGGATCGCCGGTATCGTGGGCGAACAGTTCCAGCCCACAGACGACGGCCCTGGGATGCCGGCGCTCTTGAAGATGAATCGGAGCGTCCGGCCGGACCGGGACAGCGGGCGGCTGGCCGGGACGACGCAGGCGGTCACTCACGGGCGGCCTCCGGGCCGAAGTCGAAGGCCATGGCCCTCTTGCCGTCGGGGTGCGTCACCGTGATGGGCGACACCTGGATCAGCCCGTAGCCGGCGTAGTCGCACGGCCCTCCGGTGCGCTCTTCACCGACGCCGAGCCCACGCACCGGATTCGGGCGGTACCGTCCGATGCACTCCTGGTACATCCGGTTCGGGGGCGCGCCAGCATCCTTGAACTCCTGGCCGCTGGCGACGTTCCCACAGATCGGGCAGATGAAGCGCCAGTCCGTGAAGTTGGGCCCGAAGCGCCGGCGCCCCTCGGCGAGCCACTCGTCCAGGGTGTAGTTGACGCGGATCTGTGCGGGCGTCGTCATTCCGACAACTCCTCCTTCGGCAGACTTCCGAGGGTGGGCCGCGTCTTTCCCTCCACCCACGACTTCGGCGCGTTCTTCTGGATCCAGTCGTCCACGATCTTCTCGATCTCCTCCGGCGGCGCGTCGAAGTCGCCGGCGCCGGCATCCTCGAACAACGAGTCGTGGAGGAAGTCCAGCACGTCGAACAGCGGCGTGCCGGCCTCCTCGCAGATCACGAGGTTGAGGTCGGAGGGCTTCACGTTCTCGTCGTCGCAGTAGTCGAGCAGCTCGTCTTCATCGTAGAAGTAGTGGTCGCCCCGGAAGAGCACGAGGGGCGTCGTGCCGTCCCATGCCACCTCGGGCATGGCCAGATAGTCGGCCGCGATCCGCTTCGCGGCGCAGGCCGGACAGTAGACCCATCCCTTCTCGTGGCGCCCCTGGCATCCGGCCGTCTCGCACGGGAGATCGGTCGCGCAGCACGATCGTGCGAGTCGCTCGTTCTCGCTGGGATCGCCAGCGGCGAACACCCGATTGCACGTCAGGCACGCCCAGCCGTGGGCCGTGCCCTTCGGTGTGGTGATCGTCGCCGGGCCCGCGTTGTTCTCGTAGCGCACGACGGGGTCACCCATGGCGGACTCCTCTCCTGGCCGTGGTCTCGACCATCGGAATGACGCGAACACGAACGATCCGAGCGCCAGGCATGGCGCGCGCCTCGACACCGGCGTACAGGGTGCCGAAGTCCTTGATCCGGCTCGACGGCGGCGGATCGTAGACGGCCCACCCGAGGCGGGGCTTCGGAATGAATCGGTCGGGCTTCTTCACGGCGTCCCCTCCCCGCCCGCGGGCGGCGGAAAGCGATCCGCGCCAGGGAGCCAGTCCGCAGCCCTCGGCTCGCAGAACCGCCACTCCTTGGCCTCGGGCCAGTACCGCTGCACCACCGCCTTCGCGTCAGCCTCGGAGTCCGCGTCCACCACCGCGCACATCGTCCAAGAGTCGTCGGCGCACCGCTGGCCCGAGCACCAGTAGCGGTGCGCCAGCGGCGCGGCCTGACCCTTCGGATAGATCGGTCGATAGTCCTCGGTGGGCTGATACCACGAAATCCAGAATCGCTGGATCATGACCGCGTCCCATCCCCGCCCACGTCCCGGGCGGGCTCGGCCATGGCGGCGATGGCTGGCAGACCGAGCGACTCACGCACCAGTGACTCGCTCGGCGGCGGTTCCAGTGGCGCGGTCAAGTCTTCCCGGGCGAGTGCCAGTGCCCGTGCTTCGTCCACGCGCGCCAGTGCGTGGCGGAGCCGAACCGACTGGTTTCTGAATCGCCACGCTTCGTCCAGCGCCGCCCGCAGCGCCGCGGCGTCAGCCTCGGCCGTGCTCCGACACGGCGCACACACCGTCACGCAGACGCCATCGGAACCGTGGTTGAGCTTGCAGTGCGCGCAGCGCCCGAACGCCGCCCGTGCCGCGTCCCGCTCGTCGATGATATTCAGGACTGCAGCCGTGGAACCAGCAGCCTGCCCGCCACCTTCGCCACCGATCGCGTCGGCAATCTCTTCGAGCCGTTGGTGCAGGCGCTCTCGCTCGGCCTCGGTCGTGAGCAGCGCCTCGCCCATCTCGTCGGCAAGATGCGTGAGCGACGGGAACCGCTCGGCGAGTCCGTGTTCCATAAGTTGCTGGCGGTGGTTCGCGTCCTGCGCCGCCATCGCGCCTCGTGCCAAATCCCGCTCCCGCTCCGCCTCGATCCGCAGGGCGTTTGCGGCGCGGTCCAGCTCGCAGGCCGACTCCCACTCGCGGCGGTACTCGTCGCGGTCAGCCTCGGCCTTGAGGCGCAGATCGTCCGCCTCGATCTTGGCCTCGATGTAGCGCAGGCAGACGGCGGCCGATTCCGACTTCTCCCGCTCCGCCGCGTCGAGGCGGGCGAGGAGGGCGCGGAGGGCACCGAGTGAGAGCGCTGCGGTCACGACGAAATCACGCGACTTTGGAGGCAAGTCTGCATGCCGTCGGTCGTGCTCGGTGACGGTCTCGCGTGCCCAGGCCACTGGATCCTCTGGGGTGTCGGTCACGGCGTCCTCCTGGCCTGGCAGGCCGGCGTCTGGCAGAGTGCCCGTACAGCGTCCCCGAGCGTGTCGTGCTCATCGTAGAGCCCCTCCCGCAGCGCATCCCGGACCTGCGTGGCCGTCCGGTATGCCTCCGTGTGGTCCCCGTCCAGCGGCACGGGCTTGTGGCAGTCCGGGCAGTACGCGGCACACCCGACCCAGCGACGGATCACGGCGCGGCGGCGGGGCTTGCGCGGGCTCACGCTCCCTCGCATTCGAGGCAGAGCGTCCGGAACCCAGCCGGCGCGCACTCCTCCACGCAGCACTCGCCCCCGCAGCCGGGGCAGAGGACGATCTGCTCCGTGGCCTTCCCGCAGCGTGGGCACTCGACATGCCTCTTGGCTTCTTGGCTGGCCTTGGGTGAGTTCTTCTTCGGCTTGCGTGGGCTCATCGCGTCCGTCCTTCCTCGGGCTGGGCCGCGGGGAGCGCGCGGATCACTTTCGCAAGCCGCACTCCACACCGTGGCGAGTGCTCAAGGCCGGCATCCGGTGCGTCACACGCACCGCAACGCCAGCCCTCTGGCATCCCCACACCGTGACAGGCCCGCGCATCCGCCTCCCCGCGCTCCCGCCACCCCTGCGCCCGGCCCTCGGCGCGGAGGGTCTGCATGAGGCGTTCGACGACACTCCACGCGGCGCTCGCGATCAGCACCGCCATCCGGCCTTCGACATCGCGGCGCGTCTTGCAGGGCGGATCGTAGAGGTCTTCAAAGCAGGCTCCGGCAGATACGCGAGCGAACTCGCGCACGGTCAAGCGCGCCGTCTCCCGGTCCGCCTCCGTCCCATGCGGCGCGCTCATCGGGCCTCCGGGGTGCGCCGGGCGTGATGCGTGCAGAATCGGAAGCCGGGCGGCGAGTGGAGAGCGCATCGGGTTCCTCGCCGCGTCGTTGCTTCGCAGCGGGGATCTTTCTTCCATTCCGCGATCCGCTCGTCGCGTTGCTTATCGCGCACGCTCATCGGGCCTCCGTGGGCGGCGGGGTACTGGCGTTCAGCGCCTCGATCATCGCGACCGCCACGGCGGCGACTTGCACGAGTTCGGTGCGGAACCGGCGCAAGTCGAAGATCCTGGCGTCCGACGACTCACCGGTGGGATCGGTGAGAATGCGCCTGGCGAACCGTCCAGCGACGGCCACCATCTCACGCACCATCTCGACGCGGCCCTCAACCGGGCACACGCACTCGTCCATCACCTCGCCCACTTCCTCGGCGAAGACCATCAGCCAGAAGCCGATGCCGAGCGGTCGCGCTTCCGGCGTACCCCACTTGAGATCCTGGCGAGCACGCTCGGCGGTCACCAGCGCCAGGACGTCGGATGTGCTCATCGTCCCTCCCGGCGCTGCGCGAGGGCCACGGCTACGCCTCCTTCGGCGGGGCGGCCAGCAGCGGCGGCAGGCGTCCAGCATCCAACGCGGTCGGCAACTCGCGCGCCAGCCGCTCCCCAACCGTCGCGCCGCCTGGCAGCACGAGGTACGCGAGGAACTCGTCGTCGAAGGTCGCGATGCCGCTGGCGACCGTCTCCAACTTGGCCTTGATCGCGAGCGCCAGCGCCCGCCAGCGCCTTCGCGTTTCCAGCGCGTGCGCCCGCTCGCGCGCACCCTGTCCGTGTCGCCGTCGTCCGGTTTCCGTGCGCTCGGCCTCGGCTGGCACGGGCAGCGGAAGAATGAATCGCACCCGCCGCGGCGGATCGGCGTACTGGAAGGCGACCATCGCCCCGCGTCCGTCGTCGTACCCGTAGACGAATCCGGTGGCGCCGTACCGCGCGCACGTCCGCTCGATTTCCATGCGGCTCCGCTCGGGCGCGACGCTGGTCTGGGAGGCGTACCTGTTCACGAGACACCAGGCTGAGGCTCGGACGCCGGCGCCCCTTCGAGGAATACGTCGTACACGGACGGCATGGAAACCTCAACGATCTCCCCATCAATCGGCGTGCCGAAGTCGACCGCCAGCGGGGTGATCCGGAAGTCGCGGCCGCAGCCGGCGCACCGGATGATCAGCGTGGGCGCGCCGGCGATGGGACCACGATCGATTACCAGGAAACCACTCGCAGCGTCGCAGCGGGGGCAGCGCCCTGGCAGCGTCGATCCGATCGCGAATAGACCGCTCACGGCGTTGCCACTCGCTTCGCGGCCGTGGCCTCCAGGTCCGTCGGGAAGAAACGCGGGCTCTCTCCTGGGTCTCTCCGCTTCGGTGGAGGCGCTGTCGGCGGAACGGCCGGACGCCACACCCGCTGGGGCGGCGGGTTGTAGTGGGAACTGCCCCGCTCATCGGATGGCAGCATGGCCAGAAGGAGGAACACGAGCACAAGCAGAAAGACGACCGTCATCGGGATGTGGCCTCCCTGAGCAGCGCCTCGCGGCGCGCCCGCAACTTCCGGATCCGCCACCCAGTCCAGCACCAGCCCACCACGAAGATGGGCAGCGGCAGCACCAGCATCGCGGCCGGGATCATGAGCAGCATCCACCAGAACTGCTGATCGATCAGGCGCGCGATCTTGGCATGCGTCGCCTGGGCCTCCGCGACGGCGCCGATCGGGTGCAGCATCATCGGGACCTCCCCAGCTTCCGGCGACGCGCGGCGGCCTTCCGGTAGTGCGCGTTCAGCAACTTCAGGGCCTTGCGCAGCACGACGCGGAGATCCCGCTTGCCCCAGAACGTCACGGCGCTCGAGTCGTCGTCTCCCGGGTGGTGCAGGAACGGCCCGCGGTACTGCCGGCCACGCACGGTGACCGGGAGTTCGAGGTAGAACCGAAGGCCAGTGAAGCGTTCCCCGCCCGTTGCGATCTTGTCGATGATCTCGACGCGATGGGTCTGCTCCTCGGCGTAGATATTCAGGCGCATGGTTCCGCCTCCTCTGGCCTGGGGCCACGCCCAGGCATGTCTAGGTGCTTCCCGCACACCCGCTCGTAGCCGCCGTTCGCCGTCGGTTGACCGCAGTCCGCGTACGCGGGGCAGCCCTCGCGCTGGCATTTGTTCTCTGGACAGGGCTGGGGATCGTCCCACCCGAGCACCTCGAATGCATCCTCGAGCGCAGAGAGGCCGCCGGTGTAGTAGCA